ATTCTTCAAATATAACATTAAAAGGAAGCTTAAAAGCAGCTTCTTATTTATCTGGTGATATTGATATATTACAAAGAATAAATGAAACTAGTAATATATTAACAGAAAAAGTAGATTTAAATGACATTAATACTAGTAATTATGTGCAATCAACAAGCAATATCTTAGTTGCTAAGACTGAACTTAATGATATCAATAGTAGTAATTATGTGTTTTCAACAAGCAATATTATTTCAAAAAGAATTACTGATTTGATTATTGATTTAAGTGCTGATATGATTCAAAATACAGGTTCTCATAATAAGTTTATAGTAGATAATATATATAATAATAACCTTACTGTTAATGGCAATTTAACTATTAACTCCAATTTAATAGTTTGCGGAAATTATACACAACTTGATACCGTTGTATATACAACAGAAAATTTACAAGTGATTAATGAAAATGATAATTCAGTAGCTTTAATGGTTCAGCAGAGAAGCAGTGATTCTTATATTTTTGTTGCTTCAAATATAAGTACAAATGTTTTAACACTTTCCAATGATGGAGATATTAATATTATTGGTAATTACAAAATAAATAATAGGAATGTCATACTTGATACAAGTAACTATGTATTATCAACAAGTAATATCTTAGTTACCAAAGCTGATCTTAATGATATCAATAGCAGTAATTATGTATTATCAACAAGTAATATCTTAGTTACCAAAGCAGATCTTAATGATAAAAATAGTAGTAATTATGTTTTATCAACAAGTAATATATTGATTGCCAAAGCAGATCTTAATGATAAAAATAGTAGTAATTATGTTCTATCAACAAGTAATATCTTAGTTATCAAAGTAGATTTAAATGATAAAAATAGTAGCAACTATGTATTATCAACAAGTAATATCTTAGTTGCTAAGACAGATCTTAATGATAAAAATAGCAGTAATTATGTTCTATCAACAAGTAATATCTTAGTTGCTAAGACAGATCTTAATGATAAGAATAGTAGTAATTACATATTATCAACAAGTAATATATTAATAGCTAAGGTAGATTTAAATGATATCAATAGCAGTAACTATGTATTATCTACAAGCAATATCTTAGTTACCAAAGCAGATCTAAATGATAAGAATAGTAGTAATTATGTTCTATCAACTAGCAATATCTTAGTAGCTAAGGCGGACCTTAATGATAAAAACAGCAGTAATTACGTATTATCCACAAGCAATATCTTAGTTACCAAAGCAGATCTAAATGATAAGAATAGTAGTAATTATGTTCTATCAACTAGCAATATCTTAGTAGCTAAGGCGGACCTTAATGATAAAAACAGCAGTAATTACGTATTATCCACAAGTAATATCTTAGTTATCAAAGCTGACCTTAATGATAAAAATAGTAGTAACTATGTATTATCAACAAGTAATATATTGATTACCAAAGCAGATTTGAATGATAAAAATAGTAGCAACTACGTATTATCAACAAGTAATATATTGATTGCCAAAGCAGATTTGAATGATAAAAATAGTAGCAACTACGTATTATCAACAAGTAATATCTTAATAGCTAAGGTTGAATTAAATGATAAAAATAGTAGTAACTATGTATTATCAACAAGTAATATCTTAATAGCTAAGGTAGATTTAAATGATAGTAACAGTAGTAACTATGTATTATCAACAAGTAATATCTTGATTACTAAGGTTGAACTTAATGATATCAATAGTAGTAATTATGTGCTATCTACAAGCAATATCTTAGTTACCAAAGCAGATATTAATGATAAAAATAGTAGTAATTATGTGCTATCTACAAGCAATATCTTAGCAAGTTGTATTTCAGATACAAGCAACTATGTATTATCAACTAGCAATATCTTAATAGCTAAGGCTGACCTTAATGATAAAAATAGTAGCAACTACGTATTATCAACAAGTAATATCTTAGTTACCAAAGCAGATCTTAATGATAAAAATAGTAGTAACTATGTATTATCAACAAGTAATATATTGATTGCCAAAGCAGATTTGAATGATAAAAACAGTAGTAATTATGTGTTGTCAACAAGCAATATCTTAATCGCCAAAGCAGATTTAAATGATAAAAATAGTAGCAACTATGTGTTATCAACAAGTAATATATTAATCGCCAAAGCAGATTTGAATGATAAGAATAGTAGCAACTATGTATTATCAACTAGCAATATCTTAGTTACAAAAGCAGATCTTAATGATAAAAACAGCAGTAACTATATACTGTCAACAAGTAATATATTAGTTATCAAAGCAGATCTTAATGATAGAAATAGCAGTAATTATGTATTATCAACTAGTAATATCTTAATAGCTAAGGCGGACCTGAACGATAAAAATAGTAGTAATTATGTATTATCAACCAGTAATATATTGATTGCCAAAGCAGATCTTAATGATAGCAATAGTAGCAACTATGTGTTATCAACTAGTAATTTAATAATGAATTATATTGATAACAAAAATTTTAGTCAATGGACTACATCTAACAATATGATTTATTATAATAGTAATGTCGCAATAGGGACATCAGATATATCTATATACAAATTAAATATTGGCGGTATAACTAATTCTACTGAGTATTATATTAATAATGTTCCATTTATAAAAGAGAGAGCTTCTCAGGAAGGAACATCTAATATTTATATAGCAATTACAGAACCAAGTATATTACCACTACCATCAGCTTATTATAGGGGATATCTTAAAATTATACATATAGAAAATGTAAATTCTATTCCTATAATATATAATACATTGGACTTTTCATATAATAATAATTTTCCATCAATTAATGCGGATAGTACAGATTCTCTTCTTGCTTTATATAGGTTTAGTAGTAATATATTAGATACAAATCCTAATCTTAACACATCATCATTTTTAACTGATCCAAATAATCCAAATAATCCAAATACAATTAAATATAATTTAGTTGCTGATGTTGATGTTGTTAACAATGTACCTATAAGTGAATATTCATTCTCAAATGACAATGATTTATTTCAAGGAAGAAATTATATTAGCGGAGGTTCAACAGTAACAATATTTAAAAATGAAGAACTAAGTCAAATATTAAAAATTAATAGCTTTAGTATTTCTACATGGGTAAGAGTAAGGGCAACTGTTTCAACACAATATTTAATATGTCAAACATCAAATATTGATTTTGAACCGGACAGCGACGGATTGCGTATTGGAAGCATAGTAAATAATAATGAGATACAATATGTTTTTGGTGTTAGTAATACTGATATACCATCTGAACCTGTTTTGTGTGATGATATTAATAAATGGGTTCATCTTGTTTATGTAATAAATATAAATGACCAAATATATACTAATAAAAGTATTTATAGGAATGGTAGTAATATTTATAATGATTCGGATAGTAGTAGACGATATTCTGATTCTCCAATAAGGTTATTTATTAGCCCAAATACAGATTATAGTGATTTGCGTATATACAAGGAAGCTTTGACGTCTAACGTAATTAGCAGCTTATATAATTCATATAATAGCAATATTTATTCTATCAATTTTAGTGAAAGTAATAGTAATGTTATTATTAATGGAAATTCAAATATACCAGTTACTTTATTAGGAAATTATTTAATTTCTACAAGTTATAACAAATCGTCAATTCTTCCTACAACACAAGATCAAATAATACCATTAGCTGAAACACCTATTACAAAAATAACAATAAAATATCCAACTCAAACCTATATAAGAACGGTGCCTATTCAATATAAAAAAGATGGATTTTTAAAATATGTCGCGGGTAGCATCGATTCTGTAACAGAACGAAATACAGGTAAATGGGAAATAATTAATTATGATACAATTGGGATAGATAATAGTAATTATGCGTTAAAAATAAATAATATAGCGCGTATCGAAGCATATAGTTATTATGTAAATGAATATTATGCTAGACGTGAAGAGGATATTAAAACTAGTAATTTAATAAAAGATACGAGTAATCAATTAGTTACAGTAATAGATGATAAGATAAGCAAACTTAGGAGTAGTGAACTTATTGGTGAAGAAACTAGTAATTATGTATCATCAACAAGCAATATATTGGCATCTTTCATAAAAAGCGAAGTTTTTAGAATTAAAAATAATGAATTTAATACAGATATTTTTATAGAAGGTTCTATAAATAAGTTTATAGTAAATAACACATATAATAGTAATCTTAAGATAAAAGATAATTTGCTTGTAAATAGTAATATTGAGGTAGTAGGAAATTTACTTTTAAATAAAGATTTAAATATTGATGGTGATGTTATTTTAAAAGGCGATATATATAAAAATGGGGTTCTTTTATATAATGGCACATCATCGGTATTATATAAATATAGTCCGATACAAACCCAATTCAACATTTATAAATATACTGTTGAAAAAATGAATAGCGACTGGCAGTTTATAGACAATAATATTAATATGGTTAATGATACAATACAAGGCTTTTGTATTCGTATTAAACCAAATCATAATACTACTAAGATATTAGTTAATTTAAATTGTCATATTGGTATTGATAATGGTGGAGGTTTAGAAGATTCAGTTGATGCCGCATCATGGGGACTTCGTTTATATCGTAAAATAGGAATTGATGGGGAATGGACACATGTCTCCGCAGCGGATGGTAGTAGTTTAATGGATAATCAAGGAACACCTTGTTGGATTTCTCATAATTTAGGCGCAAATACAACAAGTACAAGTGGATTTTTAATAGCAAATATGTCAGGCTCGTATTATGACGAAGTAGGAATTGATGATGATTATATTTATTATACAGTAAAATGGTGTTCTTTACTTGGTAATATTAACTCTAATGGTAAGTTATATTTAAATAGACCTGCAATAATTAATAATTTAGATGGATATTTAAGTAGTCCAATTGTTTCATCTTCGTGGAACGCAACTGAAATATGGCAATTAGATTCAAAATATTTCCCAAAAGGAGGAATTCTCGCAAAATATACACCAACACAAACAGAAGTTAATATATATAAAGAACATGTTAGAAAAGATAATAGTGGCTGGCATTTTATAGATGAAAATACAGAAATAATTAATGACAAAGTTAAAGGATTTTGTGCTCGTATTAGACCTTTTCATAATAGTTCAAAAATATTAATTAAATTGAATTGTAATATTGGGATAGATGGAGAAGAATCTACATGGTGGGGTCTGCGTTTATATCGTAGGATAGGCGAAGATGGTGAATGGGTTCATTTATCAGATGCTGATGGTATTAATGACAATAATATTGATAATCAGGGAACAACATGTTGGATATCAAATAATTTAGGTGCTTTTTCAAGTTCATCATCTTATTCAATCGCAAATGTATCAGGAGCATATTATGATACACCTAATGTAAGCAGTGATGTAGGAGCAGGTATTTATGTATATTATACAGTTAAATGGTCATCACAATTAGGAGATGATACACAAAGAGGAATATTATATTTAAATAGACCTGTATTTTACGACGTAGATAATCCGGCAAATAGCGCAAATGTTACTTCTTCGTGGACTGTATCTGAAATATGGCAACTAGAGACAAGCTTTATTCCCAATAATGTTCTTATATGTAACAATATGTCAATACAGACACTACATAATATATATAGGAATATTGTAAGTAAATCAGGTTCTGGATGGCAATTTATAGATAATAATTGTAGTGTTAGAGGTAATAAAGTTCAAGGGTTTTGTATTCGCATTAAACTTTCACATCAAACATCAAAAGTATTATTGAACTTATCATGTCATATAGGTATTGATTATGGAACTAATGCGAGATGGTGGGGTCTTCGACTATATCGTAAGATAGGACAAAATGGCATATGGCAACATATATCAGAAGCTGATGGAAATAATTTAATAGATAATAAGGGAACAGCGTGCTGGCTTTCACATAATTTAGGTGCGGAATCAAGTACATCATCATATGCTGTTGCAAATGTATCAGGTACATACTATGATTTACCAGGGACAGATACCGATTTTGTATATTATACAGTTAAATGGTGCTCTATACTAGGAGATGATACGCGTGATGGTAAGCTATATTTAAATAGACCAGCGTATTATAATAGTATTAATAGTAATAATAGTGCTATTTTATCATCAACGTGGAGCGCACAAGAAATATGGCAACTAGGTACGCCATATGAACCAAAAGAAAAAGATAATACATTTTTTAAAATATTTAATAATGATACTATTGGAGTTGGAATTGGAGATGCGAATGCTATATATAAATTAGATGTTAATGGAATAGTTAATGCTAATAATTATTTTACAATAGATGATATAACAAATCAAAAAAAAGCTAGTGTGATTAGCAATTCTTTAATCAAAATAGATAAATTAAACCCAATCACTTATTTGAGATTAGAACAGGAAGATTCAGATCCAATGATTAATTATGGTTTTAAAGCACAAGAATTAAAGACTATACTTCCTGAAATTGTTAATTATCCTACAACTTCTACTAATAAATATACTATTGAATATATGTCAATGATACCATTATTAGTAGCATCAATAAAAGAATTAATATCATTAATTAAAACTCACGAGACAGAAATTAATGACTTACAGAGCTATAAGTCTGGTCTTTCGGCAGGTCTTACATCATATCTAGTTCCAACTAATACCCAAATCCCACTCCCCCCCATACCCCCACCTTCCCTATAAGGATACAATAGATAATGATAATATAGTAACAATAATAGTACATGTATTTCATAAAAATAATTTTAAATTTGTTATATTTATTAATATTAAATATTAATATTAAATATTACATATAAGTAGAAATGCTATCATTAGAAGAAAAAGTAGAGAAGTTATTAAGTAAGAGTGAGGCATTAGTTTTATTATGTAGTAAAGCTTCTGGATACTGGTCGTTTGTAAAGTTTTGTTTTGCGATACCTTTAGTTCTTACATCATCAGCTATGTGTATTATTAATAGTATAAGCGAGGACGCTAATGAAGTTAAAATACCAAATATTGTGGTAAATGCTGCTAGTGTATTGATAATGAGTTTAAATAATTCTATAAAAGCAAGTGAAAAATGTGATGTATTTAGGCGTATTGGGCAACAATTACTATTACTTACTGGAAAGATAGAGAATGATAATGAAATTACAGAAGAGGACTTTAAACTTTTAGCGATGACTTATGAGAATCTTGTTAATGATATGTCATTTGAAGATATACCTGATAGATATAAAAGACAGGTTATTGAAAGCTTTAAAGATAGATATTTACCATTGCAACTTAATGGAACAATCGGTAATAATAAATCTTTTAAGAGAAATTCAGCCGAAATAGTAATGCAACATCAAAATACAGGAGCCAGTGTATAAAATTACTGTATATTAATCATTGTCATCATCTATATCATTATCATTATAGGTATTGTAATTATCATTATTTTTATTATTATAATCATCGTCTTTCTCTTCATCCTTATAATCATCATCAATATCCGCAGCACCGTCTACGGCGTCTATATCACCATCACCGTCATCATCATTTACTCCATTATATATATCTTTTATAATTCCGGTAGCTTTAATTTGTCTGCGTATTTCATGTTCTTCTTCATTTAAATGTTTATATTCTTCTAATTTTTTATTTTTATATTCTTCACGTTTTTCATTAATAAATTCGTCAATTTCTTTTGGTGTTAAGAACCTATTATATTTTCCTTCTAAATAATTTTTTAAGTATTCATATAATTCACTAGCATTATATGAAATAAAATCAGTTGGAATATTTTCAATTCCTAATAAATCAGGAAAATTAAGTGAATTACTAATAATTAATTTATTAATAGTATCAATATTATCAGCGTCCACATCATTATAATATGTAATTTTATTTAATTTATAAAGATGATTTATCATATTTTTTATTTCTTTAATGGATGTCATAATTTTATTTTTTAATATTTCATTATCATTATATTTGGAAGATGAATTAACATTAACATATAATATTTTACATATGTTAAGTAAAATTTCCTTGTAATTGATATGTTCGCAATCTAAAAAATCTGTATTTATATTTTTTTTAACTTTTTTAAGTTTTTTTATATTATCAGTTATCACAGTATTTACATCATCTATTTCACTATTTATTAGATTATCAATTAAATTATTAGGTAATAGTTCTGAAACATCACGCATACTTTCTAACCATTCAATAACTTTATAATTATTAATATTGTAAATATATTGTTTGCTATTAATATATTTAATATTATTATATTTTTCTTTAATTTCATTCATATATATGTCATCAATCACATCATTATCATCTGACATTATGATATCGTCATCTATATCCTTATCTTTCTTACCTTTTTTATCTTTTTTATCTTCTTTACCTTCTTTATTATCTTTTTTGGTACCTTTCTTTTTTATTAGCTTTGGTGGTGTAAACCGAATATCTCTTTTTTTATTAATTAATCTTACTTTTGAATAAAGCTCTTTTAATTTAATTATTTCGCCATTATTAGCATTTTCAAAATCAGATATATCATTAAAATTATTATCTAATTTACGAAGACAACACCCTTGTATATATTTGTGTATTTTCTCATATTTTGAATTATTACTAGGTGTAAATAATAATTTATCTATATAATATCTTTCATCGTCAATACCTTTATACTTATCATTTTTACATTTAAAATTTTCATTATTCTTATTTAGTAATTCATTCAATATATTATCATCCTTATCTTTATAATCATTTTGAATAATAAATATTAAATTTTTCTTTAACTCCTTAATATTTATCACGTAATCATTACTATCAGTATATTTGAAAAAATCGCTTATTATTTCTATTGTATAGTATAATAAACCGCGAATATTAAGTTTATCAATATGGTTAGGATTTAAATAATTCATATTTAGAGTTATGCTGTTATTTAATATTTTCTCTTGGGCATCTATAACCCAATAACAAATAGAACTATAAAATATTGTATTTATAGTCTCTATAAATTTTTCATTTACATTTTTTACAATATCTAAATGAATTTTATCTATATTCTTGCTACTTTGTAAATGGTTTGGTATCATTTCAGAATATTTTTTAGCATATTTTTTAGCATCATCTTTATTTTTGCTTTCAAACTCTTTTAAATATTTTTCATATCGTGTTGAAACACCACGATATTTTTTAAATAAATAGCTAGATAATCCGTCATAATCAATATCTATATTAGCTATATCATTAATTTTCTTAATCATATCAAGTATTATTTTTAATATTTCAATAAATCCCTTCTCATTTCTAAAATTAATATTTGATATATATGCGTTTAAATCATAATTGTTCATAACTTTATTAATATTCGCATTTTGAATATCATTATTTGCGATACCCTTGTTTTCATCATCTATAATGTCATCATCATCTTGTATACCTTCGTAATCGTCTATATCATTCCCATCACAAATTGCTTTATTTTCTCGTTTAGATATTACAAAGTGCTTTCCATCAGTATCATAATCAAATATGTGATCGCGTGAATATATAAATAGATTTTTATTATTATTATGTGAATCTTTAATATCTTCTATATTTTCTTTTGCTTCCAATATATCATTAATAGTATCCAATGTATTATCTATGTTAATATTTTTAATTGATAATTTTAATTCTTCAATAACATCTTCTATTTTAATGCTATCTTCATTTATCCGCTTTATGATATCATAAATATTATAATTTTGTAGAGGAACAATATTAGTCTGAGTTATGTCATTTTTATAATTATGTATTAGTTCACGTGTTTTTTCTAGAAATGACACTATTTCAGTAGATATATTAATAATTTTTAATGTTTTATCTATATTTTCAAAAAATGTTAATTTTCTATTAATTAATTTTAGTTTTTTAATTTTAAAACTTTTGTGAATGTTCTTTCTTTCATTTTCGCTCTTTATTATTGTTATCATATAGTCTGATAAAACTTCCAAATCTTTCTCAGAAATAAAATCAAGCGAATAATCATATTTTTTAAATATATTATTAATATTACTGTAATCAAGATAAAAACTGTCTTTATTATTATTTATATCATCTATAATTACCCCTATATCTGGGCGGGTATTCTTAATCAATTCATATATATCTTTGTAATTATCAGAAGATATATAGTTAGTATTAATACTATTTAATAAATGTGATGCTATTTTGGCATACATATAATCATCATTTGTAGATGTAGGTATCTTGTAATACGCTCCTAAAATAGGAAGATTAATATCATCGCGATCATTTATATTATATATGTGTTCTACTTTGTCTATTTGACCGCATTTTATTATAGGATATTCTTTAATAATTGGATAATATTTAGGAAAATCTTTTTTGCTAAATTGTTCAGTCTCGGATATAATAATATTTGTATTATTTACAGGTTTTAAACGTATTTTATCAGAATTTATATTATAGGCAACACAAAATTTTCTTTTTACAAACTCTTTAAGTAGGGCTTTATTATTATAATTACCTATAAAATTAAAAGTGGCGTCCTTGCTATTGTCTTCTCCATATTTTTCTAATTCGCCATCAGTAGAAAAAATATAATTAGTATAATCTGTTATTTTACCATTCTTACTATCACTATTTATTAGAATTTCATAAAATAAATCTCTCATTAAATCTGATTTTTTTTTATTCTTAAAAAAAATATATAAATAATTATATATATCATCTTTGTCTAGCGCAATAAATGAAGGATTAATTTTACTCATTTCATCAAAACTAAGTATTTCTGTGTATTCAATATCATCTAAGTCTTCATCAATATACTCAATATCTTTCAAAATTTCAGTATCCGTTGCCATTTTGAACTTATGTTTCTATTTAATACAATAATATATATTATTATTAGATAAAAGTAAATAATTAAATATTATTATCAATAGCAAAATTAACCCATTCATTTTTAATCTTTGATAAGTCATCAATAATAGTTGTACAATTTTCTTCAAGGAAAGACGCAAATATCTTTGAACTATTTTGTATTCCGGTATCCTCTAATGATATGCGAATAATCATTAAAGCTTTTAGAGGATGCGGACAAATATATCCAATATAAGTACACTTTATTTTATCCTTGTAAATATTATTTTCTCTAATATAATGATTATGAATATAGGATTGTATAATATTCCCCAGTGTATCATCTTCATTTTCGATGATAAATTCATATGTCCCTTCAATATCTTGGAATTGTTGTATTTTAACAATATCTGACATTTCATTATTTAATTCATTTTTAAGCATTTCTAATTTGTTAATAATGATATCTAATGATTTAGATACTAAATATTTAGGTCCGATATTATGATTAATACTTTCTATATCAAATTTAAATCGTATAGGGTCGCCATATTTATTCTTATAATATGAGCGTTCTTTATCTAAAATATTATGCTTTTTATCTGCTTCTTTTGGGTCTTGAATATATGAGAAATTAGATAAAGAAACCGGATTAAATGACGCATTGTCGCGACCTTTTCTTTTGACTATTTTTGCTTTAAAATGTAAATGTTCTCCAATTCTTAATCGTGTAATTAATATATAATCTTTTGATATTTTATTTGCTGGGAAAATATCATTTAATTCATTTTCACTAATATTTACAGAATTGCGCGTTGCTGTAATATGGTTAGTAGTTACATCTATTGTCTTGTTAGTTATATTCTTAACATTTAATTCAATCTGAATGCTATTATCTACATAATTATCTATTTCATCTTCTTTAAGACAAATTGGAAGAAGACCTATACGATGAATAATAATTTCATTATGAAGAGCGCCATTATTTACTATAATATCAACACTAGGGTTATCATTCTCTAATTTTTCACCAATAATACCAGGAATAGGAATATCAGTTAATATAACTCTGCGAATACCATTTATAATAGCGAGATCAATATTATTTATATCAAAACTATGGCATTTGGAAGCTTCGTTATATGAGTATTTTTGAAACTGTAGCATTTTCTATATTAAATATATTATTATATCTATCTTATATATCATTTTTTTAATATATTAAAAAAATAATTAAGTAATTAATTTAATTAATTAAACTTAACGGCGACGACTCGGAGAAGCTGAGCGACGGCGAGGGCGGCGTTTCTTAGGAGCACCACCATCTAGTTCTTCACCACCACGATGGCGGCGACGAAGAGGTGAAGAAGAGCGACGAAGAGGGCGTCGTTTTCCACCTAGTAATTCTTCACCACCACGATGACGACGACGAAGAGGTGAAGAAGAGCGACGAAGAGGGTGTCGTTTTCCACCTAGTAATTCTTCACCACCACGATGACGGCGACGAAGAGGTGAAGAAGAGCGACGAAGAGGGCGTCGTTTTCCACCTAGTAATTCTTCACCACCACGTAGGCGACGACCAGGGGAAGAAGAGCGACGAAGAGGGTGTCGTTTTCCACCTAGTAATTCTTCACCACCACGATGACGACGACCAGGGGAAGAAGAGCGACGAAGAGGGCGTCGTTTTCCACCTAGTAATTCTTCACCACCATGTAGGCGACGAACACTCTTTTTCTTTCCACCATCTTGTTCGTCATCTTTTTTTCCTCCATGACGATGGCGCTTTTTCTTTCCTCCGTCTTGTTCTTCGCCACCTACACGGCGACGACGACGAATCGGTGATTTTGAACGTCTATTTGACCCACTTCCAGTCATACCAGGAGAAACCGGATTTTGAAATACTTTTCTATCAGTATCAATATTTGGCATAGTTGATTTTTCAGTTGATTTATCTTCTTTTTTATCATTTGCTAAACCATCAAGACCTGCAAAAAAACCACCAAAACTTGCTAGTAATTTTTTACGATACATACGTTGTCTAGATAATATTGGTTTGGTTGATACCTTAGGTTTGCGCTTTCCAACTTTATACATTCTTCCACCTTGATGTTCAGAGATCACATCCGCAGGGTCCATATATAATATTCTTTCTATATATACGCGCGATTTTTATTTTATAAAAATAAAATATAAAAAATATTAAAGATATTATAAAGATAATTTATAGATATTATAAATAAACGCACAATTAAGAAATTAAACTTGTCATAATAGCGAAACACATAGATGTTCTTGGTGACATTTCATTAATTGGATTAGACGCAAAGAATTGAATGAGGGTTTTAATATTATTAACATCATTACATTGACATAGATAATGATACACATTCCCAGCATTAATAATTTTTGCCTTGTAAGTATTTATTTGAAGATTACGCAGTTGCGCTAAATGATATTGAATAATTGCCGGAAATTGTTTATCCATATCCTTATTCATTTTATAGCGATTATAGTTTGGATAATAAAGTGTTGTCGCTTTATAATAACTATACAAACTATCTTTAATAGTTGATATTATAGTATGAACAAGATATGTAGGGTCTATTGATTTACTGTTATTATCTAACGGCAAATTAATATTTGGATTGTAATTTGCGATATAATCTTTGATTGTATACTCAGTTTTATTTTTCATATAGACCGAAAGAATATTCATCCAAACATTTGGATGACATGGGTCAGTTTCTTCACGATAATTAATAGCATCCGTAGAAATTTTATATAATTTCATTTTTCCGTCCATATTTTTTTTAACGATTAAACCGTAACTATAAGGAGTTGTGTTAATATATGTATATGCTTCATTAATATTATTAAATTGTAATGGATATTTAACACCGCATTCAATTAGAGATGGAATAATTGAAGATATAATATCATTTTCAACAAGCGTATTGCGTTGTTTTGTATTAATATGAAACATCTCCATATAATTATCACCAAGTAGCCCTGTATAATCTATAATGTGTTTATTCTCATGATGTACAATAATAAACTCATATGCCATACTTGGGTCAAGATGTTGTACAAATAAGCTTCTTAGTTTTGAAGCAATTTCATCTGGTGTTAGAGCGGAAACTTCTTCGGCTGTAATGTGTTGTTTAAAATATTTAAATAGAATTTCGTCAAACATATTACCGTGTTTTTTTGTAGGATGTGAGAATTTTGAACTATTAGCGTCTGGACAACTCGAAGTTCCAAAATACCACTCGTCTTTATAATTGTAAACTGTAATAATTGTTCCGTCATATGCTTCATATATCTTGTCTTCCTGCGAATATAGAGTATTGATATAATTATTGTAATCAATCCTTTCAGGAATAGAATTTGCGTATGTTACAACAATATTATTATTACAATCAAGACTAAAATCAAGAACAACACTTCTACATTGTTCGTATAATTCTTTGAAATTATCTACATTTTTTCGCAAATATGTATTATGAAGCAATACAATATCGCTACGACCTTTAAATTTTTTAACTTTCATAAAAGGCCAAAGATGATATTTTTTCAAAAGTAAAATCAAACAATTTGCGTAACTGTTATCATCTTTCATATTATCACAATTAATTAATTTGCGCTCTTCATAAATTTTAAATGTTTCTTCAACAAGTTGATATAGGTTGGTTGGAAATTGAAATGTTGTACTATCGGAATTCATCTTTGTATCGTAAGTGTATTTAATTGTGCTGGTGTATTATTAAATATTAATACGTTCTTATATCAATTTTTATATATTTAATGTAAAAATAATGATTAAATGATTATTTTTTATAATATTTGTCAAACCAAACTTGACCAACATGTTTAGAAGCGTCATCGCTAGTTAATTCTTTTTTAATAATTTTGTCTCGCATTGTTAAAAAATACTCAAAACTTGAATAATCAAATCCTTCTTTTTTTGTAACCATATCAAAAAGCATAGGATATCTTTCTGTAAATAATTTAATTTTTACATCATCGCTTTTTTTAATATTATTTATAATTTCTTCGTGTGTAGCTTTATTTCTGTTATTTTCTATAATAATCATGATATCTTGAACAATATCTCTAATTTCTTTTGTATCCAATCCATCGCTTACAAAATCCGGCAATGTATTATCTAATTTTTGTTTCTTATTATTAATATCATTAGATTCTAAATCCCTTTTTTTTGAACTCATATCAGTTAATACTATATATAATATATATATATTCTTTATATTATTTATTAAGTTAAAAAAATCATTTTTTTATTCTAATACAATATAAGGAATAAAAAATAAAAATGAAAAGTGAACTACAATATTCAGAGTTAGATTATAACCCAAATGTTAAAGCGCCAGAACCATTAAAAAACGCTGGATTATATACCGGCGATGTTTTATTTGATAAAAAACCATGGGGGAATAATTATGTTGTTCCTCGCATTGAACCAGATGCTGTCGCATACAGCTCGCAATTTTACGCTAGTCATCATATTCCATCATATAATAGACCTGGTAATAATACTATAAATAGTAATGATTATAAAACATATAATTTACAAGGTGGTGATAATAATTATAACTTTTCATGTCATGTTAATAATGTGTTAGGATGAGGTTTCTTAATTATCTCTTTATTTTTTTCTAAAAAGTCGCATATATATTTGTAAGTTTCATCAACTTGCTCAAATGTAATACCACCTGTTATTAATACACTACCACTCTCAAATAAAGCTCCTGTTACTTTTTTACAATCACCAATATTTTTCCCTGTACCTTTACCATAACAAAATTTAGGACATGAACATATTCCGTTCTTGTTTTTATTATTAATATTCCAAAAATATTCCAACTTTACGCCCTGATATATTCCAGGTTGAAAACTACACTTATTATTATGTTCATCATCAATAAATAATTTATGTATTTCTTTTCTTCTAATCTCAAAACCATTCTTTAATTCAGGGTCAGAATAAACTTTAAAATCAGTATTAATCATGCGAATTTTAAAGTTTTGATATTTTAAATCCAAAATATAGTCAGGTTCTACATTCACAATAATATTTTTATCAATATTATTATATATTAATGTAATATCATTAATAATATGATTAACTATATGCTCTGTATCTTTAATATCTTTAATACCGGTTAATTGAATATTACCATTTTTAAATATCTTAACATTAGGTATATATTTATCATTAAACTTATATATGACGGTAACCTGATTATCAAATCTATTTTTTTTCATAGTATTTTTCTTACTTTTCCTTCTTTTTTTAGGGTAAACGCCTTTTGATACATCAGTGCCATTTTTCATAAATTGAACCCATACAATACCTTTATCAATTCCTTCTACAATATTATCAATAATATTAATATTATCAAATAATAATCCGAGATTTATATTGATATTATTACCAATATTAGCGTTGCATGTTATAGTTGAAATTCTATATGGAGAAAAGAATATATTGCTCATATTTATTAGTTGTACGTATATATATAAATATGTGTCCTTATATCATTTTTTATATTTTTTGAGAAACCATAATACTTAATTTACTATCAATTGAATTTTTATTTTTTTTAGTATTAATATTTTGATTATCTAATTTTATATGCATATTGTCAGTTATATTTTTTAAATACGATGTATTTACAATCTCATAACTAAAATTTGTAGATATCATTGGTGGAAGATTTAAAATATATGTCTTATCATTTGTATAATGCCCTTTGCGGAACTCTTCTATTGACATAGGACCATTAAATATTTTTAGTAAAAATCTAGATGGTGCTGGACGAATTGGGTGTGTATATCCATAATGTTTGCTTAACATTTGTATCAAACTATTAATTTCCCAAACTTTGTCACTTCCACAATGAGAAGAAAAATTATAAGCATTTGCACATTCAAGAGAGCAAAAATTTCCAAATAATACATAGGTGTCTGTTTTAATATTATATTTATAAGGCATCCCAAAAGTTCTATTTTCAATTGGATGACAACACCAATAGCAATTATTATTTGAATTTAAAAATTCGTCTTTTTGATTATTTTTTAAAGAATAATCGCAAGTATTATTATCAAATATTATATTGTCTTGTATCGTACTATATGTATTATTTTCATTTATATAAAAACAATTTGGCTCATATGGCTCTGGAAATTCATTACTTATATTATTATCTGTAATATTGAGTTTATTTATTTGCGCATTTGATATAGGTAATCGTAATATAATATCTTCATTATCAACTACGGTTATATCTTTAATTATTGTATTCATTAAGTTTTTCTTTTTCTTAGGTTCACTTATCTTATCATCTATAACTTTTGCTTTACGAGGCATATATTTGAATTATAAGGGATGTCTTATATTAAATATATATGCGTTTATTATTTATATCTATTTATCAAAATAATTCTTAAAATATACAATATTTTTTATTAGCGCGTCATTAATCTGGTCAGATGGATTTTTACTGTTAGTTTCAAAAGTTAAATTATTTTTTGTTGATATACATTTCATTTTAATCTCTTTAATCTCATTATTAAGTGAATTTATAGTATCTATTAAATATTTAATTATATATCCTGATAATAATATTAATATCAATACAAGTAAATCCATTCTCTTTTTATTAAAGACATATATAAAAATAATTAAAAATAACATCCTTATTTCCATATAAAATTACCACTACCACTATTAATAGAAAATACACTAGTTGCCTTTGAAAATATTATAAGATCAAATTTAACATCATCCTTTTTTTTAGGAACATAAGGAACACTTTTTTGTTCCATCAAATCAAATAAATATTTGAATTGATCTTTTGTTTTATAACTACTATCAATAGTAATATTAATTTTTGTATTAATCATTTGATTATTATATGAACCCGCACTCATTATTTTTTCTGGAAATAGTGAAAATGAATAACAATATATCCCTGTTCTTGGAATATTGGTATGATATTGGTATGGTTGAATATTATTATAATAGTATGCTGCTTCATTAGTACGAATTATAGTATCTGCCCATGTAATTTCAGCTTTTTCTAATATTCCCATATTTTCATTGTACAAATGCGAAGCTGTATAATTATCGTATATATTGAAATTTAATTCTATATCTGGTCTGCGAAAAATCCATATTAATTCTTTAATATGATTATTCGCAGTTATTGCGTCACTACTCACAAAAGAATCATTGTAACTTATTCCTTCTTTAACATCTCTTGTAACATATTCTACTACATATTTTATAATACTTTCCTTTGAAAATGAATCACTTCTATATACACTTTCAAGGAATATATATGTAATATCTAAATAACAAGTTAGATAACTTTCTCTATTTATAAAATTTGTAATATTAAAATTACTTAATCCATATATTATCTTGTAGAAATAAGGAGAAACATATAATTTAAGTTTATCACACCATACTTGATATAATTTTTCAATATTATTAAATTCAACTTCAACAGTAATAAATTGCTGCTGTAATTTATATAATGGTAATGCTAATGATGGATTACGTGTAAACCAAAAATTTAAGGGAACTTGTAGTAATCTTCCTCTTATTGATGGATTATTTGTATCCCTGATTTTGCCTGAGCTTGGATATGTTTTATTAAATAATACATTACTTTTAATAGTATATCTTGTGCTGTTATTAGATGGTCCGCATAATTCAGGTATATTCCCTATTAATTTATTATATTCAATGCCATCTTTATTAGTTAATTCATTCCATATATTCATCCAATCTCCATATATTCTATCAATAATTACATTACCACTTCCATATATTGTTGCTGATAAAATAATGTTATGACCAATATTATTAATCCATCTAAATCTATGTTCATCAGTAGAATATATATCAGGCAAATTAAAGCATAAATACATATTACTGATTAAATCTCCTAAACGTCTTACCCTGAATATATACTTTTTTGTATCTGTTGGTATATTTAGGTCCCATGTTCCGCCTTCACTATCTATTCTCTTATTTTCCATAGAAAAGTTAACATGTCTATTATATACATATTTATAGTAATTGATACATGGATTAATATGAATATACGAATCCATCTGTCCAGATAAAACTAATTGTGTTAATCCTCCACCCATATTAAGATATTATAATTAAGATACTTTAATATTATCTTATATATTAATAATATTTAATTCATATATTGATAGATTTAATAAAAGCATATTAGAAATAAAACTAAAATATTAGAAACATAATATATCTCAACACAATTTGTCCTAATTTTACTTTTATTATTAGAAAAATGATTGTAAATGTTAAACATTTATACTGCCCATATTGCCAAAAGATAGCTTTCGAACTGAACGCTTTCCTAAACGCAAACAAGCCTTCTAACGAACGCATCCAGCCTTCTAACGAACGCAAATATGAACTGTTCTATTGTGACGAGCTATAAGCGTGCTTATCACACCTTCACAAACGTTGAATTTACAGGTGTTGTTGATATAACGCATGTAAATCAAAATATTGACTATCATCTCTTTATCCGATACGGCAATATGGTCTATATGGATGCGAAGGGTGTAGGAGAGGTTGTGATTACATATGAAGAACTTCAAAAAAACAAGTATTGGAAATATTACTATGACTTATCGCTTATGCTTGCGAATGACAAGCATCTTGTTGTACAGGAATTTGAAGAAAGTAGCGACTACCTCGATTATCAGATATATGATACTGATAGGATTTGGTCTATTGATAATCTGTATATTATTGGTAATGAACTACATCAATACGGAGACAGGGGTATTAGTGATATATATCAGAAAGCAGCTTATTACAAGGTCAATCCATTCAACTTGGAAAGAATGGATTACACTTCGCCAGAAGATTTGGAAGTCTTTCGTATGAATTATATGTCTTTGTCAAATATCAAAAACTTTGAAACAAAGCGCCTTGCTTATAATAATCTTGCGATTGAGCATTTAACAAAAAATATGGAAGGAATGTCAGAAGATATTGAAGAACTTTCAGCATTCTTTGAGGATAAAAAGCAAGTCACCAATATTATCATATCAATTAATGATAAATATATTATAAATGAAGATATAATAAGGATTATAATTAACATATATCTACATTATGGTTCCCCAACTTGTTAATGTTACCACAAAATAATACCAATTTGTTGCTTACATTGGGTACTAAATAATTTGCAAAATCAAATGTAAAATATATATGTTTTTTTACTTGATTAGTAGCATGACAATAAAGTTTTTTGTATTCTAGAAAAATTAATAAAAAATGATAATATTATATACTATTATATTTAATTAAAACAATACAAGTTATGGATAACACAGCACAAGTAGCAATGGAAACATACAAATACACATTTGAAGAAAAAAAAGAATATTTTACACCTGTTTATGAGCAATCAAGATATATATATCAAAATACAGAAGACAAACCAGCAACATTTATGGCTTCGCTCAACGCAGGGGACGAACAATTATATGTTGGAGGTGGTGCTATAAACAAAGCATTTAACATCGCAATTAGAACAAACAATAGCGATACCGAATTATATGAATTATCTACAAAGATGCATCTATCTTGCTATATGGATTGTTATAATGTTGAGGAAGAAGAAGATTTAATTCCTGATATATATTCAAGAACTAAATATTTGAATATTGTGAATAATGAATATTTAATTTCAAAAGCAGGAACTTTACATCATTTTGACGCATTTAAAAAAGGAGGTAAGTTTGAAAAAAATCCATATTTTAAAGATATGTATCTGTATATTTCTGAGAGCCGTATTTGCGACTTTTTAAATAATAGTTTGTATCCAGGAGACATTTTCATAGATATATTGAAAAACAACCCCTATTATAATAAAGCAAATAAAGCGATGATCTACTGCGTAGGTCCCAAAGGAGAAAAAACCACATCAGATAATTTTAAAAACGCAGTGTATATAGTTGGTAAGAATATAGCAAACGCAATTTACCATTATAACAATAAAATAGATACTGAAAAAATTGATTATGTGCGTATTTGTCTAATTTCTGGTGGAAGTTTCAAACACGAGAATGTCAGTCATATTGAGGTAGCCGAATGTATTATCAAAGGTATTCACGAAGTAAATGTCAATAGACAGGTTAAAAACATTGTATATAACTTTGCCTATGATAATGATGCGTTTAATAAGGCATTCAATAATTTACAATTGAAATAACCATATATGTCGCAAAACCGACAACAATATTAATTCATATTTAATCATAATTTTTTATAAAATTATATAATTTTTCATATGTTCTTTCTTCTTCAAATGAAGCAATAATAGTATCATTATTTACTGATTTATCAATAACAATTATTGTTGGAAAACTAGATATATCTAGAAGTTTAACGCGTTCTAAGTGTTCACTTCTATTGTATTTTTTAAGAGTTACATTAACCCACGCAATATTATTAAGTTTTTCCCAAATACCAGAATTATTAAATTCTACGCAATGCCCGCAAGTATCCATATAATAATATTCTACACTATATCTTTTATTATCACTATTAAAAAAACTTTCTTGTATTATTTGCTTATTGGCAATTAATACTGCAAATACAAATATTATCAAAATTATAATAACATAGTTTGATATCCCTTTTCCTTTACCAATTTTCATTTTATTCTAACATAATGATATATTATTAATATATTTTATAATTATATTTTATAATTATATTTTTAAATTATATTATTAATAATTTCTAGATTATTATTATATTTTTTAAAAATAGTATCTTTTAAACTATCATTTTCATATGTAAATTTTATAAATGTATAAAAATCATTCATTTTTTTTGAAATTATATTATTCAAAAAATCTTCAAATAAATCAGATTTAATTAAAAATATTCTATAATCTAATGCGTCGTAGTTAATATTTGAAATAGTATCAATTACATATACACTATAATCCTTATTTTCTAATAATTTTTTATACTCTAATACATCATCATTGCAAACAACAATTGTTCTATATATTAAATGAGATTTATAAATATTATCTAATTCCTCCACAAAATTATTTTTTAAATCTAATTTCATATTATATATATAATATAATATATATTATATATATAATATTTATATATAAGATTATTAAATATATTTAGTATTATAATGGATGATAAAGTAATTAAAATACATCTATCTATATTCCTAAATAGATATAATAATAATATAAATATCCCTGAAAATATTATTAATAAGGCAGAACATCTAAGAAAAACATGTAATTGTTTTAATTCATTGTACGACCCTAAAATGATATGGGAAAAAAAGCTATTTTATAGAAAGGAAAAATCTGGAATGAATGGATTAAATACAAATAATAAAGGGAAGGTTCATATTATCATTCCAGATTTTTCTGATATATCTACTACAAAGAGGACATTAGTTGGATATTTAAATAAATTATCAGTGAAGAATAAAGATATAATTTATGAAAAAATCAAGGAAATTATAAATAATAATATGAACGAAGAAGTATTTCTAATTATATGGTCATATATTAAAGTTTCTACAAATGATAATAATTTATATATTAGATTATTAGACTACTTTGATACAGAGTTTTTAAATATTATTATTGATAAATTATGGAAGATTTATATAAATAATAGAGAATGGGAACCGCCAAAATATATATATGAAAATAATTTATTATTACAGAATAATGAATATGAATTATATTGTGATTATATTAAATGGAAAAAAGGGATACATAATATAAATATTATATGGATAAAATATAAAAAGGATGAAATATCATTGCTATTAAATAATATATTTGATTATATGATTGAATGTATAAATAATCCTAATATACATAAATATATTGTGGATATATTTATGGAGCAAATATTAAAAATATTAAATAATCACAAAGATGTTTCTATAATAAACAAAATAAAGTTACTAGATATTAAAAAGTTTGATAGTTCAACAAAATTTTTAATATATAATATTATAGAAAATAAATAATTTCTACTATTATAATAGAGAATAAATAATGAAGGAGTCCGATACAGCATTATCTTTTTATAGTAGTGTATTTATACAATTAATATTTGTATTATTGCTTATAATAATTTGGAGTTATATATACAAATTAGAAAATATTGGTTGCGCATGTTCCGAACATAGCAACAAAGAGTTTATAAAGAATTTTACTATAATTGCGTTAGTATATTTCTTTATTACCGCTTTTATATCTGTGAAAACTATTGCTAAAAATATGGGTAATGTAATTGTTCAATTATTAGCATTTGGTTCATTTGTATTTTTCCTGACATTTGTAGTATATATATACTATTCATTTGATTATGTAAGATATTTAATGAATGAAAAATGCAAGTGTTCGGAAGATTTACGACGTGATATTATAGCCATAGGAACTATGATATCTCTATTCCTATTCTTAATACTATTATTTACTATAATAATAATTCCTATATTAATAAGCACTATAACTAACCTATTTGTAAAAATTCAAGATTTTGAAAGTGAAGTTGAAGAAGTTATAAAAAATCCTGTTAAATCATTAAAAAGCAGTCCTGGAAGATTATTTAAATCAACAAAAGACATAGGTTCTTTTGTTAAGAAAACAGCATCTAAATTAACAAAATCAAAAAAGAGAAGTTAAACGATAAGTTAATTACTAAATTTAGACGATAAATAAAAAATTATAATATATAAATTATTCTTTATTTTTACTACATAATATAAATATCATGATATTAAATTTCATCTGGGTCTATAATAATTTCCTTAATATAAGGCGCTAGTATTTCATCTACAATTAGATCGGCATTAAATTCATCATAACTCATAAATATTTTTAGAAGTTGCTCTGAAAATCCAGAAATCATTGCTGTTCCCTCTGTTTTACAATTAACAGGGAATGATTCCTTATGAGATGAATTTAGATTCCAGAATATAAACTTAGGAGGAGTATAACCCTCTGCTTTAAATTTTTTTACAATAGTTTTATATACAGTTTCTACGCTTTTATTTTCATTATCTACATTTGCCTCGTCAAATTGCATATCAGTAAAGATAAATAATTTTTTAGGCATATCATCGTCATTTACATTATTATCCTTACCATATTTAATAATACTATCGCAGCATTTTACAAAATCTGTATTATAGCCATAGTCAACATCTATTAATGATTTAAAGCAAGTATATAAAGATGGCTCAATACCTTTTTCAGTATATTCTTTGTATAAATCATCTGGAATAAGTGACACTAATTCAGGTTTATCACTGAATGTAATAAACTTATTTTTAAACATTCCATTACAGCATTGTGATGTAATGATTCCAAGTGAAATTGCTACTTGCGCCGGAATACTTCCATTGCTTGCTGAAAACATGGAACCTGATAAATCAATAACTGCTAACGAATTTCCTAGAATGCCACTATTTTTTACATTATCTACAATAGTTCTCCATTGTAGCTCAATTGTTTCATTTTCTTCATATTCATCCTGAGTATTGCGGAGATTAACGTAATAATTTGCTAATTCATGAGGAAGAATACCTGTAACATTAATCTTTGCTGTTCCATCTCTTACCTTTGATAAATAGTCGCTATATCTCTCACCATCATGAATATTAAATGCTTTATGTAGTCGTTTAGACGCAACACCAGGAACACACTCGTAATTAATTTTGTCCCACTCATTATTACACATGAGTTTTTCAACAATATTAATTTTTTTTCTAAGAGGCACTAGATAATCTTTTCTATATTTTTCCATTTTTTTATTATCTTCTTTGCCATAAAGAATTGTCGCAATTTTCTTTGCGAAATGCTTCCGGCTATCATTTCTATCATTTTCACTTGGAGCCCATTTCGCACATAGAGAGATATTATTAACCTTATTTTCATCACTTTCTTCATTTAAGTTTGTAATATCATCACGCAATTTATTAGCAAATAGGTTTAATTCATAATTCTTATTAATAACTCCATCACCACTATCCATGTAGCATAAATATAGCAAATCTTTCCATCTTCCATATTTATTTACATATGTAAGAATATTATTCATATATGTATAAGGTTTGTGATCTCTGAGCCACGACATACCCTGATTAGATACAGACTTTTCCTTTTTTCCTGTTAACCTATCACGTCCATTAAAAATAACAGCAACAGTTTTTTCAGGGCTAATACGCCAACACTTTTCAATATACTGGTGGTTCTTTTCCTTTGTAAGATTTCGTGTATACATCATGAAATAGTCTGTAATCAAATTTCCAGTTGTATCCAATGCGATAGCTCCATTTTCTGTGAGAGTGTACTTAGGTACAGTAGTATGTTCAGAGTTCATGATTAAACTGTTGATGTTTATTAATACTATAACAAACTACTTATATCAATTTTTTATTTTTTATTATATAAAATATATTATAAATATAATAATATAATGTTTTTATATTTGCCTTGGAAATTTCAGAATTCAAGAGTTTTAAATTGTAAATTAAATAATGATATCTATTTGCTTAATTTAATTAGAGTTTGGGTAATTAAACAGGACCCCTCTATTAATACACCAACACATTGGTGGTGTAAAGATTTACCATCAAATATAAATGAATTATTCTGCGATATTTCAAAAAATAATAAGATTATAGAGATGTTTAAAACATCATTTGGAAATGATTGTATTGTGGATATTTTAGATGATATGAATGAGATTTATGTATCACCTCCGTTAAATAATAATAAGAATTTTAAAAAAAATGCTCCTGATAATATTTTTTATACTAGGCATATTGATGGACCATTCTTTTATATTCCATTTGCTTCTTGTTATAGAGTTATTGTTGGTCTTGATGATAATAGAGATACAATGACAGTATTTAATATAATTCCAGAAACTTATATAATAAAAACAGGGGATGTTGTTGGATTTGATTTTAATAGAGAATGTCATTATGTAACACCAATTATTAGATATAATGATATTAATAATGACACTATTTATAATAAGAAGTATCGCGTAATTCTTAAAATACATTATTGCGTATATCCTAAATGGGCCTTTGTATTTGGTTTTATTCTAAGTAAGCTTTCAATAATGTACAATAAATTATTTAGAGCTCTTTTATTATTTACTTTAAAATCTCAAAATAAATATATAAAATGTCTAGCAAAAAGTATGACAATAACTACAAAGGTATATCATGATATTGAATACTATATAGGTAATAATAATATACAATATATATTATTATTGTATTTTATATCTACTAAAACAAATTACTATGTATTATTGTTATCTAGCTCATTTATTCACTATTTAAGATGGATAGATACATCAGTTAATAATATAGATATCAATAATATATTTAGAAGAGATTATTATTTTTACAAATTTATTTACATGCTTCAATTTATACACATGTATCTTTCATACAAGATTGAAAATCCTATTTTATATACGTCAATTATAGTTCCTACAATATTCACAACATATGTTTCTAAATATACTATTATTATACCAAAACTTATTGAAATATACCTAACATATGATATGTTAAATAATTATAATAACCTAAAATATGTGGAATATATTTATATATATGTAAATATATTATTTAACTATATTCAGTTATATAAACCAATAGATATGTAAATATATACATATATTATAGATGATATATGGATATTAATGTCAAAAGATTAAAGTTAAATAATGGTGTCAGAGTTATAATAGTACCATTGAAAACAAAATTAACATATATATCAGCAAATTATTTATTAGGTAATTATCAAGAAAAAAAATGCGAGGTAGGGCTTACACATTATTGTGAACATTTACTAGCTCGTTTAACATCAACAAAATATAAAAATGTAACATATATAAATAATGAGATATATAGACGTGGGGGGATAACAAATGCTTATGTAACTAAGTATGAAACTAGCATATATATATCAGGACTTTATGAAGATTTAGAATTTTATATGGATATATTATCAAATACTATTAATAAATTTTATATTGACAAAAATATAAATAAGGAAAAGGGTGCTGTTATTCAAGAATATAGAAGAATTATTTCAGATTCTAATTATAAGTTTAAATTTAATATGTTTAAGTTTCTATATCCAAAATATTCATATATTGAAGATTATAAAAATATGATAACAAATATTAAATATTTTGATAATAAGCAAGTAATCAAATACATAAACGAACATTTAAATACAGATAATCTTATTATAACAATAACATGCCCTTCAAACAAAATTAATGAAACTATTAAAAATGTTAAAAAATATTTTGGAATTATTAAATATAAAAAATCAAACCTTGTATATCCAACTCTAAAACATATTAGTAAATTAAGAATAGTCAATATTAAGAATGATAATATAGATATTAATAATTCAATTGTAATTCATTTATCAAAGAAAATTGCGTTCCTTTCAGATGAGCATTTAATACTATATTATATACAAAGAATACTGTTTAACTTTAATAGTGGTATATTTTACAAGATACTTCGCAAAAAACTTGGCATCATTTATTATATTGGATTATCTATCAATATAGATAATTATAATGCGGAAATGTCATATTATAATATAACTTCTCAATGCCAACATATAAATATGTCATTATTTTTAGAAAATACAATAAATATTTTAGAAAATTATGATATGAAAGATGAAGACATAAAAAATGCTAAAAATTATTTTAAAGTATTATATGAAAATAAGAAATTTTTTAATTTGAGTTCTTATAATGAAGAATACAAAGCACAATTATTATTTAATAATGATATAGTTAAAAATGCTACTATTTTTAAAAAGATAATGTCTATTAAAGCTAGCAAAATAAAAGAATATTATAAGAATATATTTGTAAAGGATATATTATCAAGACATATTCTTTTTTATTATTCTAATAGCAATATCAATAAAAAAATTGAGTTAATTTATAAGAAACATATACCAAATGAAAAATGTGAAACATATTATATAAACTAATAACTAGTAAACTAACACATTGTTATTTTAAATTATTTAATCATATTAGAATACCATACGTTACAAATATAAAATGGATACCTTCTATTTTTACGTATATTTATTGCTTATTATTACAACTACATTAATTTTTACAATAATAAGATGTATATTTAATATACATGACTTAGATATATTTTTTTATCCCAATAATAAAAATAATATTATAGAAAATCAGATATATTTATTTACACATATATTAGTTAACTTTTTACTAGGATTTATATTTGGTTTTGATATTATATTGGGTATGTTTATAAAAATATTAATTTTTGAAGTATTTCTTCATATTACAGAACATTGCGATATTTTCTATGTATCAAATATATCAAATTTAATTGTTATTGTTTTGATATCCTTAGTAAGTTATACCTTTGGTTGTGTATTTAATAAAGCATTAAGAGCTTTCTAAAAATTATAAAAAAATATATATATATTATCCAACATTCTAATTACAACTATTAATCCTAATGCCCATACCCATACCATGTAAGTTATCCTTCGATATTATCTAGCATTTTCTGCTATTCATTCATTTTGTCACTAATTATTTTGTTAGTATTTTTTGAATATAACCTAAAATTAATTACATTTCGCATTGGGCATCTAAACTCAAAACTGTCTGAGGCAACAAACGCCTCATCGTTTTTGCTTGATTCTAGTTGTGTTTCAAAGTATTTAAATAAGCATTTATCGTGAGTGTTAGAGCATACTTTTTCTGTTTTTGTGGAATTATCAATATATACTTTCATGATTCTATCATTATTTTTAAACTTAGAAAGGCAAATACAGCAAATATTATCACAATTAGTATGATTTCTCTTGTAATCGCAAATCAAGATTGGCATATTTGTGATATTCCATCTAAAAGTTCTAAATAACATCTTATTAATACGCTCAAATACCTTCCTATTGTAATTAAAATCTCCACATGTATAATCATTATCACGATTAGCAATACAAAACTGAGTTTTAAACTCAACAATATCATTCATAATAATATTTGTAATTTTTTGTTTTTGTAGAATGCTCATAGTATCAATAATAGTTCCTGTATTATTAGAAATACTAACACCGTACTTAGTCAAAATAAATACATTAGATAGAAAGTCTAATTTATTGAAGGGAGGCAATATCTTTGTATTTATAGGTATTAGAATGTCAAAGTCAAAAGACATTTCAATGCCACTATGTACAAAGGGAATTTTTCCTATGGTAACCTTGTAGTTAATTTTCTTGTGCATTTTGATTGGCAAATTAAAATATCGGTCACAGTCAGACACAGATAAGATAGAGGAAGATATATTAGAATAACCATTCTCTGTATTAAATACATCTTGAAGAGCGATAAGAAAGTTTGAAATATCATCTTCTGTATACATACAAATATCCATATCTTTTGCAACAAGAGCGCGTGCTGCTGTTTCCGGCTGGTAGAATTTATTCCAAAACTTGTGAATATCATATTCATTGCGATTATTATATATTGTCTTATAGTGGTCGCTAATTATCATATCCCTGACAAACCCACCAAAGATAATACCATTATTTTCAAATACTATTTTTTTGATATTATTGAACAATATATATTTAATACGGTCAGGCACGAAGTTCATTCTGACAATTTCCATTCTAATACTTTTCTTCAATTAACAACAAAGTTAATGCGCAAGGATTCACAGATTTTCACAAAAGAGTTTTATGACAATTGAGAATTGGCAATCAATTATTGGGTTGGTTCTTAATTATAAATGTTATTAATTAATAATCAATTTTTATAATTATTACAAAAAAATAATACAAATATATTCTAGTATATTTTAGAATAGGCTTATTGTTATTATCCTATATCATTTTCTATTTTAGCACGTGAATATGCGTACATTACTTTTTCAGCAGTATCTATTGGAAGAATATAATCTTTCGCACCATAAAACTCGGGGGATTTACGAGAACTTCTATTAACTAATGTTCTAAGAGCATTTATATCATGTAACTCATATTGAAGGCGAAATGAATTATTGTTTGAATCTGTAAATATAAAAAATAAAGATGGTTTTATCTTATTTATACCATCTGGGATATAGAAACTATTGGGATATTTAAAAGATATGTCAAAATTACCAGAACTATCAATATTATGAATATTTGGTGTATTCTCAAATGCAATTTCATAATTTGGGAAAGGAAGGCCTGAACCAGAATAATTACTCATTCTATCTATTGGATTTGGTGCGATTATTATAATATTATTATATAAAACTTGATTTTTTATAGAACCTGTTATTTTTAATAAGGAAAAATCTGTACTATAAACAACATTAAATGCGGTATATTCATCACTAAATATCATTTTAAATTAATAAAATATTTTATATCTCTATATTTTATATATGTTTTATTTTTCATATTATATTATAAATTATTATAAATTTCAAAAAATCTAGATAATAAAAATAAAATTTAAATACTATCATCTTCTTCATCTTCGTCTTCGCTATTAAATAAAAATATATTATCGTTATAATCAACCTTTTCTTTTTTACATTCTACGCCAGGGTCATCATCGAATATTATATTAGCATCATTAGGATTACTGATAGTACAAATATTAACCTTATTGTAAGCATTGATTAATGTATCCGAAATTTCTTTGTTATTAATAAGAATTTTACATTGTTCAGCATTATATTTATGAACAATATCAACCTTTCCTATTTGAAAATCTCTTATAGATACAGCAACAATATCGCCTGCCTCAATTAATACGCGTTTATTAAAACGTCTCATAGAACCTCTAATCACACCAACCGCTTCTGTACCATTATCACATAATACAAGAACCCTACAATTTCCTAATAATTTAATTACATACGCAAATACTTCGTATTCGCTATCAATATTATAGTTATTATTTGAAACCTTGTTAAATTGACTTTTTTGTTTCTTATTACGAATGCTGGTTTGATACATATATTTTATATATATGTTCTTATTTTAGTCTTATATTATTTATCAGCATCATAATTGTATTTTTCTTTTGAACGAAGATACATATTTCTTTTATATTTATTTTTAATAATTGATTTAAATTCGCAACATGTTATTATATCATTATTACAATTTGTTGTATTATATATTAATGCCAGATTTGGCGCACTATTACATCTCAAAATAGGACTTCCATATAGGATATTTATTCCATTTGAATTATTAATATAATTCAAAATAATAACAGCAAAAACAAGAACTTTAATCATTTTATTATAACTTAATTTAAAGTTTTATATCATTTTTTATATATAAAGAAAGTATATTATTTTTTTATTTTCAAAATTTTATAAATAATATATATATTTAATAGATATTTAAAATATGCAGCATAATATATGTTCGCACATATTAACTCCAAAACAAGTTGGTCCTATATGCTGGTTTATGGCAACTTTTGTCGCAATGTTTTACAGTCAGCGTAGTAGAAAAATATTACTAGAAGAATCCAATGGTTGGAATAAAAAGAAGTCTTTATTTACATTATTAAAGCATGTATTGGATGATAAATACTTAAAAGTAGAAAGTAAAGAAAGCGATGATTACAAGAAGTTTAAAGATGATACGTTTTTAAATATATTATCATACTTAAATATTGAAAATAAAAAGAGTTTTCCTTATGACCCTAAAAAGGTTACTTGCGGGTTTGCTCCGGAAGTTTATATAGGCAAACTATATAAATTATTAAATGTAGATTATAAAATGTTTGATTATTCAATTCAAGATAATACTGTTGCATATTCATATTATAACGAAGATTATGATTTACTAAACTATACAATTAAAAAGAAGAAAATGAGCATAGATTTTAATGTAGAAGAATGGATAAAAGTGAAAAAATATAAATATGTTGAAAATAATAATGCCCCTCCTATATTAATTATTAGGGTAAATGATAATGAAAGAAATGGACTTTATAATCTTCTTTTACCAAGTAATATAATAAATGATGGCGTCGCAAAAGATGAATTAAAATCTATGCGCGAACAAATATTTTATAACGGCGCAGAATATAATTTAGATTCTGTAATATTGGCAAATTGGAACATTAATAAATATAGTGGACACGCAATAGCAGGAATTACTTGTAAAAAAAATAAATATGTCTATAATGGCTGGACGCGAACCAGTATGGACCCCGTGATGGCTAAAAATATAACAAGAGAAATACCTTGTGAACTTATGAAATACAATTGGAATATCATTAAAAATAATGACTTCTGTTTAAACACCGCAAAATGTATCCCAGAATTATTAAGAAAGAAATTAAAAGTTAGAGATCTCTGCTTTAATTTTAGTAAAGGGGGGAGGCTATTGATATATGTTCGTAAAGATGCTAAACATGATACTTCTACTGATAGCAATATAAATGCTGGAAATTCACCTGTAAAGTCTCCTACCAAATCACCAAAGAAATGTCCAGATGGTAAAGTATTAAATCCTAAGACAGGACGCTGTATATTGATAAAGAATGCTATAAATAAAAATGTTGCTAAACCCAAGTCTCCAAAGAAATGTCCAGATGGCAAAGTATTAAATCCCAAGACTGGTCGCTGTATATTGATAAAGAATGCTATAAATAAAAATATTGCTAAACCTAAGTCTCCAAAGAAATGTCCAGATGGCAAAGTATTAAATCCGAAGACTGGTCGCTGTATATTGATAAAGAATATTATAAATAAAAATATTGCTAAACCTAAGTCTCCAAAGAAATGTCCAGATGGCAAAGTATTAAATCCGAAGACTGGTCGCTGTATATTGATAAAGAATATAATCGCAAAGTGATTAGTTTTAATGTTAATTGTTTAATATAATTAGAAAAGTATAGAAACAAATGGATTTGCTATAATGTCTTTTTTATTTTGTTCAGATAAAAATGGAAACCTGTCTAAATTTTTATCATTCCACCAGCAATAATGAAAACTAATATATAATGGGACCTCGTGTTTAATGCGAATATCAAACAATTCATCTAATATATTTTCTTCGCCTCCTTCAATATCTACTTTAATTAATGAAATATTCGCAACATCAATGTCATAATTTTTAATTATAGTATCTAATGTAATTGTTTCTACAACATAATATTCATCATAATTTACACCTTTTGGATAAGTTTGCGACATACTATCATTAATTCTTGAAGTAGCATAATTAAAGTTTTTACCAAAATTTATTTTCTTATTATCAATATTGTATATTGCCTTATTGATGAGAGTATAATTATTTTCACAATTTGTTTTTAAATTGGTTGCCATATCATTAAATGCTAAATTATCCGCTTCAATTGTATATACATGTTTTGATTTTCGTGATCCATACATTGACGTTGTTGCAATCCACCCTCCTATATCAATAAATACCTTATCTTTTGATAAATATTTATCAAATACTTTAAAAGTATCATTTTCCCATTCACCATACATATCTTTCCAAAAAGAAAGATTAGGATTATTAAAATTATTCTCAATTAAAAATAATTCGCTATTCTTATAAATTAGAAAATATTTATTTTCAATATATGACTTGATTATTTTTGATATAGATGAAATAGATGTTGTATTAATATTATTAATATAATTATCATATACATTATATAATTCATTATCTATATACCATGGTATATGCTTTGCTGTAAAGTTGCCACCTACTCTAATTTTTATATTATAATCTTCTAATATATTATATTTGTTGATATATATATATTTTTTGTTAATTAAACAAAAGGTTGTATCTATATCAGCATCATATAATTCATATTTATCATCCGCAATCTTTAATTCATAGAATGATTTTTCCCATTCATATATAGATAATTCATCATGAGTATATTTAGTAGCAAAAAAATTTTCGTGATCTGAAATATCAAGCGCAAAACCTATTTTAGATGTTTCATATTTATCTGACAAATTTGCTAATATTTCAATAAAATTTGTTGGAATATTCTTATTAAATTTTAAATCAGGGTCAGTCAATATAAATTTTTCAGGTAAAATATCATATATATGTTTATTATTAGTATTTGTAATCCAAGGTCCTAAATTTTCCTTATTATTTATAACACGAACATCAACATTATTTAAATACTTAATAGTGTTTAAGCATGTACTATTATTATTAATTATTATAATATTCTTATAATATTCTTTATTTATATTTAAAATTTGTGATAGAGTATTTTGTACATATCTATAATTATTATAGCATATAATAACAATTGGAATATCCATATAATCTTACAATCTTATAATCATATAATCTTATATAAGATTATATAACTAAAAAATATAAAATTGTATCAGTATAATCTCACAAAAAAAGCAAAAATCCCAATACTAATTTTGTGAAATAATATTTAGAATTTTTAAATATTCAAGAGTTTAAATATTATATTTATATAGAAACTTATTAATATAATGAGTAAAAAATTTAATGAGGCACTATGTATTCGTAATACTGGAACGTGGGCGAATGTTAAACCTGAGCATAAGTTTGATTCACCCAAATTTGATAAAGATATTGTAAAAAAAGACTTATATTTATTATCACCAAAAATAGATGAAATGATTAAAAAAATAAATCTATTAGATGAACAAGATATGATTAATGATAACAAATATTATAAACACATAATATATAGCGATATTTCTGGTGTTTATGGAGCTAAAATGGTTGCTTCATCACTAATTGCTAATAATTTCTCTCTTGTATATTCAAATAAATTTGATTTACGACAAGATATTATAGATAAAAACAAAACATTTGGACTTTTAACAACATCGACTGTATACAAAAAACCTCTGACAACTAAACTGAAAAAAAATATGATGACACGTATGAACGAACGACCATCAAATATCAATGGTGAAAACATGCGAATAATAATATTAGATTCCGGATATAAGGAAGGTCTAGATGTATTTGATGTTAAATATATGCATATATTAGAACCATTAGTAACAAAAGCTGAATATACACAGGTTATTGGACGAGGCACGCGATATTGCGGGCAATCCGGGCTACCATTTATACCAAATGTAGGATGGCCTCTAAATATTTATAGATATAATATAAAATATGATAGTGATATAACTATTCATGATTTATATCTTAAACATAGCAATACAAATATTAGCGCATTTAATTTTATTGCTGATATAGAAGCAATTATAATTGCTTCTGCTGTTGATACTCCTCTTACAGAAAATTTACATTTATTAAGAGATAAGAATAATCGTTTTTATGATTCGTTAATTATTAAAAATAATATAAAAGTTGAAAAATCAAAACGCAAAGATTATATTGAAGTAGTTAATAATATTCGCGGTAAAATATATACTAATGATAATATAATTGATTGTAAGAAGAATTGCCAAGGTATGCTTGAAGATTTTCCTTCTGCGAATGCTTTACTTATTATTGCTGTTGTATTTATTATTGAGAAGGTTGGTGCGCGCGTTGATAATATTATTGTTAAGAATAAAAAATTATATATGGGTAATATTAAAAATAAGGTTAATAATTATATTAAAGATAATGATTTAATTGAATATTTAAATAATAAACATCCAAAACCTTTATTATGTAATATTATAGATAAGAATCAAAACTTTTGCGATGCTATAAATAAAATATGGATGAACCCAATTAATTTTTTAAAATTATACGGAGACCAAATTATAGACAAATTAAATTATTATAAAACAAATAATATTATTAATGATAAAAACTATGCGGATGCGATGCGATTTATATATGAATATAAAAATAAATTAATACATAAAAAAAAAGTATTTGAACCAGAACCTCCTAAAACTAAATTGACAAATATTCAATTATATAAATATATTGATAAACATTTTGCTTCATACAAATGGGATAATATAGATATTATAAATAAATGCGTTTCTATTAGCGACGATATAGTTAAAGATAAAAAGGATTATAAATTAGTATCTTTCTCAAATACACAAAATTTTGTTCAAAAATTTTTAACACCTCAATCGCCTTATAAAGGTATGTTTTTATTTCATAGTGTGGGTTCTGGTAAAACTTGCACAGCTATTTCAACCGCGACAAATACATTTGATAGAGAAGGGTACAAGATATTATGGGTAACAAGACACACATTAAAAGAAGACATATGGAAAAATATGTTTGGTGATGTGTGTAATATAATAATACAAGAGCGTCTTAAAAATGGCGAAATATTACCATCAACAAAAGCAAAACGCATGGAATTTTTAGGTAAAAATTGGCTTATGCCGATATCTTATAAGCAATTCACTAATTTAATTAAAGGCAAAAATAAATATTATAAACAAATGGTTGGGTTGAATGGGTCAGAAGACCCTTTCAGAAAAACTCTAATTATAATTGATGAAATACACAAAATATATAGCTCATCTTTGTCGGCGTTAGAAAAACCAAATCCGGAAGTTCTACAAAGTATGATACAAAATTCATATAAAGTATCTGGAAAAGATTCACTTAAATTATTACTTATGACAGCTACACCAATTACAGATGATTATATGAGCTCAGTTAAAATACTAAATTTATTATTAGAAAATATTGAAAGATTCCCAGAAGATTTTGAAAATTTTAAAAAGATGTTTTGTAATGAAAATGGATTATTTACTGAAAATGGTTCAAATGAGTTTATGAATAGAATTACAGGATTAGTAAGTTATATAGATAGAACAAATGACCGCAGTCAATTTGCTTATCCGGTAATTAACGATATATTGATTGATGTGAATAGACAACATAATAATGATAATGGATTGAGTGAAATTAATAAAAATATCAATGAATATGAAAATAAATTAAAAGATGAAAATTTAAAAAAAGATGAAATAAAGGAGCTTAAAAAAATGATTACTAATATGAAAAAGGAAAAAAAGGTTGCTAATAAATTAAATGAAGAACCAAAAGATATTATAGATTTTATAAATAATTGTTTTGTTAAAAAGCAACCTAAATAATTCTTGCGCGTTATAATTAATATAAGAATTATAGAAAAATATATATAGATATGTATATATTATATTCAATAGTTATATCAACACTAATTTTTGGAGCTTATCAATATTTTGATAGTATAAATAGAGATACTAGCGCGCCTAACTTTCAACCATATGATATTAATAAAGACTTGTTTACAGCAAATAATATTATGATATATGTAATAATATTATCAATAGTATTCTGTGTAATTTATATGGCGTATAGTGATGATACAGATCTCTTCACGTCTCTTGGATTATTTGATAATGATCATAATAATTTATATGAAATAAAAAAAACAAATGTTAACCCTAGTATTTTTAGAAATATTACATCTCCGATGAAAATGGGATTTGAACCCTATAATAGCGGTGGTTCTGATGGTAATTCAGGTTCTGATGCTTCATCGGCAGTGTCATCAGAGTGTTCAGATGATAGCGAATAATTATTCATATTTAATGAATTATATATATAATTTAGGGTCAACATTAAGATTTTTCAGTATACGTTTGTATAAGACAGGTGAAAAATTAATGACAGAACAATTTTCATAATCCCTTATAATTTTTTCAGGAATTCCTAATCTGGCCGCTAATTCTTTTTGTTTTAATTTACTAGCATTTCTTGCTATAGAAATAGCTTGCGCTTGTGCGTGTGTTATTTTATTAAGCGCTGGTAATTCTTCATTATTTAATCGTAGAAATTCTTTATTGCCCATAGGTTTTTCCACTGTTTGCTGTAATTCTTTATTTTTTGATTTAACAGCATTTGTACTTCTAATAACAACCGGTTCCCAATCTTGATAGCAATTATTCATTTTATATAATATATATTAGATATTTTTATATCTAATATAATTTTTATATAAGAATTCGTTATTACTATATAATTAAAATATGGGGGATTTAACTTCGTATTTAATTGAAAATTTAAATAAAAAAGGAAATGAAAATTTTGAAGGAAATATTTCTGGCTGTGCGCAACAGTATTTAGATTTAGTAAAATTAACAAATGACCCAAATATCAATGTTATGGAAATTGGTTTTAATGGAGGACATTCAGCTGAATTATTCTTAAAAAATAATGACAAATTATCTTTAACATCATTTGATATTGGAGAGCATCCTTATGTATTAATTGGTAAAGCATATATAGATAAAATATATCCAAATAGACATACATTAATTATTGGCGATAGTAAGATGTGTGTCCCAAACTTTTATAAAAATTATAAGGGTATAAAATTTGATTTTATATTTATTGATGGTGGTCACGATTATGAAACAGCAATACGTGATCTAGAAAATTGCTATCATTTAGCTCACAAAGATACAATTGTAGCTATCGACGATACTATGTTTAGTCAATATTGGCTAAAATGTTGGAATGTAGGTCCTACAAAAGCATGGATGGAACTTCTAGAAAAAAATAAGATAATTGAATTAAATAGAACAGATTATTCAGACGGCAGAGGTATGTGCTATGGGAAATATGTTATGTAAATATTTGTAAATATTATAGTATATTTATTTTTTAACAAGCTAAATACCAGTATTATATAATATAAAATACTTTTACTATATAGAAGATATGCCTCCAAAAATTTGTCCAGATGATAAGGAAATAAATCCAAATACTGGTAGATGTGTTAAGAAATGTAAAAGTAATAGAATTAGAGATCTTAAAACTTTTAAATGTATCAAAAATCCATTAAACCATGTTATTAATCCTATAACTGATAGATATGTAAAGAGTACATATTTAAAAAAAATTGAAAAAAAACATCCTAATATATTACAAACTTTAAAAAATCCACTTAGATCACCTTCACATAGATCACCATCACATATATCCCCATCTCATAGATCACCTTCACATAGGTCACCATCACATATATCCCCATCACATAAATCACCTTCGCATAGAACATCTTCGCATAAATCACCATCACATAAATCATCTTCGCATAAATCTCCATCACATAAATCATCTTCGCATAAATCTCCATCACATAAATCACCATCTCATATATCACCTTCGCGTAGAACCCCGTCACATAGTTCCCCTCCTCTTGCTTCTCCAACAGCATCAATTCGCCAATCATCATTATCAAAAAGTGCTAGTGGAAATAAAATAAGTATTAATAGTTCTAATAGCAATAGCTCTAAAAAACCTTCATATAATTCAAAATCACGTGTATTCACATATGATATATATGCTAAAAAGATACAAGGTTTTCTTCGCGATAAACTAGTCGCAAATAAGTTTAATTTAAAAAATCGCATTAATCGTTATAATTTACTTAAAGAACGATTATCATTGATAAAAGATAATGATTGTTTAGAAAAGAAAACTTTTAATGGTTTTGATGGATATACTATTAAAAACATAATAAATCTTGAAAAAAAAATAGGGTCTAAAAGTAAATATGGTGCAATTTATTTAACAAGTATACCAAATTTTATAGGTATATTTCCTATTGCAACAAAGATTATGAAATATGACGATGATAATATAAATGAAATAAATATTATGACAAAAATAACAAATAACATACTTTTAAAGAAACTTTCAAAACATTTTCTTATGATATATAAAAGTTGCCTCTGTGCTAAAAGAATAGCTGCGCGGTTAAAACTTATAAGTATAAATGAACTAGCAGATGGAGACTTAAAAATGCTTATTAATAAAACAGAAATATTAGCAGATAAAGAATTATTATTTAATTTAATATTTCAAACTTATATATCAATCGCTACATTTCATAATGTAGCAGGATACGTTCATGGAGATTCTCATTTTGGTAACTATCTATATCAATTAAATAATGAAATAGGATATTACCATTATATATGTGATGGTAAAGATTATTATTTAAAATCTTGTAAATATAATATTATTATTTTTGATTATGGTTTTGCTACAAAAATTAATGCTAATATGAAAGATAAAAATATTGTAAAAGAAGATAGCAGAAATTTATCCGAAGATTATACTAGAATAATTTTTGCGTTTATGAATAAAAAAACAGGTTGGGGATTTTATCCTAATTTACCTATTAAAAATATAAATGATGAAATTTTAGAAATACATAAATTAATAGATAATCATACAAAATTGGAATTATCATCTACATCTACTAGTCAGATACCATATTCTAAAAGATTAATTAATTATATAATTAAAGAAATATTTTTAAAATATACTCCAAAAGATATATTCATAACTAATCGTCCTTCAAATGTCCTTAACGAAGTTCCTTATAGGATTGATTAGAAACATTATAATCTTTGTCAGTAATTTTGTCATAATAAAACCTTTTATTTAGAGAATAATAACAAGATGGTTTAAACTTTCTTCCAAATAAACTTTTACTTCTTAATAAATGCTCTAATTCATCTTCATTAATATATTTATAGTTTTTTAATTCTCTATCAGATACATATTTATAATTCATATCCTCCCAATTCGCAAATGTTGTCGCTTCATCTGGTGATGAAATATAGGATGTTGTTATAAGTTCATTATATAATGAATCATTATATATATATGATAAATATGATATATAACATAGTTCATCAGGCGCATAAGTATCTTTAAACCATAATAAATAATTATTAGCTTGTTCTTCACCTTTTATTAATAATTCGCTATGGCGTCTATTAAGGATACACCATTGTGATGCTTTATTAATATGTTTTTTTTGAATATATTTTAAGACAACCTCACAATCTGGAAAGCAATCGTCGGGGTCAGCTATATGAAAATATGAATATTTGATATCAAGAGTATTATATATATAATTGAACGATTTTAATGGTATACATGAACCTGATAAAAATATAAAATGTTTATTATTTATATCTTTTAAAGCTTCTTTAAGAAGAATATTCTGTGCTTTCACAATAGAAATGTCAGCATACCTAGTATTAACCGTTTTATTAATCTTATATTCATTAAAAAATTCTAATTTATCATTAGTTTTATAATGAATATAAATGTTATATTTATTTTTACTTATTCCATTAAAAAATGTAAACCATATATTTTCGTGATTAATTATGTCGTATATTAAAAATAAAAATGCTATTTTATTCATAAATTTACTTAGTTAATTTTATAAATATATATTCAATTATATATTTATATAATAAAAATAATTGTTCACGCTGGGACTTGAACCCAGAATCTTCGCTTCATAAGAGCGACGCCCTAACCAATTAGGCCACGCGAACATTTGTAGTGGAAACTATTCTCATTTCCACTACATACTATATAATATAGTTAATCTTTATATCATTTTTATAAATATAATTTTTTATATTTTACATCCCTTAATAATTGGATTGATCTTAATGGCATATTCATTTGTACTGATGGATTCTAATAAATCGCTATCTAACCTATTTGAATAAGCATTTGATATTCCAGGCATTTTTGTTATACTACAATCATCAAATACAGGAGTTGTTTGATATACTTTTCCTACATTGCCTGTATTTCGCGCAGCTATACTATTTTCAAATGGTTTCTTTGTAGACATTTCAATCTCAGAAGGATCTGATATAATATTAACATTACCTGGATTAGGGGTATATCCAGCGCTTATCATAATACCTTCACGAGTTCCGTCAATTTCAGCGTTTTCATCAGCTGTTCTATCCATTTGTCTAAAATCTCCACTAGACCCAGCTATTCCATATTCATTTGTATCAGATAAAAATTGTTTCTGTGTATTTTTAAGGTCTACATTTGCGCTCAAATAACCTCCAAATAAACCTTCTAATATTCCTCCTAAAAATCCATACTCTGACTTACCTTTAATCATGGTCTCTTTTGTTGTAGTTTTAGCAATCTCATCAGGATTATATAATGTTACTTTGTAAGTTGTGCCTCCTATATTGCGGATACTATCTATTTTTGGCAATGTTTGCCTGAGGGTCTTTTTTGCTTCTTCCTCAAATGATATATATCCAGCATTCTTATCTCCTTTAATATTTGCTACATTTGTATCATGTATCATTGTTTCTTTAACAGTCGTTTTCGCAGTATCATTTAATGCTGAGTAAGTTTCTTTATTACCTGAAAGATTTGTTAATTCACTATCGTGTATAGTTGTTTCTTTAACAGTAGTCTTAGCAGTATCATTTAAAGCTGAATATGTTTCCTTGTTACCTGATAAATTTGTTAATTCACTATCGTGTATTGTTGTTTCTTTTACCGTTGTTTTCATAATATGATTATCAGGGTCATATGTTGTTGCTTTACTTGGTATTTGAATACTAGGATTACCTACTGCGCGTGCCGACTCTACATTATATTCTTTCATAGTATATTTAAGAGCATCCATTAAAGGTGCGGCAATTGCTTTAATAATAGATGTTACATTTGATACTACTGCTCGGGTTCCGGTGATATTACGTTCATTATCATATATCATTATATTATTTTTACCATAATCATTTTCAACACCTTGGCCAGGTGAATTAATACTGTAATTAGCAGACCCCCTATAATCAACGTGAAATTCAGGGCGCGCTGTTGGTCTTACATTTTGAGATGGTCTAATGGTTTCTTTTGTAATAGCTCCTGTTGTTTTTAACCACATATCAGGGGTTACCTCGTAATTTGTATCAGGGCGATTTTTATTAAAGGGTGTTATAACACTTCGCTGTATTGTTCCTTTTGGTGGCGCGGTTATGGGTAATTCAAAATATGATTGTTTTTGATTAATTTTACTTCTTAAATCATCTAAGTTGCGAGGTTTGGCATAATCTGCTGTGTCCATTTGTTGAAAACCACCGGAAGGCATTGCATCAAACCCTTTATTGATACCTGGACCAACCCTTATTTTTTCTATTGGGAAAAAATTATTTACACGCGAAGAATTATTTATTCGCGACTTTAGAAAGTCGTCGTTGTTTTTCATACCACATACATTTCCCCCCATGTTTAATTCAGGTTTAAATAAGCATGGAACCTCTTTTTTATTTTGCCAGAATTGATTATTTCCGGTTTTACTATCTAGCATAGATGACATACTTTCAATGTTAGTATTTTGTGTTACATTTTTTCTTAAAAAAGGGGTCATATTATTATGTGAAAAATCACCTTTATTAATTAATTCACCAGATAAAGATGATACATAATTATCACCACTTAAACCTTCTAGATTATCAGAGTCAATTCTTGCAAACATATCTGAATAAGCAGGTTTTGCTACTATACCTGTTTCATAAGGTTTTTTTGCCTGTTCATATAATTTATTGCTCCTTTTTTGTTCGTCTTCTTTGACTTTTTCCCAATACTTAGAACTATAAATATTGTTCATTGATGGGATGTCGTTGTCATTTGAATATAAATTCATTATTAACCTCTAATGAATATAGGAAAAAAAATAGTAAATATATTATTTATATAAATAGTATTTTATATAAAGACTTTATATTTAAGTATATATAATGAGCGTAGATCAGAGTATTACTGATAAATTAACAGACTTACATAGTAAATTAAAATTAAATTACGGTAATTTTAGAGAAGAATATCCAGAGCAAGAAATGTCTGTAATGTTTATTAAACCCGATGATATTGTATTAGAAATTGGAGGTAATATTGGAAGAAATTCATGTATAATTGCGTCTCTATTAAATGACAGTAAAAATTTAGTAGTATTTGAAAGTTTTTATTTTATCGCAGAGCAATTAAAAGAAAATAGAGATTTAAATAATTTTAATTTTCATATTGAAGATTGTGCGATATCTAAATACGAATTATATCAAAATGGTTGGGATACAAAACCTATGAATGAAATGAATAATGAAGAATTAGAAACATGGTCAACAATAAAAACAGCAACATGGAGTAATATTAAAAATAAATATGATAATATGATATTTAATACATTAGTCGCGGATTGTGAAGGTGCCTTATACTATATACTTCGTGATGAACCTACATTTTTAGAAAATTTTAAAAAAATTATAATAGAGAATGATTTTCTAAATAATTTTAATCATAAACTTTTTGTTGATGAAGAGTTTAAAAAATTTAATTTTAAACGTGTTTATGTCAAATCAATTAATAATGAAATGCCAATCTTTGATAAAGTCAGAGAATGTTTTTATGAAGTATGGGAAAAACAGGAATAATATCCTTAATTCTTACATTTTACACTGGGATACATTGAACCATATGGATATCCTGGTGAATATGATACATTTGCACTTGATTTATTTTTCCATTCATCTAAGTTTGTTATTAACTTAGAACTATTATCCTTTGGAAAAAATACAGATTGGTCTTCTGGAACTTCTATACATGGAATATGATTGTCCTTCGCAACCATTCTATAATTTACTGGAACTCTATCAAATGCTTCTATTGCGCGTTCTTGTGGGTCAAAACATAGCCATTCCCATCTATTAATACCAGTTTCTTTTAAAGTACACGGAGGGTTTGATAGTCGCGTATCTTCGCGCGGCACTATACAAGAACGAGGTTTATCAGCGCCTTTAATATTACATCCTGTAGATTCATATCTACCTGGTAAATATTCGTTAGCGTTACATTTAGATTTCTTATAATTTAAACCAAGAAGTTCGCTTGAATCATCAACAGCCTTTTTCATACTACACGTATTTTGTCCGTAATTTTGATATATTAATGCTGGGTCATTTGGTACATCTTGAAAGCACTCAGGACAATCATTATAAGGCGATTCTAATTGATATAATCCAGGTCCAACCGACCTTTTTAATTGCTCTTTGTAACTACAACTATCATAATTTAACCTAGTATCTATAAATTGGTTCATATCTAATAAAATAATATATTATTTTATACATAAATAAATAGATATGATTATATTATTACCATTAATTGCTAGTAATTTATATAAAGAGAGCGAACGATTTGCCAATAATTATAACACCACTAATGATGTAATAGAAAATGATGTTGTAAAACACGATGTAATTAGTGCGTTATATCTTCTAATGCTAGGATATAATGCTAATTATTATTATAGATGGGGTATTATTGACAATATATGTATAGTGCTATTATATATTTTAACATTTTTAATATCTATATTTTCAGCATATTTATCTTTCACATGCGATTGGAAAGGGATGTTTAATGATATTACAATTAGATTATTATTCGCATTTTCAGCGTTTATGCTTGGTCCATTTTATTTAGTATGGTTTTTTCTAATTAATTATTTAGGTAAAATGTGCTAATGTAAAAAAATAAATATTATATTATTGCTATAACCACATTAATAGCAGCGATTAACTGCATTTATTATAGTTAATAGGAGGTGGCATAGGAACTTCTCTATACATTATTGATTGGCAAGCAGGGAGATGAAGCATTGTTGTATCTATTGGAGGGGTTTTATCATTTTTAATTATTCCATCATTTGTAGGGACATATTGATTAGTACCGCATTTAGAAATAAATCTCGTCTGTCCTCTTAATTCACTATCTAAATCCACTAAGTTACCTTGAACATGTGATACTGCGGTCCCTCCTATAAATCCTAATTGATGTCTACATTTATCTACATGTTCATATCTATAAGGCGAAAGTAAATAACTTAATGTACTTACGTTTTCTTGTAATTCTTGCTTGTAAGAACAAGTGTCGTATGTTGTTCTATTAAAACTCATATTATCTTCTATTATATAATATTTTTTTATTATATGGAAACATTTTTATTACGGCCAATCCAATTGCAATTTTTATTGAACTCGGTACGATGTATATATGAGCGTGTATCTTCACCTCCATTTGTCCATACTGGAACTATATTGTCAGGGTTCTGAATATCTTTCATAAAATCTAATAATGGTATAAAATTATTCATCTCTTTTTCCATTATTTGTTTCTTACATTTAAATGGGTTTGTATCAGCGCCCTCAATTAATTTTAATTCATCGCCTATATTTCCACTTCCACATCTTAAACTAGGACCAGATGTAAATATTCTGTTATTTAATTGTATTCTACAACGATCCTGTGTAATTCCATCTGGGTTATTGCGAAGCATAGAATCATTATCTATTAGGCAATCTTCTGCTAAACCATAGCCAGGGCGTCCTCGTAAATTTGGATGATTTAGATAACTATCAGTCATTCTAACATTTGGATTTTCGCAATCTACAAAATTGTTTGGATGTAAATTATATTCGGATATTTTATTATTATTTAAATCTTTTGCGGTTTTCCAACAATTATCAGAACATATACTTGTTGAAGCGTCAAACCTATTATTATTCATTATCTATTTGTAAATAATAAATAAAAAAATTATTTATTATCTTTAATATAATTTTTTTTTTCATTTTTTTGTAATATATCATAATTTATATCAAAATTTATAGTTTCGTATCCCTGTTTATATTCTTTATCTAGTTTATGATTTTTATATTCATGTATTTTCCATTCTTTATTATTGCTACTTATACCGATAGTTTCATCTATTTTATTTTCTAACTTACAAATTTTATTAAATGTTTCGTTTAATTCACCTATTTCATCTATATTGCCTATTGTTTTTATTTTTTCATTATCAGAAACATTATTTACTTTTTTTACCTTGTAATATAACAAATTTTCTTCTCCTTCTAAATTTTTATCATAATCCTTATATTCTAATTCACTTATTGAAACCCCTCCGCAAGTTTCAATATTATATGTAATTGTTGTAGATTTTTTCATTATATAGAATATTTATTTATTATTTATATAATTATCCATATTATGATATTGAATAGCCTAACATAAACTATTATCATTATGAAAATTATTTAATACATTCAACTGCTTATTAGTATACTGTTGAAAGCAGTGTTTCCTGAGAGGCAACTTATTTTCATTAAATAAATTATCCTCATGAACCCAATCATTTAACTCGCGTCTATCTACAATACAAGACTGACCACCACCGCAAGGGCACATACATTTTCCAGAAAGCATTATTATCTTGTTTATTGTAATATTATTTATATTTATACTATCAATTTTTATTTTTATATATATTAGAGATATGAAACCTACGAAATTAAAGGAAGCTTCTAATATTATAAAGGTTCCTATGAGATATTTACCAAAAATGCTTAATAAGAAAGATAATAAAAAGCAAGTTAAAATGTTGATAAAATCACAAGAACAATATAAAAAAGGGATATATTATACAAGAGAAAAAGTAGCATCTTTTAAAAGCAAAAAATCAAACCATATAGCAAATGCGCACAAAATATACAAGATTGAAAACATTACACCTACCAAAGAATTAGCATTAAAAACTGGCTGTAACTTAGAAACACTAATTAAGATTCTTAGGAAGGGCGAAGGTGCATACTATTCATCTGGTTCAAGACCAAATCAAACACCCCAATCATGGGGTTTAGCAAGATTGGCAAGCGCTTTAACATCAGGAAAAGCGGCGGCGGTTGATTACAAAATAATAAATGAAGGTTGTGATCATAAAAAAAAAGCATTTATATTAGCAAATAAAGCAAAACAAAAATATAAATCAGGTAAAGCAAAAGCTAAAAAGGTTAGAATATATAATGTTAAAAAATAATTCATAATATAATTTATTCATGAACGGGAATACTAGCTATTTATGTTTGTAATATAGGTGTTTGATATATATTCAAAAAAACCACTATATTCATCTATACCGCGTATATCTATGTTATCACTGTTATCACTGTTATCACTGTTATCACTGTTATCACTGTTATCACTGTTATCGCTGTTATCGCATTTATATATTGTATCTTTATTAAAACATATATCGCACCCTAACCCCAAAACAATTTTATATTTTAATTGCGGATATTTATTTTGTAATATATTATTTAAATTTTTAACATCTTCAATATCGTTAGCAATTTTATCTTGACCATGATGTTCTATGTGGTGTCTGCTAATATGACCTTTTCTAATGAAAATGACAATATCATTAGTAGTTTCCAATATATTAATTAATCTTTCGCATCGTCTATTATATTTTTCTACATCTGAATTAATTATTGCATCATTTTGAAAGTCATGAAGGAAGAAAACATCATATTTATTAATTTTATTAAATTGTTCTGAAAAATTCGCAAAATTATTTTCAAAACATTTAGATACACCATTATACGAAACATTCCAATCAAACGGAAATGCCATATTTCTTACATTGTGTCTTTTTAAAAATTTACCAACATCACAATCAATACCAATAGGTATATATATCATATATATTATATATTATATTTATATATATTATAAAAAAAATAAAAATATATTATAAATGAGATGATCTTCTAAGATCATTGTATTTATTATCAGGACATTTAAGATTATTTTCTTTACACGAAGGACCTTTATTATATAACCAATCTCCTAATTTTTCTCTATTATTTGGTATTGTTGTGGATGGCATAGTATAAAATTGGCGAGGTAATAATGATTTATTATATAAATCATCAGTTTCACGAAATACATTTTCACTAAAATACTTGTCAATATTTTTGCTTATTTTTGAATTTTCAATAGAACACGCAGAAAACATATTGTTATTTTTATCATATTTACGATCTAATATATTTAGGTTCATAAATGGATTTGCTTTTGTAGGTTTGACACATTTTTTATTATTTATAATATCAAGATTATTTTCATTTAAATATTTTTCTATTTGCTTATTTTTTTCATATTGATAATTATATATAATAATAGAAATTATCATGATTATTAATACAAATAAAATATATTTTGAATCATTAAAAACTAATGTAAATATAATTCCTAGAAATAATAATCCTCTTATTATAGAATTTAATTTTTCTTCAAAAGTCATATTAATATCAGGAATTAATACAGGTATTGTTAGTATATTTAAATTATCTAACCAAAACATTATTTTTGTTCTTATTCTACTAATATCTATATTATTTTAATTATTCTTTCTCATTCCTTTTCGCAAGTTTTGATTTTAATTTATTAACAGTCGCCATTTTTTTAAGGGCTGATTTATTAATAGTTTGTCGCGACCCTCCTTTTTGATTATTCATATTCCCCATCATATTTTTAAACATATCCATCCCTTCCTTATTATTCATCATAGATGACATCATATTCATCATAGATGCCATATCTGGTTCATTGGTTTTCTGTCCTGTTGTACCACCTGTACCACCTGTACCACCTGATTTATTAGCATTTCCTTGATTAGTAGGGTTGCCAAATAATCCGGGCATAGTTGACGCAAACTTTATAGCATCTTGAAGAAGGTTCTCTTGCTTTAATTCTCCTGTTGAAATTTTATTTGCCATTTTTCTACTTACATTAGAAATAAGTTCGCTAAAACCACTATCAGGATCACCAATCGCTTTTAGAATATCACCATTATCACCAATAGATTTTTGTAATTTTTCAACATCAACATCTTCTAATATTTCCTTAGCAAGTTTTCCAAGCATTGTATTCTCCATTTGAGACATATCTATACCCCCGCTTGCATCCTTACCTTTCTTTGTTTTTAATTCGTTCAATCTAACAATAATCTTTCTATGTAATTCATTAGTAATACTATCCGTATCTACTTCATTCTTTGTATCTTGTAAAACAGATAAATATATTTTAACATCATCATCGCTTAATTCATTCATAAACAAATAAAATACAGAGAAAAAATGATGACATAGAAAATCATCATTTAATAGTTTTCTAATAGATGTAACTGATATATTTTTATATATACAAACATCTTTTACATCATCATCTATAAACCAATCACTAGATGAACTAATATTATCAATATTAGTGTACGAAATCCAAAATGATTCAGGAATAGCTTTTAAATATATGATATATTCATCAGATGATTTATCAAGTGTGATATAATTCTCTTTAATAATTTTAATTATTCCCTTACCAAATGTGTAATCATCCGCCTTTTCATTATCCCTCATACTTTTAGCTGACGATTTGATACGCTTTATTAAATCAATATAATATTGATTAAATATAAATTGATTTGACATTAATAACCCTTATAAAATATATTATGATATTTCCTTATATATATTTAATAACTAATTAAAACTTTTGAGCATCTCTTAATTTTAGTAATTCTTCAATTGATTGAAGATTCTTAGTACCTTTAACAGATGTATCTTCATTAATATTTATATTATTAATACCATCACTCATATTATTATCATTTGTTATAAAATCCCATTTATAATTTTTATCATTTAATTCTTTTGTTTCATCTTCTATTATAGAAAAATTATCAGAGAATGAAGTTGAATTTAATGTGAAAGCAGATGGTTCATTATCATTTGTTGAATTAACTAATGGACTAATATCATTTCCTCCTGTAATACTAATACCATCACTTTTGCTACCAGTACCTGAAAGTGTCTTATCCATTCGCGTATTTTGAGTACTACATAGAATACCTCTACCTGGTAATAATAGGTAATCTAATACATCTTTACCAAATAGTAATTCTTTGCTAGGTAATATCATAAATGCTGGTACAGAATGAATTTTGCTTTCAATATTAATATTTTTATTACGTAAATCATCGATAGAAACAAGTTTTATTGTTTTATCCTTATCATATCTTTTAATATGTTCTAATAACATTTTACAATAATTGCAAAAATCACTATAAAATAATATCATTATTACATATATTTATAAAAATAAATTTTCTTTATATAATAATAAATTATAATTTCTAAGTTATTCAACTCTTTCAAATATACACCAACGATTGAAAGAACTAAATCGTTTTAGGTCTTTATTTTCTTCTTTGTCTAACTCTATAATAGATTTATAAAGATTTTCTTTATTTTCGCGCAAATCATCTATATTACTTTTAAATCTATTAAAGGTTTCAGAAAACAACTCGCTCTCTTTAATATTTAATCCATATTCTTTACATTTTTCTATTAAAAATTCATATGATACAACATATTCTGGGATTAATTTACTTGTTGTTTCAATAAATACATTTATTTGCTTGTTGTAAGGCGATACTTCATCTTTATCATAAGATCTCAATATAGCCCATATAGGTTCACCTTTATCTTCTTTTCTATTTGATAACTTTTTGAAACCTTCTATTTTATCTCCGCCGTTATTTTTAATATCTGTTTCAATTTTTTCACCATCCATAAAAGTACAGAAAAATACTCCTCCGACATTTAATAATTGGCTAACATTTAGTAAAAATCCATCTAATGTTTCTTCATTTTTAAAGAAATAGTGGATACCGAACATACAAGAACATACATCAAAACCATTAACACCTCTTCCTATAATTTTATTATATTGCGTATCTATCCTTCTATTACCTTTATTAAATACTATTTTTAATACATTATAACTGTCTTTATCATCTCTTGAAGGGTCATCGCTTATAGCACAATCCCCTGTTTTTATTGATTTGCTACAATCGCCAACAGCAAATACCATTTCAGGAAATATCATATTATTAACATTTTTCATATTAATAAAGAATCTCTTCCTCTCTCGCAATAATCGCGCATAAGCTCCGTGATTAGGGCTATATATATTGTTTTTTACTAGATCTACACCCAATACAAACCTATATTCATTTTTAATCCATCTATTAAGATCACCACCTTGACCACAAGCTAACTCAACTATGGAACCCTTTTTAGAAGGTTTAGAATAAAGAAGGTCTTTTATTCCGTGATTATGAAATACCAACATTTGATGCGACAGTCTTGCTTCATTCTGTATAGTTCGCGAATAATAAATATCTTCTGAACTTAGTTCAGCAACATCCATATTATTGGCTATACGTTCATTACCTATAATATTATTTTGAGAGATTGGGTTATGTATTGATCTCCATATATTACAAGCGACACTAAAATCATTTAGAGTTTTTGATAATACTCCCTGTCTATATATACGCGTCTTATCTTCCCTTACTCTCATAGGTTTCCACCGCAATGAAGGATTTGTCTCGCTACTATCATAATTAAACTCAACAATGATTTCATCATCTATCTTATCTCCATTAACGCATCTAATTTCTTTATTCGGAAGCATTTTAATTAATGATTTTTCAATCCCTTTTTCATAATAATACTCAGGCATAAACAACCGACATACATATTTTTCTCTTTCTTTTATTTTATCTCTAAATTGATTAAACTTATAAATATAATTAAATACATCATTCATATTATAGTTTTCAATCTGAGATGCATTATAACCAACATATAATTTAAACTCAACATAATTAACGGTATCTATTGTAATGATTTCCCCTTTTTTTACTAAAAAGTCTATGCTATTTTGCTCAGGTGGTTTCCATTTAAACACCTTATTCCACCCAAGTTTATCAGTAATAGGTTCTGGTTTATTCGCATAATTAGAGTAAACCGCAAGTTTTGCTGGTGTAAAAATCAAACCGTCTATTTCATATTGATATATTATTTCCTGTGTTAGTATTTTTTTACAATCATTTAATATATCTTTTGAATACATATGCTCCTTGACAATGTAATCAATCGCGTATTCATTATTGCTTTTTAATAACTTTTCTGTTTTTAATAAATAATTGTATCTACTTTGCGAACCTTCTGATGAACTATTATCAGACGTCGCCATTAAAGGAAGTTGTGTTATTTTTTTCCCATTACAATAATACATATCAAATGACGCATATAGTCCAATAGAAGCATTATCAGTACGTTTATTACATGTTATATATTCACCGTCAATAAGTGAATTATATAATTCGCTAGGACTTTTTAGCCCGGTATCAATAACTTGATGCGAATTGTTTATTAAGTAAACACCTCCTGTACTGTTTATATACATTAACAGTCTCTCGCCATCTGCTTTTTCAGTTACTGTATATTCTGATAAAATACTTGAAATACCATAGCCACTTTCAAAATCGCTTGGATTTAACATATTCATTCGTTCAAGAGTGAAAGGTTTTGGAGTCAATAAAGGAGGTTTTTTATCATCAAATCTTCTAGTGTAAATATCATTTTTAACAAGATTCCCATAATCTTTTATAACATCTAATTGTTGATTTTTAGAAATTATAAAACTATTTAAATGTAATGCTTGCTCCATTTTAATAATTGACGGTATTATATTATCTTTATCAGTATTTGTTATATCTATATAAAACTCGTATTGCTGTGTTTTATTAATAATCTTAGATTTATTCAGTGATGTATAACAATCTTCGTCAGTCTTTTCATAAAAATCTCGGTCATGTGTTTTAGTAATATTTACTATATATTTGATATTAGTCTTGGGGTCGGTATAAGTGATACATTTATTAATTTTGAAATATTTTCGCATACTATCCCAATTTACATCAGGATTCTTTTCTGTTTTTATTTTTAACTTTTTAATATTTAAAAATATCAAATTAGAATCAAATAATGTATTTACAACATGTTTAGATACTACACTATGTTTATACCAGTCAATATAATTTTCATCATATTTGTAATTATTATTATTACAATAATATAATATTTTCTTAGAGTTCTTAATAGTTAATAAATAATCGGTTGAATATACATGTAGAGTTTGAGGTTCTTCATCTCTAATATATCCCTCATTATTCATTATATTAACAAAGTTATAAAAATTATCTTCTGACCATAAGTCAACGTTTTCAACTTTGATAATATTTTCAATATTTTCATGTATATTTAATGATATATTATCTATAATTGTGAAGATAGCATCATCCTTTAATATTTCCATATTATATCTATATTATCTAATAAATATAGATATTATAGATTTATATATCATTTTTTTATATAAATAAAAAAAATGATATATTCATATAGATAAATTAAATTTATTAAAATGTCAAAAATGTTTATGCCTATCAAATTTAATACTACAATTATATTAACTCCTAATGAATTAAATAAACATTTTGAAAATACAATTTTGACAAAAATTAAAGCAACATTAGAAAATAGTTGCAGTAAGCATGGATACATTAAAAAGGATAGTATTAAGCTAATTAAAAGATCGCCCGGTTATATTAAAGAATCCCATTTTAATGGTAATATCGCATATGATTTAAATTGTATTGCGGAGATTTGCAATCCAGCGCAAGATTCTATTGTTAAATGTATTGTTAAAGCAAAGAATAATCTTGGATTACTCGCTATCGGTAAATACGAAGATATGGCAATTTTGGAAGTAATAATCCCAAAGATATCTTCGGGAATACTTTCAGATGTTAATATTGAAAATATTAACATAGGAGATGAAATAAATGTTGTTGTATGTGGTAAAAAATTTACTCTTTATGATAAAATGATATCTATAATTGGAAAAATTATTAAGGATAAATATAATGATGATATTAGCGTAATTGAGGAGGACGAGGATGATAGTCCGTCAATAGATGACGAAGAAGAAGATATATTATCATATGTCGACGATGAATTGATGGATGACGACGAACCATATGATGATGAAGAAGATGACGAGACTGATAATGTTACTGTTAGAAAATTAATAATTAATGATGAAAATGAAAAAAATACTGGCGGCGATTTTAATTTATTTGAAGATGAAGAAGAATTAGAAGATGAGGAAGAATTAGAAGAAGATGATATTGATGATTTAGATGAAGATGGCGAAGAAGATGTCGAAGAATATTTAAGCGATGATTATGAATAATTTATATATAAAAAATAACTTATTGTTATTAATATTTATAATGAATAAAATTGACTTATGTAAAACAATACAGGCTAATGTTTCTAAATTAACCGATAATGAAAATTTGGAATTATTTAAAATAATATTAGATACAAATGCAAATTATACTAAAAATAATAACGGTGTATTTTTGAATCTTAATTGGATTGACGAAGAATTACTTATTAAAATGAATAATTATATTATTTTTTGTATTAAATCTCAAAATGAAATATCAAAATATGAATTAATGAAAACATTACTGAATGATAGCATTAATACAAAAGAAAATAATGAAAATAATGAAAATATTGAAAATACTTCCAATGATAAAGATAATATCATAAATGTTGACGATGATAACAATGTTGCTTCGCTTAATGGATTGTCGGCTAATATAACTAACCAAAAGCAGAAATTCTCTTCTAGTATGAAATTTTACTTACTTAAAAAAAAATTTATGAAGCAAAATAATAATTATAATGTTTGCCTAGAAAATGATTTAACATACGAGGATTATTTAATTACATAAAAAAATGATATATAGATATTACTAAGAAATATACAAAAATGTTAGATGTTATTTATAATAAATTAAAGGCTTCTAATGATCTGTCTATGAGTGAATGGAAAGATGTTGACCCAACCATTTTTAATAAACATGTTCAATATACACATGAAACTGGTATAAAAAAAAATGATATTCTAAAAGAGTTAAAAATTGAGCCAACAATAGATGTATGTGAAGTATGCGAAGTTGCTATTAAAAAAGATAAGGTATTACATAAAAACACACCTATTATATCTAAAAATAAAAAAGACGAAACTATTAAACCACTTGATGTTATTATCAAAGAAACCATGTCATTTGATAATTCAACAAAATATATAAAAGATGTGTTAATAACTTTGATATCTAAGGAAGAGTTTACAAAGATATTTGGACTGACAAAATGTGCTGAAATAATGTCAGGTATAGTCAATAATAGATGGAACAAATCAACCGCATTATTTATATCTTTTCTTCTAGATAAAGAAATTTATTATAATGAAAAAGTAGTATTATATAATAAAGAAAAAAATATAGGAAGGATTACAATAGCAAAAATATAGTTTATGTTTATAATTTAGGTTTATATAGAGGAAATAAAATTAGTTTATTTTTATTAATTAATGTATTAGCAATATAATTACATAATAATTTATTATTTTTCATCTTAATTGTTTTAGCAACACCTGTTTGCTTAGCTGTTGTCAGTTGATTTATAAATAATGTATGGTCTTCGTAGGTAAAAGTTTCGCAAACTCTACCAGTTTTTTTTCCTTCTCCTATTGTAAATATTTTCAATATATATTTATTTTTAGAGCGAACTATGATACCCCATACTGTTTTTTCATTAGTCATATCACTTGGAATATAATTATTATTATTAATGCGATTTGAGAAAAATTCTTTAATATATGTTGATGAAGGGCCTACATTCTGCTCATTATTTGTTTTCATATTGAAGAGTTTAATATTTTTTTTTATTGATATTATTTGTTTATTATCAATATGTTTTAAATATTCTGTATAATTTTTATATTTTTTACTAATTTTTTTGTCTTTTTCATTATATTGAATATATGTGTTGTCATCTTCACTATTCTCATTAAACATGTTAATATACCCAATATATTCATTATTATTATCAGCATAAGATGGGATATCTTGTGCTTTTATTAAAATACCTTGTTCATATAAGCATTCGCATATAAATTGAATTTTTTTATCAAAATCATCAATAATTGTAGAAGGATATGACTTTAATATATAACCTATTAATATTTTAAATTCACCAGCATTAATTTTTAAATATAATGATAATGTTGTTTTATTAGCATCATTATAATCAATATTTAACTTATTAATTACTTTATTAATTGCTTTTTTGTTTTCATCTATCTTTAATCCATCGCTTTTATCGCTTTTATCTTTATTTGAATTTTTACTATCAACATCTTCTATTGTTTTTATTAATATCTCATTATTATACCTAATGATTTTGTGTTTTCTATCATTTTCAATGGGATTTATTAATAACCCATTCTTATACCGAATAATATACTTATTAGGTATAAATGTATTAGGATATATTATATTTTTAACAGTATACATTAATATATCATTTTCAATTTTAAATCCAATATTATTTTTTAACGTTTCAAAATCAATATATATATTAGTTGCATCTTCAATATTATTTTTAATTATATTATTAATTATATTTCTAATATTATTTTTAATACTTGCTAAAAGATGTTTATAAATTTCACTACGAAACCCAGTAGCATCTATTTTAACATCCATATTATCAGCATTACATTTTGGTTCATTTAATTCTTCTTCGCCATAATTATATTTAATTTGTGCTCCTTGTGATGTTTGAATATTAACATTATCTAATTTAAAAATAGATTTTGGAAAATAATTAATATTTTTCATTAAATAGCAATCTATCGCATTATCCATAATAATCTTGTCAACTTTTTTACTTTCAATATATTTTCTTGTAGAAATTCTAAAAGCATTTATATCTATACTTTCTCTATTTTCATCGTCATTTACACTAGCATGCATAAATACAGAAACATTGCGATTTTCAATATTTAGTCTGTTATGTCTACAATTACGAATACCACGTCCAACAATTTGGTCTGACCTATTGAAATGATACCATGGCTCTATTAAATGAATTTCGCGAGTATTATAAAAACTCAATCCTTCGCTTGCAACAGGTGTTATAAGAATTACTTTTATTTTTGAACCGTTATAATTACTGTCGCTATTAATTATTTTTATTAAATCATCAATTTTAGTATTCCCCATATATTCTTTTTTGTCACTTGTAAGAATACAATATTTTGGATTACTAATGTCATCATACTTTGGAGGGTTTTCTACAATATTAGCATTTTTTAAAATATTATTAGTTCCTTCTCGTGTATATCCTAAGTGTTCTAAGCAAATTGCTATTGGAATTATACCTGATAGTAAAAAACGTGAGTATATTACAACAATCCCATTTGATTTACGAATAAAATTACAAACATTTAAAAACTTTCCCGAGTATTTACCTAAATGTTCTTCATCTGGCATTAGCGCATCCTTATATTTTTCAAAATATTTTAATTCTATTGGGTCTGTTTCTTTTGTTTTACTAAAAAAATTATAAAACCCTTTAATACCTATTTCAGTATCATATACAATATTCATAGGCTGTAATATTTTCATATTATTATTTTGTTTATCATCGTTGTCATCATCTTCTTCTACATCAATATCATCATTTATATCAATATTTTCAAGTTTATCTATAAGTATCTTCTGAGCTTGTCCCAATTTTGATATTACAATATCTTCGTCTATATTTTTAAACCATTCAATATTTTCTTTGCTAATTAATTTATTATTGGGGTCTTTAATAGGTGCTTTTTCTAATACCTTTATTCCACTATCACTCGGATTTAATTTTAAAGCAAATGTAAAAGGATTTTTACCTTTTAAGTAAGAAATATATGTATTAGATAATTTTTTAATAAGGCTAATGACATTAGGATCATCAATATTAAACGCCTTATTATTATTGAATATCTTTTTATTATCATTTAAAATATTATTTCGCTTATCATTTATAATTAGTAATTTTAAAAGTTCTAATATATCTCTTGGTTCATTATACATAGGTGTAGCAGATAATAATATTAATCTATTATTAACACCTGCTTTAAGACATTTTGTTAATGCTACATATGTATCCTTGACTTTCTTATTTGTACTTCTAATGTTATGCGCTTCATCTATTATAATAACCTTATTTTCTACAATTTTATTAGTATATTTTTCTTTTATGTGTTTGGCAAAACGGTCATATGTAAAAATTTCATAGCGAGTTTTTAATATCGCTTTTAGTTCGCTTTTCAGTTCATTAAGCTTTTCCTTATCCTTATCTTTATTATCTTTATTAAATTTAGATTTATAAATATTTAATAATTTAATATAATTTTGGTCTGTACATTGATTAGATAATTTTTCAAATGTGTCAAAATCATCAATATTAAATACTTGCGATTTGAAGCTATTTTTTAATGATTGAGGCATAATAACCCAAATCATAGGTTCGGAAGTTGTCTGTGAACTTAATAATGCTTCGGATATAGTAATAGCAGAACATGTTTTACCTACACCTACACCATGATATAGAAGAACACTTTTATATGGTGTTCTATATGATATATATTGACCTATAAAATATTGATACAACATTTTATCAAACTTCCCACATAATTTATTAGAAACTTCATCAAAATCTTTAACATTATTTATTATAGGGAAATCTGGAATTTTATGTATTAAAAATTCTTTATTATTAGATATTTTAGATGTAAATTTTGGGTCATCTAAATCAGGATAATATAATTCAAAATGGTCGCTTTTAATAGAAGAACTAGACTTATTAGACTTATTAGACTTATTAGACTTATTAGACTTATTAGACTTATTAGAGTTATTAGAGTTATTAGAGTTATTAGAGTTATTAGATTTATTAGACTTATTAGAGTTATTAGAGTTATTAGAGTTATTAGAGTTATTAGAGTTATTAGATTTATTAGAGTTATTAGATTTATTAGAGTTATTAGATTTATTAGAGTTATTAGATTTATTAGATGAAGCAGACAACGATGAACCAGGAGAAGATATTATTTTTTTATCAGATGATAATGATTTTTTAGGAGATGTTGTTTTTTTAACAGGTACTTTTCTAGGTCTTCCTCTTTTAACAATATTTTCAGGTTTATTCTTTATTTTATTACAGCGACCTGTATCAGGATTTAATACTTTGCCTTCTGGACATTTCTTTGGAGACTTAAATTTATCAATATTTTTATTAATAGTATTCTTTATCAATATACAGCGACCTGTATTCGGGTTTAATACTTTTCCTTCTGGGCATTTCTTTGGAGACTTAGGTTTCGTAATATTTTTATCATCTGATAATGATTTTTTAGGAGATGTTGTTTTTTTAACAGGTACTTTTCTAGGTCTTCCTCTTTTTTTAATTATATTTAGGGAATTTATTGGGTGCGTAGATGTTTGAATAGGTTTAGGAGATGTTTTTTTTTTATTTTTAATCATTAATCCTTTCTATTTAGATTAAAGAAGATTTATAATAGCAACGATTCTTTAATTATATTGTGAACCTTTTTGAAAATTTCTATTCTTTCAATATTATGATATTTAATATGAGACAACACATCAGTGTATGATAACCATTTAATATCACGAACCTCTCTAATTTGCTCTATACAGTTGTTATCTAAGAATATTTTAGATTTTTCCTTAACAATTTTTGCGATATAATAAACATGCTTATATAATATGTTATTAGTCCCAAAAAATATTTCTTGAAATGGATATATTTCTTTAATTATTTGAATATCATCTTTGAATAACTGCGTTTCTTCACAAAATTCCCTAATAGAACAATCAATATCACTTTCCCTAATTTTCTTTCGTCCTTTCGGAAATCCCCATTCTTGCTCTAAGTAATTACATTTGATCTTGTTTGATTTTAATATATTTTTAAGATTGATATTATTAATAACATAATCAAATTTTGATTTAGATTCAATATATTCCTTTGTATGTTTGAAATTATGTTGCGATGTTTGGCACCATGTATAATTCCAAATGCTATCAAATGTATTTTCTAATAACATTTTCTTTTCATTCTCAGTCATATAGTCAATTAATTGCTTAATATAATTAAAATCTGTCTGATTATATTTTCCTCTAACAAATTCCATAAAGGACAAGCTATCTTTGCGTTGAATCATTATATATTTAATTTCTCCATTATCTATTTTATAACAGATAATGCCAAAACTCATTATAGGATGCAAGCAATCTTTATATAAATGACCATTGATACCACAATTTCTACATATCTGCGGTCTAAAATATCCTAAGCGTTTAGGGTCGTCTTCTTTTTTTTTCATAATTATAAATTAAAACATTACATTATAATATTGACGATTTCTTAAATCTTTTTATTTATATTATGTAATGACAACAATACAATATTTTCCAAGTTTGCGTGATTATACATATAAATCTTTAATTTCAAGAAATGGAATAAGAATAAACATTGCTGATTTTATATATGAATGGAAGAGTGAAGATGATGCTTCTGATTATTTTGATTTATACAGAAGCGATGGTTATTACAGATTAAATTACAATATAATCACATATTTATTAATAAATAATCAGCAATTATTTCTAAATAATTTTTCAAAATCGGAGTTATTAGATTTTGTACGTGATAACATATTTTTTTATCCTAATCCCAAAGTTAAAGAATATGAAAACTATATGGAAATTAATAAAATAGATATTTATTCTTTTATTCTAGGTCAATTTAAAAATATACAGATATTATCTAATTCTTTAATGTCAGGAAAAAAATTACCTACTATATATGCGATTGCGGATACACCGCGTTATACTAGATATGGGAAAAATAAAGAAAAATTAGTTTTATATCGCGGTTTTAAATATCCTGGATGTAAAAAAATGCTACACAACATACATATAGGTAAGGTAATTACAACAGAAATATTTTTATCAACATCAATACAGGAATATATAGCAATTAAATATGCTTTTAATTATGACAATGATGTAAATAAACATATTGTATGGAAAATTATTATAGACGGAGATATGTTTGACATTTTTAATTATACATTCATTTCAGAACCTTTTAATATTCACGATAATTTAGAGACACTTTTTGCTAATAGTAATATTGAATGTGAATTTTTATTAAATATGGGAGCGCTTTTAAAATGTGTAGACATTAATGTTATTTATGATTTTCAAGGTTATTATATTAAGGGTTATAATATTCCAAAAAAAGAATATACAGAATATACATTTAAATTTATAGGCTGGGATTATGATTATATTGAGCGTATAAATAGTAATATGAGTAAATATATAAATTATTTAAAATAGACTAAATTTATCAATGTTATCATTTGTGTAAGGTTCTACATTATTTACTTCTGCCGGTCTAGCATTAACCGGTTGTTTTTCATGTGTTTTAAAAGTATTAAAAGCTGTATCTAAGGGCGATAGGTTATCTGACGAATCAAAACCATTATAATTTCCATTAACTGGTTGTGATGAATGTAATTGATGAACATCCATATGTTGCGATTGTTGAGGAACGGTTGATTGTGTTTGTTGAGGTACAGGAGGTTGATATTGTTGAGGTAAATGTTCTGCTGAATGTTCATTTGACAGTTGTTGTTCTTTGGGATTATTTAAATCATTTTCATACATGTTCATAATATTTTTAGCGTAACTATTCGCATCTGTGCTATTAACATTATTAGTTGCTGTATCTTCTGAAACTCTTTCATTTGCTAAATCATAGGTTGACATTGATATAAAAAGAGAGATTATAATCATTATACAATAAAATATAATCATTATCGCTAATACCCATGCTAGAAGCCAACACCACCATCTAGTATTATAATTACCACCAGTAACAATACATGTTAACTCAAATAGAGACATTAATATAGAAGGAATAGATATTATTAATATAAATATAACAAATACTAATCGTTGTTCTATCGGTATTTTGCTACTCGTAAATAATATTGATAAACATATTATTATTATAGTTATAAATAGGGCTATACCCGCATATTTTGATTGTTCCGAGCCTAAAAATACATCACTTAAACTAGTTGTAGTCGCGGCAGGCATATTATATATATATTCTAATATGATAGAAAGAAAAATAAAAAATGATATTGATAATTATATAAATATATAATCACATTATTAATAAATATGGGTATACCTTATTATTTTTATTCGTTGACACAAAAATACAATAATATTATTTCAAATAATAAACCACTTGATTTAAATATATATTGTATAGATTTCAATGGCATTATACATAATGTCGCGCAAGATATTATTAAAAAATACAAGGATACAGTAGAAAAAGCAAATAATGATAATATTGAAAGCGAGATTATAGAGGGAGTTTGGAATAGGATACAGTTTTATATTGAAACTTATAAAGCAGAAAAATATATAATTTGCGCGGATGGTGTAGCGCCACTAGCAAAAATGTTTCAGCAAAGAAAGCGTAGATATTTAAACATCTATAAAAATGTTTTAGATAATGTTAATATTATTTGGGATACAAATGCTATTACACCAGGCACATTATTTATGGAGAAATTAAACACATATATTAGGAGAAATATTAATGATGACAGCAATAAAAATAATGTTATTTACAGCGGTAGTAATGAGTGTGGCGAAGGAGAGCATAAAATATTTAAAATGATTAAAGATGACCCTATTGATGACAGAATAATCATTCACGGACTTGATGCTGATTTAATTATATTATCACTAATGTCTCATAGGGAAAACATATATTTGATGAGAGAGATGAAAGACCCTCATACAAATAATACGGTTTATAATTATTTAAATATTAAGGAATTACGCAAAGCAATATTATGCGAATTAAAAACAAATTGGGATATTAGTTCTGAAACAATTGACAATGACAATGATTTGATAGATACATACTGTACAGCATGTTCAATTTTAGGTAATGATTTTATCCCACATTTATTAACTATTGAATTAAAAAATAATGGCATTGATACTTTATTATCAGCTACAAAAAGGGCTATTAAAACTAACGGGTTATTAGTTGTTGGTGGTGTAATAAATCACAATTGTCTCATTAATATTTTCAAAGATTTGGCTAATTCAGAAGATGAAGATATCCATACTATATGTGAAAGATATATTAAAAAAAGACCGCCTGATAATAAAAATACACCAAGTGATTATTATGGGTTAAAAAATAAGGACCCTTTAATTCATACTATTTACAATAGTCCTAATAAATGGCGCCAAGAATATTATAGAATAATATTTGACAATAATATATCTATTGATTCAACTGTAATGTTTAACGCATGTAATAATTATATTAAAGGGATATATTGGGTTTATTCATATTATAAGGGTATGAATATAGATTGCGAATGGTATTATCCTTATAATTATCCGCCTACAATTAAAGATATACTTAATCATTCAATAGCAAATGAGGTACCTATTTTAAATAATGATAATGATTTTGTTCCATCGTATATTCAGTTATTAATAGTTTTGCCAAAATATAGCATTAATTTACTTTCTAAAAAACATCAGCGATATATGATGGATATATATTCTGGTCTATTTCATATGTATCCTGTAAAGTATAATATTCAAACATTTCTCAAAACACAACTATGGGAATGCTCGCCTATTCTTCCATTAATTAATTTAAATTATATGAGAAGGGTATTAGAATTAGAAAATAAGTATTGATAAGTAAATATAAAAAATAATATATATATATATAATATTGTTATGTAAGCTTGTTAAGACAAGCTTAATCATATGATGTCTTTGTTGCTATTTCGTCCAATAGACATTTTGGAAATATTATAGGAATTGTATACCAATTATTGGTATAATATTTACTACTAATATAATCTATAACATCTTTTTCATTAACAAGGGTTTTACTTAGCATATTGATAAAATATGAGTTATATTTGAACATTGTAATAATAAACGCTATTTCAAATTCTACATTATTATATTTATCATCATCTTCAAATGTATCCACGTCGTCATCTGTAATATCATTATATGCCATAACGATTGCATGTTTTACATGAAGATTTATATAAAATTTTTCAATATTTTTCTTTTGTTCATTAACCATCTTTTCTTTTACACCCTCAACTATATACTCATTTTCTTTCAATAAATTTATTATTATATTATAAACCTTTCTTTTATATTTTTTATTAATATTTAACTTCATCGCACCAGTATTCACATCAAATTTACCTCCATTAACAAATTCTTTTTCTGTTTTTTCCATTGATAAAAACATTATTTGCTTATAATATATATCTATTTTACATCTGTCATAACTCAAATTAATATTCTTATTTAATCTTGCTATTTTACATGTGCGTGCTATAATCTTTGCTTTTTTAATATTAACATCTGTAAAAGTTTTGTCATTTGTAAATATAATTTCGCTAAGAAGTTCGTAATTAATCATGGACATTTTGCTTTGCTCGGTTGTTGATTTCAGATATTTCCTTTGTTCTTCAATTTCAGTTATTTGGCTCTTGTTGTTAATTTTAAATTTTATAATCATTTTTTTTTAAATATTTTAAAAAATATAACATATATAATTTTAAAAAAATAAATAGCATTAAAATAGAGATACCCATTATATATGCCAACGCAAATAAAACACCCACCTAAACCGGCAAAATCAAAAACTCAACCTAAAAAGACATCTAAAACCGCAAAATCAAAATCTTCACCTAAAAAGACTGCTGGGTCGCCTAAAACTCTGTCTAAAAAGGTGCCTAAACCACAATCTAGATCCAAAACATCAAAATCTCCACCTAAAAAAGCTGGGGGGGTTGGTTCTCCACCTAAACATTCAATTTCAAGAGCAGAAATACCAAGTATTAAACTTGATGATATGCCTGATGAATTACTAGGAAATATATTCGGTCGTTTAGATTTAAAAAGGTCAACGAAACTAAAAGGAATAAATCATTCTTTTGCTAAAAAAAATTTAGTTATTGAATCAGAAAAATTAGATTTAACCAGAATAAAAATTAATAAAACTATAATTGATATCATAAATAAATATTTAGATAAAGCAAAAGTCAAGATATTAATATTAGATGATATAACATTTGAAGACGAAAAATGTTTTGATGAATTTATAAAATATCTTAAAAAATTTGAAAATATTGAGGAACTACAAATATGTAGATTTTGGTCACAACAATATAAATATAAACGCATTAATAGTCATTATAATAATTATTTTATTCTCTTGATTGAAAATATTAGGTTCTTAGTAAATCTAAAAAAATTAACAATAAAAAGTATAGATATTGAAGAAGAAACAGAGAATAATATAGAAAAACCATTTTCTATTGTATTTATAGAAACTTTGAAATTATTAGTAAATCTTAAACATTTAATATTTGAACATAATCTTATTTCTCCTGATACATCAAGATACATAAATTCCACAATTTATGGAAGGCCAATTAATGGAATTAGAGGAATTAATGGAATTAAGCATATTACTACGTATGAAGATGAACATAATGTAATGAAGAAGGAAAATGGTCATTAATTTATATAATATAAGCACAATTAAACTTATTTATTTCCTATAAAAATTATTAAATAAATAAATAGTAGATAAATAGATTATACCATATGTCTTCACCTTCAAAAAAGTTACCATTAAAAGCAAAACCTAACAAATCTAAATCATCTCCTAAAATAACTTCACTTATGACATCGCCGGCATCTTCCAAAACTAAAACATCAAGTATAAAACTAGATAATATACCTGACGATATATTAATTATTATTTTGAATAGATTAGATATTCTTCACTTGATAAAAGTATACTTAGCAAATAAATCTTTTGCTAAAAAAAAGTTAGTTATTGAATTAGAAACTGTTGATTTAAGCAACTTAAAAATAAATAAGTTTATTATTGATTTCATAGATAAAAATTTAGATAAATCAAAAATAAAAAGATTAATATTAAATAACACATCTTTTTCTAGCGATGAAGAGTTTATACATCTTGTAGGTAATACTAAAATATTTGAAAATGTAGAAGAAATACAAATAAAAAATACTCTAATTGATAAAAATTGTACTGATTTTTTTGAAAAATATTGGGACTTAAAAAAATTAGATGAATCAAAAATTAAAAAGTTAGTATTAGATTCTTTATCGTTTTTTAGCGATGATGACTTTGATAAATTAATTTATAATATTGAATACTATCAAAAATTAGAGGAATTGGAAATAAACAATTTTCAATATAAATATGAAGGGTCTATTGGTTATTTTAATATATTGATTGAACAAATAAGGGTTTTAGTTAACCTTAAAATATTAAAAATAAGTAATACCGACATTAATACGGAAACTGAATCAGACACTGATTTGATATTTACTGATGTATTTTTAGAAACTTTAGAAGAGTTAGTAAATTTAAAACATTTAATATTTACTAATAATGATATTGATATTGTGTTGTTAAGAAAAATATCAAAAAAAATTAAGAAAAAATTTAAAAATTTAGAAACATATGGAATTGGTGTATATACAAATTCACATTCAAGTTCACATTCAAATTCGCATTCAAGTTCATAATATAATTTATTAGTTTAGATTTAAATTCATATTTGGAAATAAAATGTTCTAATTTACAATTATTTTTTTAAAATTTGATTATATCTAATTATTAAGTAATTAGTACAAATCAACTGAGTAATCAACTGAGTAATCAACTGAGTAATCAACAAGCAATCAATAAGCAATCAATAAGCAATCAACTGAGCAATCAATAAAGCAATCAATAAGCAATCGACAAATTAACAATGAGTGCTATTAATTATGAACTTCTCAGCGAAATTATATTTACAAACGAGAAAGTATTTGATTTTATTGATATTAATAAGGCAAGGATATTGTCTTGTATCTGTAAAAACGCAAGTTTAAACAAAAATATTAATTTAAGTATTGACAGATTTAAAGCACGCGAATATTTTGATAAAATATTTGATATACTTTCATATCACATAATGAATACAAAAAAGAAAGCATATTTAATAAGGAATGGTATTGAAGAAACAAATAATGAAGATTATAGTATTACATCTCAGCTTGATAATATTGTAGATGATTTAAAGAAAGAGAATATAAATGTACTTGATGGTTTTAGAGAACTTATTGTTCTAGAATTCAAGGAATTTATTTATAATTATGCGTACTGTGGTGGAGATAGTTATGATATTGAATATAATTTAGATTATTGTATTCAATATAACTTAGTAGTTAATTATTTTGGATACTATGAATATTATGAAAATCATACATATGACCCAACACATTTTATAATAACGCCAGATACTCTCTATGACTTTCGCAAAGTATAAATATATAATTGTTAATATTAATATGTATTTGTAATGTATTTATTTTTTTATTTAATGGCCATATATCATATTTATAATTATATATTTATAATAATATAGAGTTATGTTCAAAGATATAGCACACTTTAACAATATAAATGATTATTTGCCAATTTTAAATGCTATACTAGTTGTTGAAATAGTAGTTATTATGTTAACATATTCAAATATGTTAGGTAAATATTTACGGATATGGTATCAACAGTTTTTATTATCAGCTCTATTAGCAGATGTTCTTGTAATATTTATAGTTGTTATCATAGCAAGGGCAATATATTATTATATTTTTGATACATTTTCAATCATTAATTTTATATTAGTTATGCTAGTAATACAAATTACCCATGATATTTTATTTTATTTAATGATAAGTATAATTCCAAGAGGTGCTAATAAAATAATAGATTTGTTTAAAGATTACGCAGATGAAGTATCGTATAAAGCAATAATAGGAGACAGTATAATGATTATTGCCACAGGATTAATTGCTTCATATCTCGCAAATTTTGATGCTAATGTAAATATTATAATATTAGCAGTATTCGTATATTTATTACAATATATTCTACATACATAAATATATTTTAACAAATTTAATATAATATAAAACTAATAATATTTTTTGAATAATAATAAAAAATGATAATATATCCTAACACAACTTAAATCAAGAAATCAATACATAAAAATTATAATGTATGAATGTGTGATGGTTGACAATATTCATGAAAGTATATATGATATATGCGAAAGTATATATGACAATATGTGCTATTGTGATTGTAATTTCAATAATGATAATATTACAATTATTCAAGACTTACTTAATTTTATTGAAGATCGCATGGGAACTATTTCAAAATATGATATTAATAATATGATAGTATGGTATGGGATTGACAATGCTGTTACTGAGTATAATAATTATTATGGAATATCTAATATAGACGTTAATGATTTCACAAAGTCACTTTTAACATTCTTGATTCTCTTATCATTTAAGGTTGAATATATTAACCACTAATAATATTATATAACAATATATTCTTCTCCGTCTATACTATAATTAATTTCATTATCATTTATTGGTATTTCGTTATTAATATCTAAATTATTTAATTCATTTATATTATTCAATATAATATCATCGCGTTTCTTATTGTTTATTTTAGAAACAATAGATATATCATTAATATTAACATAATTATTATTTATTTTTATTAATTTAGCACCTTTTTTTGTTTTATATACTTGAAATTCCTTATCACTATAAATATATTTCTCATTCGTCAAAATTTTCTGGGATCCCATAATTATATTAAATATTTATTTTGCATTTATATATAAATATGGCAACTATTGGTTTTATTATTTTAAGGCATATAAATAGTAGTATCGCAAATAAATAATTATATAAAACTCATATGACTATGATAATAATTTTAATAAAAATAATAATTTTAAATAAAAATATGATTTAAAAAATAAAAATTGATAGGTATCTTTACTTTATATAAAGATTAAACAAGTAATATAATACAACAATGAACGTTCTTCTCGCTAAAAATTTTAATGTTGACAAGCTTAAGTATTCTGAACTCAAGATTATGAAATCAGGCGCTAAATCAGTTTACATTAATTATAATGGAAATAAGGTAAATCTACAAACACCTATTCTCAATATTCCTTATGGAGTTAATGACAATATGCAGTTTATTAAGAAAGATGACACGCGAAAGGATGAAGAACGCAAATATGATATCACTGTATCATTTAAAGGAATGGATGAAAATCCAAAGATTAAGCAATTTTACGATAAAATGAAGGAATTGGAGCAAAAAATTATTGATGATGCTTTCACAAATCGTCTTGCTTGGTTCAAGAATAATTGTAGTGGAAACAAAGATTTTGTATCTGCTATGTTTACTCCAATTGTTAAGCATGATAAAGATAAGGTAACGGGAGAATATGCTAATAAATATCCGCCAACTTTCAAGGCAAAGATTCCATATAATTCTTCTGAAAATAAGTTTGACTTTGATTGCTATGATATGGATAACAATGAAATCAATTTTAATGATATTCTGTCAAATCTTAAAGGTGGAAAGGCGCAATTTATTATTCAATTGAGTGGTATTTGGTTTTCTGCTGGTATCTTTGGGTGTAGTTGGAAGATTGTATCATCAAAATTCCAACAGATTAATATGTCAAAACCAACATTTGTTCCTGACAGTGATGATGAATTGAATAACGGAGGTGATGATGAAGATGATGATGATATTTCAGTAGATAATGATATTGTCGCAAAGATTACACAAAAGCAACAGGTTGTTGATAAAAAAGTAGTTGTAGAAAAACCTGTTGTTGTAGCAAAATCTGCTCAAAAAGTTGTTGTTCCTTCTGAGGATGAAGACGACGATGAAGATGATGATGAAGACGAAGAAGAAGATGAAAACGAAAATGATAAAGAGCTTGCTAATGTTGATGAAGAAGATGAAGAAGAAGAGGAAGATGTAGTAGTACCTGTAAAAGTAGAAGAACCACCTGTTAAAGTAGTTTCTGAAAAAGCAAAGAAGACAGTTGTAAAAAAAGCTGGTAAGTAAATATAAGTAAATAATGTGAATTATGTAAATAATGTGAATATGTAAATTATGTGAATTATGTGAATTATGTGAATTATGTGAATTATGTGAATATATATTTTTTATATTATAAGTATAATAATACCAACAATAATAGACATAATTAATCTACCTAGTGGCAGTGCTTCTTCACATTCGTAATCAATCAAATCAATATTATTAGAAAATAATTTTGCTATCATATCTAGTATTTTATATGCGATTGGTAATGAAAAAAAGGCAAATAATATTGAAACATATACGGCCGTTTTAAATTTACATATATAAATATCAAAGAATCCTTTATTTTGTTCAAAATTCTGATTTCTGTCAGGAGGTATATACAAAAAATCAGGTGTATTTTTTATTATATTATTATTATAACTATTCATTTACATATATTCTACATAATAATATAATAAAAAATTATTACTTGGTGTAATTATATTTGCGGTTGGTTGAACTCTATCCATAACCATTAAATTATCATTTGTATTATTTAAATTATTATTATCATTGTTTATAAGAGTAGAAATAAATGATGTGAAATTAGATATTGTAGAAATATAAGATGATGTGTCATATGTAGATAACCAATCAGGAATATTACTATAAAAATCATTAGAACATAAAGCAAGTGATTTCATATAATTGCAACATAATATATATAAGTCGTCATTACACTCTTTAAACATTTTTATGCTTTCTTTACAGAAATCGTGTATAAATGTTTCATCATTAATATTTTTTAAATAATTATTACTTTCATCTATATTACAAGAAAAATCTCTAAATAATTTAATACATTTTAATAAATCATGCTTAGACATTTTTTTAAACCATTCAGGATTATTATAAAATCCTCTTCTTTCTATTTCAATAGATAAATCGGTATAAGCATTCATATCTGTTGTCCATACACATTCTTTTTTTTTAATAATATTATTATATTTTATTTTCATATTTAATCTCCAAATAATTTTATTATCTAATATTTCGCGCGTATAAGGATTATAAGGTTCAACTTTATCATCCAAGCATTTTCTTACAAAATATTCAAATTCTACAATATTAAAAGCATATTTTCCTTTAATATCTTTAAAAGTAAATAACATATCTGGATGTATATTATTAATATTTTCAGTCGTAAATAAATCTTCATCATTTAAAAGGTTACTATTAGAACTTTCTTGAATACATAACATTTTATATTTTACAATATTTTGGAAATTTTTTAAAATATGTTTATTACACTTATTACTAAATAGATATGTATTATAATTTAGCAAATATATTTTATTATATATAGTATTTTTACTATTTGTATTAGTAGAGTTCTCATTATCATAATCAAAATAGTTTTCATAAATATTATTTAATTTTGTAATTGGAATTATTTTAAGTAAATCAATAAATAGTATACTTATAAAACTTTCACATTCACCTTCTCCATCATTATCATGTATATATTTGTATAATTTATAAATATCATATAATTTTAACGCATACTTATCTTCAAATAAATTATAAAATATTTTACATAAATGTTTCTTTTTAGAATGTATGTGATAACAGCAAAAAAATGTGTTTTTTATCGTCTTCTTATTACATAATCTAAAACATTTTTTTTTCCTATATATACATCTTAATGTTTGCTCCATAAAATTTATAAAAGTAATTTATATCTAATTTAATATAATAATTTATATTTATATATACTAAGTTTGTTTTATTGTGAATATAATATTTATATATAAATAAATAATATATATATAATAATGATATATATATATGGAGATAGTCACGCCAATAATTGTTTCAAAAATTTAACTTTACCTCATGCTAATTTGTATAGTAATTCTATAACGATGTTTCGTATCGGAAGAGATAATATTATTATTAATTTTGAAAAGGATAGTATACAAAAAGGAGATACAATTATTTTATTATATGGAGAAGTTGATTGTAGATGTCATGTACAAAAACAAATAAATTTAGGAAAGAATGAGGATGATATAATATATGAACTTGTAAATAATTATATAAATACTATACAAAATAATACAAAGGGTCTTGATATAAATATATTTATTGTTGGAGTAATACCACCTACAAAGAGAAATGATTATGAAATATTATTTGGACCAATATTACACGAATATCCATTTGTAGGAAGAGACGAAGATAGAGTAAGATATACTTTCAAAGTTAATAAATTATTAGAAGAATTATCAAATAAAAATAATTTTGTTTATTTTAACCCATATGATTATTATACAAGAGAAGATGGAACATTTAAATTTGAGTTTTCAGATAATAATGTTCATTTGAGAGATAACGCGTATTTTTTAGAAAAGTTTATTGAATTATATGAAAAAATCAGGTAAATTAAGGTATTATATTAGCAGGTAAAAGAATACTAGCATTTACATAACTGTAATAATCATATAATTTATTTTTAAGAAGGACATATTTATTACCATTTTTTAATATAACCCGTCCTCTATCTTTCTTTACATGTTGTCTATTTTTATATTGTAAAATTTTTTTATCAGCTTCTATATTATTTGTATATGATAATTCATTATTATCAACATTTATAGGCCAATTATAACATTTGTATCCATTTGATGTAGGCTTATTGACATCTGATTGTATTATACAATCAAAAGATGATGCTTTTAACATCTTCAAAAACGAATTAATAAGATTTTCTTTATTCTTAGCAATATTGTATATGTGTTTATCTGTTGTAATCTCTTTATCTTTACTACGTAATGTAGGGTTATCATTTAATTGTTTTTTAGTAAAATTCATTAAATATGTATAAACTTGTACATCTTGATCTTGAACAGGCAAAGCCATATGACTTTTTGTTCGCACTGCCCTTCCAATAACCTGTTCTATTCTTACAGAGTTCCAGAAATATTCTGTAATTAAAACACGTCTTACATTTAACAAAGATATTCCTTCTGCTCCTGACTGTGTTATCATCATAACCTTGACTATTTTTCCATATAATTGCTCCTTGTCTATGTCAATGTCATTATCTTTTAACTGTTTTTGTATATTTTTTGGCAATGCTTTGCTATTACCATTAAATATATTCATAAGAATTTTAGTTTTTTCCCTGTCAGAATTAAAAATGACATATCTTTTGTTATGATATTTCTTATTAAATATGTCCATATCATCATCTATTGTATATATGTCTTTGTCATCAATATTGATTTTAATAATATTTATCTCAGCATATCCTTGTCTATTTAGAACTTCCTTAAATATCCCAATACCTTCAATAACACGAAACTGTGAATATACTAATACGCTTCCGGGTGATGTATTAATATCTTCATACATTTGCGCAAATTTTGGACTACATACGCTTTGTAATTTATCAATATCTAGATATTCGCTCTTGACCAATTTATCCATTGCTTCATCTAGTTGTTCGCTATATGCCGCAGCAACATCTTTATTTAATTGCTTATTATCAAAATCACCAGACTGAGAACTATTATCACTATCATCATTTACTAATTCTTTTTTCATTAGCATTCTTAAATCTTGCGGAAATACACGATTAATTTCATCTGGGAACGCAAAATTACATATCATTCTACTAAATGCCCTATACACAGACCCTAAGTCATCATTTGTATTTCCTTTTTTGAAAAGTTTTTTTTTGTCATCCATTCTAATTTCTACCAAACGTACTTCTAAATATTTTTGTATTTGATGGTCGGCCATAAAAAGTTCTCGTGATATTGGAGGCAACATTCTAGGGTATAGTTCAGAACCAGTCATTCTGTAATAACTTATTGTTCCTAATATTCTTCTTTTGAATAAATCTTCATTTTTAATAGTTCCATTTTTATCATCATCTATAAATAATTTATTAAACATAACCTTGTCAGATGGCAAAGCTTCATAATTCATAATTTTATTTTTAATAGATAATTTTACAATATCAGTTTTATTTAATACTTCCACAATATTTTTTACTATATTTTCTGAACTATTTACCCAGTTATCTTTTGTAATATTTGTATTATCATTATCAACCCTTTTAAAATCCTCTGGCAATAATGTTATTGACAAAATATTTTCATTATAATTTATAGTATCTATATAAGTATATAATTTTTTTACTTGTAAATGTTCAATAACAGCTTTTAAATCAGGAATCTTTGACTTTTTTAATAGTTCAATATTATATTCTTTTATTGGCCCTCTTACAAGATTGATTAATGTAGCTATTTCATATGGTTGATTTATTATAGGTGTTCCAGAAAGTAATATTAATTTTGTTCCTTTTGCGTTCATTATATGATTATATATTGCTTTGGCCAATCTTGACCCGTTAACTATTCTACTTATGAAATTATGAATTTCATCTATAATTATAAATGTGTTGTCAAATGGTTTTGAACCTAATTCTTTTACCATCTTTGCACTTAACCCATTATAATTTATAAATGTATATCTATTCCTAATTATGTGATTAATTGTGTCATCTATCTTATCTTTTGCTTTCGCATCAGTATAACGTACTTTTTCTATTATAATCTCAGCACCTTTAATATCATTTTTATATATTGGAACCCAAACTAACCCATCCTTTTTAACAAATTTATCTGATATCGCATATTTTGATAATTCGCTCATCATTTCTGGCGATTTCTTATTTACCTTAATTTGCGTCCATGTTTTTTTAAGATTACGCCCAATATTTGATACTTTCAAAAGCTCACTTTCATAATTTTGTGATAAAGATGCGGGTGTCATTATAATAATTTTTTTAAGATTAATATATCCCTCAGCCGCAGCAATAGATGCTATTGATTTACCAGACCCTAATTCATGATATAAAAGTACTCCCCTATACGGGCCATCAAACTGCATATAATCTTTAACAATCTTTTGCTGTCGTAGCAATTTTATATTGTTATCATGTATATCACAAGTGTCATCTGATTTTTTACATGGTTTTGTTATTACCGCATCATCTTGCTTGCTAGAATATTTTGAAGGATTGAATGTTTTATATATCTCATTATTATATCCTATACGATTTGGTAAAATCCAATTATTTGGTTTTACTATAATATCCATATCTTCTATTATAATAATTCAAATTAAAAAAATAAATTATAAATAATAAAATTGTTTATAATAATACATTCATTACATCCTTCTTAGTAATTATTTGTTCATGAAGTTGTGCTTTTTATAAAAGGCTCTAATATATTAACAGCACGTTTCATACCAATTTGTATTGATAATTCAACTATTTGGTCACATAGTAATATAATTGCGATACCTATTATAAGAAGAATAGATATATTAAAAATAGCATTATAAATATAATTATTTTCATTTGTATCTTTTTTTATTGATGTATCTTGCTTTGCTAAGTTATCGCGGTTTTCATTTATATTTTCTGTTTTGAATCCTCCTGGTCCTGTATTTTCAGGATGTATTACAGGGTCTAATACAGAAGTTTTATTATAACCGCTACTATTTACGTTACCATTATTAATTTTTTCTTCTATACTTTTCAAAAATAGTATAGCTTCTTCTGCGCTTTTTTTCTCCTCAGGTGTTAAATTATAACTGCTGTTATTTAATAGATTATTCCCATTATTAGGGATATTATTATTATTCGCATATTGCGAGGTGTCATTATTTGTATAAGACTGCTTATTTGTTGTTGGCATATACGCATGTGAATTGTATTTAACTTCGTCATTAAGATTATTTATATTGAAATATTGCTCTAAATCTTCGTCATAATAAGGCATTACATTATCACTAGAACCCTTAATATTATTATAGGAACTAGCTGAATAATTTAAACTTGTCATTGTTGAAGAAGGATTAGATATAGGTTGCAGTTCATGTTGCTGTAATGTAGGTTTATTAGTATTATTCTGAAAAGTATTCATCATAAAACTATTATTATTAGCATTTGTATATACATTCATTGCGTCGTCATGTTCCTTTTTACATTCATTAGATACAGGTATATTATAATTAGGAGCTTGTAATGGCGAACACGAACTACCTTGATTATTTGGATAATCTGTTAGTTTATTTGAATTTAATGATAATTTACTTGTTTCTACAAACGAAGGGCTTGTATTTGTAGAAACTACCATAGAACCGTTATTTTTATTAGGTTTTTGAACTGATTTTGGTTTTTTTTCAAAAGTATCTATATTATATGCTTCTTGTAATGTTGAATAATTCATTATTTATATACTTCTATTATACAAAATGAAAAGAAAAATTAAAATAAAAATATTTATATAATATAATTGTAAAGAAGAAAATATGGATAATATACATATTGAAGATATATTTAAAGGCATACTGACAGGATTTTTTGCTTCTTACTTAATAATACTAGGAATGCGTCCAGCAGCAATATATCCGGATAATATTTTGGATATTATAGATAATCCTTGGATATTTCTAATTTTATTTATCATCAATTATTATATATTATATTGGGATTTTACGATAGGTTTGTTATTATTTTTAACATTAATCGCATTAATACTTGATATAATAATATTTACTCATGGTGATTTTATAAAGGATATTTTAAATATAGTAGATACAAATTTATTTAGCATAAATAAACAAATTGAAGATAATAAAAATATAAAAGATAATACCCAAGATACATATAAAGATATTAATGATATTATATTAGAACAATTAATACATTACAACAAATTACATGATAACTCTAATAATATTAAATCATACAATTCAGTTCTATAAAAATCTTCTCAAAAAATAGATTATGACATTTTCAATTATACCCGAAGGTATAATAACATTAGAACCGTTATCTATTATTTTCTTAATACTTGTACAAATTGGTGGAAGATATCTTAAAATCGAACTAACACCAGCCCAACAAAAGATAATAAATAATGTAGTTATCCAGAGTATTATTTTGTTTGCTATTATTCTTATGGCAACTAAAAATATCGCAAATAGTTTAATTATAGTATGCTTTACGTATCTATGTATTAATATATTATTTAATGAAAATCATAAATATAATATTCTTTCTAAAAAATGGTTAATAGATGAAAATATTATATCAGGAAATGACTATAAATCTTTGAAAGATATATATATAAATAATATATCACGAATTATATAATAAAAAACTATATAATAATATAAATAATAAATAATATATATATATAAAACAATATATTATTTATTAATGAAAAAATTAAATAACACAATTATAATTGATATGAAAGACGGAACTAATACAAATACTGTTCTTGATAATATTTTTAGTAGTGAAGACAATAGTTTATTTGATAATGTATATAAAATAATAGAATGGACAATGAGTGACTGGTTTATTAAAAAAGGTGTAACGCAGAAGAAAGAAGATATATATATATATGTTGATTCTCTCCCAGACTATTTCAAAGCATATACAACAGAAAATGATAAGTATTTACGTATTTGTATTAAACATAAAATTAAAAAAAATAACCCTGATTACAAAAAAATTAAAAGTAGGTTCATTATTAAAAATATCAAATCTGGTTATTCAAATTTAATCAAAGGTCTATCTTTAATTAAAATTATTAATTACATGGAAATATCTGATATCCCTAATACAAAACTTATAAATATTAATCTAAATACAGAAATTAATATAAATCTTCCATACAAAGATGGATTTGAAAAATATCTCCTGGATATATTTAATACTATAAATGATAACTTTAAAACAAAGCTAAATAATTTATAAAAATTTTTACTCACAGCTATATAAAAAATGATTAATACATATTATATATATTTATAATAATGGCTAATAATAATGATAATTGTTTCAGCAATCTATCATATAAATTAACAAAACTTATAAATAAAAAAGAAAAAAAAGATAATGGAATATATTTTACACCTCCAAATACTGTTATTGAATCTCTTGATATAATATTACATATATTAAAATATGAAATATTTAATAATATATTAGAACCTTCATGTGGTTCTTGTGAATTTATTGACAAACTTATGACTTATTATCCAAATGCGTCTATAACAGGCGTAGAATATAATAAAATAATATATGATAATATTAAAAATAATTATAATAATGTTGATAATGTTAATATATTCAATGACAATTTTTTGAAAACGCAATTTAATGTAAAGTTTGACTTAATAATAGGAAACCCGCCATATTATGTTCTTAAAAAATCAGAAGTTGATCAGTATTATTATAATTATTTTGATGGTCGTCCAAATATATTTCTATTGTTTATTATTAAATCATTATCATTACTAAATGATAATGGTGTATTATGCTTTATATTGCCTAAAAGTTTTTTAAATTGTTTATATTATAATAAAACAAGAGAATATATATATAATAATTTTCAAATATTATCAATAGAAGAATGTAATGATGTTTATATAGAAACTGAACAGCAAACAATAATATTTATAATTAAAAAAGGCATTGTGAATGACAATGTGAATGACAAATATATATTAAAACATCTGAGTGATAAATATACAATATTCGCAACAACAAAAGTTATTGATAGATTAAACGAGCTATATATAAATGCTACAACATTAAATGCTTTAAAATTCAAAGTATATGTTGGGAATATAGTGTGGAATGAACACAAGTCTTTACTTACAGATGATGAGCAAAAAACACGATTAATATATTCAACAGACATTAAAAACAATACGTTAAGCATAAAAAATTATACAAATACAGCTAAGAAAAACTATATAAATAGAGAGGGATATAAAGAACCTTTATTAGTTATTAATAGAGGTTATGGTGTAGGTAATTATAATTTTGAATATTCTCTAATTAATTGCGGACATAGCGACAGTTTATTTAACATAAAAGAATATTTAATTGAAAATCATTTAATTTGTATTAAGTATGAAGAAGATGAACAAGAGTATTTTGGTAATAGCGATAGCAGCGATAGCGTTGATGATTATTTAATTTATAAATATAATCAAATATACAGGTCTCTTAGTGATGAGAGAACAACTGAGTTCATTAAATTATATTTTGGGAATAACGCAATTAACACTACTGAATTATCTAATATACTTCCAATATATTTATGAATATTTATGATATTTGAAATGCTGGAAAAGCAATACCATTACCATTCTTCCATCTAAGCAATATTTTAATAGAATATCCTTCGCAGGTTTTCGCAATAAATTTATTTTTATTTATTGTATAACTAGTTATTTTATACTTATCCATATTAATTATTTGCTTATAAAACTTTCCTTTTTTATACAGCATATAAATTTTGTTATTTTGAGTATTACTTAAATACTCATTTAATTTTTCTATATTCAACTCTGTATTTGAAATAAAACTAATAATACTTTCCCTTGATAGCTTATTCGCAAGCTTATAGAATTCTATATCTTTTATATTACCAGTGTATTTACTACTTTTTTTACAACCTTTATCATATATATTTTTGTGATCTATCATACACACAGGAGATGTGCTATTTATCTCTCGTAAATAAATATTTTTATTGGGAACTATTAAATCATCACGCGATGATGTTAATAATGGCAAGTAATTATCGTAATAAAATTCTTCATATGACCTTGTCATATATTTACTAGGATTATAAGGGGAAACAAATTGAGGGGCCTTATCTATATTATCTACATTAAACTTTAATTCAATTTTAAATTTTAATGTCTCGTCGCTAATTTCAAAATCATAATTATATTTTCTCCCAGCACGATGTATTAAATGTATCTTGTTATTAATATTTAAATCATTATTAATATAATTATAAACAGCAATTCTAATATTGTTCCACCTCCTTGAATATTTGTAATATTCATTCAAATCAGTATTATTTACAATACATCCTATAATAGATTCTCGCTTCTTATTATTTATATCGTTTGTTTTTTTTGGTGATACATTAAAGGCATTTATATCTCTATAACATATATTCTCATTATTATATGAGATAATAGGCAAATTTCTAATATTTTGTATATATTTTAGTAAAACATATTTCAAAATCATATTTGGTTGTGTTCGTGTTCTTGGTCGTCTTGTCGCTCTGTTTTAATTGAATAAAACTCTGTATGCTTATCAACAATGATAAGATTCTAGTTTATCATTTTTTATATTTATATAAAATTATAGAACACATATATTCATCATTAATAAGAAAATTATATAAAGATTAATTGTTAATATAGATTAGGAATAATAAAGAGTTCCTCAATATTTTATGCTGCTATAGCTCAGTTGGTTAGAGCACTCGGCTGTTAACCGAGTTGTCGCAGGTTCAATCCCTGCTAGCAGCGTTTTATTTTTATTAAATTATAATTAAATATAATTTTGTTATTTGCTACTAATATATAAGTATATAGTAACTAATTATTATAGTATTATAATACTATGTTTGACCTTCAAGATGATATGAAAGATTTGCTTAGAAATATAAACCTTTGCTGTATAAAAATAAATGAGCAAAAAAATCTAAATTGTACTTTCACAAAACTAGATTTTCTTGAAAAAGAAGCATTTTATGAAAAATATCCAAATACAATTTTTTATGAAAGTAAGCAAAAATAATATATATTAATTGATATATATTATTTTTTTAATATCATCTATATCTTTTTTTAAGATATTTATTTCACTTTTCAAAGAAATATTTTCTTTTCTTAATTCTTTAATTGCTTCTACAAATACAGCTCCTAATCTTTCATAACATATTGTAAGATATTGCTCTCCGCTTTTAGAAACAATTTTTTCATTAGATATGTGTATATCAAATGGGGCAAATTTTACTATTTCAGGAATTACTTTTTTAACCTCTTGTGCGCTCAATCCTATTTCATTATCATATTCAAATCCTAATTGCAAGGCTTTTTCATTAGGAACATAATAAAATCCACTTAAACTATCAATAATATTGAGAGCGCCAGTAATATTTGATGTTAATGTTTTTAATCTACTATCTGAATAATATGAGCGGATATGACCTGACGCACTTATATTTCCTTTAATTGTTAATCTTTCCGGAGGAAGGGTGATACTAGGAGTATCCAGATCATCTCCTATCATTAAATTACCCGCTTTTGTAAACTTAAATAATTTTTTTGTAATACCACTATTTTGTGTAGTAATATTAAATATTTCATTAGTATTCCTGTCATCAGTTCCTAAGGTAGTATCAGAAAGGATGCTGTCATTATTAAAAATTTCTAATTTATTTGTTCTACATAAAGTTGTTATATTTATATTTACAGATTCAAATCTAGGCGGAACAATTTTATTTAATCTCCATACATCATCTTGTTCTCCATTATTATATGTGTTAAGTGCTGTACCTTTTATTAATATTGTTTGATTCTCTTTTAAAATATTAGATGTAATTAAATCTATATCCTTTATATACTCCACCGAAGCAATCCTAGATTCTGCCGCTGCTTTTTGTAACAAACTTGTTTCTAGATTTATGCCATTAAGTGTATAGTTGCTTGAATTAATATTAGATGAATTAATTGTACCTCTTACATCTAAATCATATTTTGGATCTATTATATTAATACCAACATAAGATTGTTGATTATCAGTATTATATTTTAATAGTGAAGGAAAATGTATTTTGGATATGTTATCAACTGTACCGCTTACAGTTGTCCATGTATTTGGTTGCACTTTTAATTTTAATTGCCCATCAATTACTACAAAATCTTCTGGGAGTACTTTTATTAAACCAGGTGTTGTATAAGTAGCATTTTCTATTCCTATATCAGAAGCTCTTAAATTTCTTTGTCCCCCATCCGTTTTTACTTTAATAATACTGTTTTCTAATTCTAAATTAACTATTTTTAATGTATTGTTCTCAAATTTAAAGTTTGATGATGTTTGAATATCAATATCATCATTGCCCCATAAAACAAAACCTTTATTAAAAGAACCTTTGCCAGTTCCTCCTCTCTCTATACTTACTGTACCGTCAAATAATACATTAGCTGACACTTTACATAGCAGCTTAATTCCATCAAAAACTAAATTTGGTGATTGGTTAATACTATATGTATTAATTCCAGAATTTGTTTGAACTGTACCATATAAAAGTTGATTATTATTTACTGTATTTAATCCAGTTCCACCCTGAGATACAGGTATTGTTCCTGAACGAATATTATTAGCATTTAAGTTACTAATATTAGTTCCGTCTCCATATATTTTATCAGCTCTTAAAGAACCATTTATATCTAATAAATAGTCGTTTTGTGTTGGAGGTTTAGTTTTATCATCTTTATTAATATAAACTTGGCCAAATAAAGATGTTTTTCCATATATTTCAACAATATTATTACTATAATTATTAGTAGAAGTATTATTAAATTTAATAATATTACTAGTATTATGATAACTACCTCCAATAATATTAGATGTAATTATATTTTCTTTAATATATATATTTTTATCAACATATATATTATCTTTAATATATATATTACATGAAAAATATGAATATCCATCAACATAAAAATTACTATTAATATGAGTAATTCCATTAATGTCTAATAAATAATTAGTACTAGGAAATTCATTATTGATACCAATATGCTTATCATTAGTAATAGTTAGATAACTAATATCATTTGAAGTAATAAGATAACTTGAATTGCTTCCATATTTTATTTGATATTTATTATTAAAGGTGTTAATATTCCAACCCATTATTATAAACTCTATATATATATTTTGTTATTATTTTTTAAGTAAAAAAAATGATTTTTATCAGTTATTTATATAAAAATAAAGAGCATTTATTTATAATATATGCGTCAACAATTATTTACATCTCATGATAAATATCATATTCATAAAATACTTGGATTTGGATGCTTATTCAATTACTTTTTACGTATATACTGGTTAATCGCACATAGAAACATGTATTTATATGCTGATTATATAAGTTCACAAATCATACCAGTTGTTCATTTAACACTTTCGCTATCATCATTTATATTTCATGTGCCACATATCAGATTAAACTCAAAAATAATAATTTGGAAAGAATTACAATTACATAATATTATTTTCACATCACGGTCATCTATTATTATGGCATATAGTTTAATATGTATTAATTATAATATAAATAGAAATAGCGAGTATTATTATTTATATCATCTAGGTAAATTTTTATTAATTATATTACATCATCTTTTTGCGGATTATATTACAGCAAAATATAATAATAATGATAAAACAACAACACGTGATATAAATTGGGAAAAAATTGAAGATAATGTTAAAATAATTCTTAAAAAATATTATGCTATATGTCAAATATTTGCTATCAATGCTTTATTATTAACTGATAATGATAAATTTGGGTTTGGTATTATAGAATCTTCATTTTTGATAATGTTTCCTATACAATTATCTACATTTTTAATGACACTTGTAAGAAAAGGTATTATTTCTAATATTAGTTGGCATTTTTTCTATGCCTTATCATTGTTATCCCCGTTCCTTATTACAATTAATAATAGTAAAAATGATGTAAAAGAAGTAGATGTTGCTAAAATATATTTGACTGTTTTGTATGTAGTATTTAGATTACAATTTAATATGAATAAATATTATTTAATGTCGCATGTTTTTATGTTGAATATGTATGTTCAATATAAAAAAGGTAATATTATGATACCTTTACTATATTAAAAATATATTTAGAGTTTTTTACATAAAAACTCCTTAAAATCTCTATATTTATATGGCAAATATGTGTTGTCTTCTGTATCAATATAATCAAACTCCCATCCATTATCTAATAACTCTTCGCATTCTTGAATTCTTTTAAAAATTCTTTTATCATCAAGAATATATTCATTATTATATTCTTGATGTGAGAAATTTTTTACTTTATTTTTTATAAATTCAATATCCCCAAAAAATGAAAGATGCCATCCGCCATTTTTAATAACTGGAAGTGTAAGTGTTCCGGTGCTTCTTACAGCCTCAGGGTCGCAATAATAATCATTATAATAACAACCATAATTAATTATTTTTGGGTGTTTCCATTTTTCTTTCATTTTGCAGTATATATTATAATAATATAAATCATATTCTAAAACATAAGCACCATTAATTAAATTATTATTTTTAACATGTACCAAAGTTTTTGAGTCAGGAATCTCATCTACATCTGAAATTATGATAATGTCGTCGTTTTTCAAATTCAACTGTCTTATTCCCTTGTCTATACATCTTCGTTGATTATGCTCGACATACCATGGGTCTGATGTCTCTGGTATATATTTATCTTCTACTATTATATGAATTATTTTATCTAAAAATTTTGAAAATCTTTTCTTATTATTTTCAAAGTATAACTCTTTATCATTTCTTACAAATGTTTTAGTTGATTCAACTAAAACAAAATGGTCTACGACATCATACAGTTCATTTAGTCTTAATTCTAACATATCTAATTCATTATAAAAAATAAAACAATCAATTATTTTCATTTAATTATTTATTATCTTCATAATCCTTATATAAATATCTTAAAGTTCATAAGATTTAGCATTAATTTGTGAATAATAATACAAATAAGTTAATAAATATCTACTTTTATCTATATCACTTAGTTTATCTGTATTTAATTTAAAACCATTATTAATAGCAAACTCAAAAAGATTTTTAAATAATTCTAGATCATCCTCTAAATTATTAGAAGGGTTTGCGAATATATTAAGTATTTTATAATTTTCTGGTGATAATCTTCTTATCAAGCATATATAATTCAAATTATAAGTATCATTATATACACCAATAATAATAGTAGGATTAATAAAACGATTTTTGCTTAACCACAAAGTATCTTCTATTATTTTAGGCTGACTTTGTTTATTTTCATTAGACCATTTATAAAAGGAACTATATACATTATTATAATTTAATTCGCAAATATTTGAACCTTTATTATTAAAGCGAAGAACTGGTATGTTGAACGAATAGCAATTTAAAATATTTATTAATATTAAAAAAAATTTAATACTAGTATTCATAATAATATATAATATTTTAAATATTTAAATTATAATATGTTATTATGTATATATTATACATATAATATTTATATATAAATTACTATATTGTAAATAAACTAATGTAATAATAGGATTATTATTATTCTTAGTTTATCAATGTTCGTAATTGCATCCATATCCATGTCTACTATCATAATAAAAACATATATCTTTTAAATATACAATGTTAGTATGATTTAATGCGCTTAACCAACAATCATAATCTTCACCACTTTTTAAATGCTTCATATTACCTATAATATCAAGTAAATCTTTTTCCATTACAACTGAGCTACATATTACACAATTATGTATTTTAAGAAATTCTAAATCCCATATATCAGGAAATCCATTATCTAGTAAATTAGTATTTTTATACTTATCTTTTAAGATGTTAAAGAAAAAAACAGCATTATATATACTATATCTACCATTTTTATCATATTCTCCTTCTCCCCATAAACCATCAGTACATGACATTTTACAACCAGACCTTTTCATCGCATTTATTTGTAATTCTAATTTATAAGGAAACCATATGTCGTCATCATCACAAAATGCTATATATTTCCCAGATGATTTTTCAATACCAGTGTTTCTAACATGCGCAACGCAAGTATATCCAAATAATTCTTTTGTACTTTTCTCTAAATGTATCATAATTACGCCTTCATCTTTCCAATTATACTCATAATATTATTTATCTGTTGAGCAATTATTTACAACAATAATCTCTATATTTTTATATGTTTGCGTTTTAATAGATCGTATTGCGTTTAATACAAACTTAAATCTATTAAAAGTAGGTATTACAACACTTACAAGATCCATTATTTAATATTTTTATGTTAATATGTTAATATGTTAAAAACTTAAATATAAAAAATATATATACTATATCATAAGCAATTAATATAATTATATAATTGTGTACTGTTGTATCACATTATTTCATTAAATACATTTATATATTTATATATTTATATATTTATATATTTAATTATTATTATCATTATTAACATCATCGTCATCATAGTCATCATAATCGATTGTATTATATGAGTTAATTTCATCAATATCTTCTTCATTGTCATTTACAGTATAAATATGAATCTTTTTATATTTACAGATAAGAGCATTGAAATACTTGTCATCGTCTTCATCGTCGTTATTATTGTCATGGTTATCTCCTGTATAAATAAATTTTTGTTTATACACGTATCCGTTTCTCTCAAAGTCGGGGTCCATCATCCATCTAGGAGTAAATGAAAACATTGCTCTTAGCTTGGCTTTAATTAATTAAATAAAGCTAATATTATCAGTTTTTATTTTTAAATTTTAATTATATAACATATTTATTCTCAATATAATTAGGGCATTTTTATTTTTTATTTTTATAATATAGATATAGATATGTTTAATTTATCAACACAAGCAAGCGCATATTTTATTTTAATATGCTTAACAAGCATTATTAATTTAATATGTTTTTCTGTAATGATTGGCATGTGGGGATTTGTTTATTATTTAATATATTGTATAGTTACATTACCTATTGTTCTTTTGTGGATGTATAATATTGATTGCTTGACAACCGGAAATTGTCAAATTTGGAGTTGGGTTATTACTGTTTTAACCTTAATATCTGTTCTTATTACAACAATATTAGTTGTGGCTTTGTCAATAAATCCAACAATGGAATTATCATTTATTCAAAGTGGGATGATGACTAATTTACTTTCTGCTACTGTAAAATCTTAATAAATAAAAAATTGATATATATATTATTAAGAATAAATTCATGATTAAAATGCCAATATGTAGCCATGAGAGTTATAGAAGTAATATTATTGATAAGGAGGAACCAAATTATTACAATAGAAAAATATCAACATTCTATAATTATAATGATGAAAATTCAACATACATATTTTTTATTAGCGATAGGCAAAATATATATATAGAAACAAAATATGGATCGATTATTATACCCTATTGTGATATTCAAAAATATAATAAATTATATATTTATTATATCATTTCATTACAATTAACAGCAGAGCAATCAAAAATATATTATTGTAAAGTAGGATATAAGGGCGTATATAAAGAAAAAAGAAATTGGTATATTTTAACTAATATATGTTGGAAAACAGCATGTTTGTCATATGGTGATTATTGCTATTTTAAAGAGAGTCCTACAACTGTAAATATAAATACATGCTCAACTATTGATGCTATTAATAGATTTTGTTCTATATTTAATAATATAGAACAAAACCCTTACAAAATTAGTTATTGGTTAATAAATTATGAGATAAATAAAATATCAACTTTAATATATGAAAATGAATTAACTACACATAAGGAGAAGAAAGTTAATGATATGTTAGAAATAATTACTAAGCATTTTAATATTAATAATGATATTAAGATAAAGATACTTTATCAATATTATCAACTATATACTAAATAATAATTTACTATATACTATTATATAATAATAATTTACTATTATATAATATAAGTAATGCCAAATACATTCATCCTTTTCTTAATCTTATATTTTGAAATGACAACATCATATATTAAAAGTATATCTTTATTGCCACTATATATCCCTTTAACTAACAAATTACAATCTAGTAAATTAACCAAGATGTCTCTTAGAATGGATAAATATATAAATACAAATTTCACAAATATTATTAAAACTTCTGATATTACAAACCTTGTTGATAAAAAAGGATTACAAAATTTACCTTCAACAGGAGATAACATAAATATATCATCAATATACCTAAATTTAGATAAGGTAAAAGGTGTATATTTTTCTAAGGATGTCAAAAATATTATTTTCACATTCCCTGATAATTTATCTGAACTATATTATTATGACGTGAATAGTAATGAAATTAACAGAACAAAATATAAAATAGCAAATAATACGCGTATAAATATGAAAAATCTTAAAAAATTTGTTCTTCAAAGTTTTAACAATAATATTGATGGTATTTTATTTTAAATATATATAATTATTAGAATAAAAATGAATGATAAAATAGAACTAGATCAATTATTTGCTGAATGTGTAGGAACATATGTTTTCTTTATGTGTATATTACAAACGTCTGACCCACTCCCTATTGCGATTGGTTTATTAGCAGCTGTTTATATGTTTGGAAAAGTTTCAGGAGGTTTTTTCAATTCAACATTAAGTTTGATAATGTATCTTAAAGGTACAATAGGAATTACAAGATTATTTGCTTATATATTTGCGCAAATAATAGGCGGTATTCTAGCATTAGCAACATGGAAAATAATAAATAATAATTAATAAATAATAAATAATAAATAATAAATAATAAATAATAATTAAATAGTATATAATAATTAAATAGTATATAATAATTAAATAGTATATAATAATTAAATATTATATAATAATTAAATAGTATATAATAATTAAATAGTATATAATAATTAAATAGTATATAATAATTAAATAGTATATAATATGAATAATTTATATACATCCATAGATATTAAAGGAGGTTTAGGAAATCAATTATTTCAAATTGCTTATATAATATATTTTTTGCGTTTATCAAAAAAAAATAAAATTAAAAGAAAGTTAGTATTTGAATATAAAGAAAATACTTGTAGTTCTAGTTCTTCTATTGAAATACATAGAAAAACTTATTGGAATACGTTATTTAAAGGTTTGTTTAGCGTTTTAACTGCTAGCGAGTTTAAAAACATACAATTAATGATTTTAGATGATGAAATAATAACTCCTCATAAATATTATGTTCCTCCTTCTGATGTAAAATATAACGTTTTATTTATGGGAAATTATCAAACATTCAAAAATATTGATGATACATTACGTGAGAAGATGATTAGTATTGTTTATAGTAATGAAGATATTATGTATTCAGCATATTATAAATATAGAGACATTTTAGATTACTTTGGAAATAATACAAAAGACGATGACATGATATCATTACATATACGAAGAGATGATTATTTATCCCTTTCAAATTATAACTATAATTTAGAAATGAGTTATTATAAAGAAGCAATTAAAATAGCAAATAAAAAAAATATAGTTGTATTTTCGGATGATATTGAATGGTGTATTAATAATTTTAATGATTATGTTAATAGAGAAAATGAATATAATGTTTATTTTGTTTCAGATAAAATATTTAAAGATACCGAGTTAAATATTAAAGATGATATTGAATTCATATTAATGTCCATGTTTAAAAATAATATAATCGCAAATTCCTATTTTAGCTTATGGGCTTCATTCATTAGTTATTATAAAACAAAGATAGTTATTGCGCCTAAGCGATGGTATTCTTGTGATAGCGACTGTAAAGAATATGATGAATTATATCATAAATATATTACACACATTATATAAACATTTTGATAAATAAATAAATATATATTAATGGATGTTAATATTAATAATTTAATAAATGATAATATCATATTAAAAAATCAAATAGATTTTTTAATGAATTGTATTACTAATCAAATGAGGAATTTAGAATTATTATGCGAATGTAGTAAAAACGATTTAATACATAAAGATTTTCTAAAACCGTTTTATAAGAAAAGTTATAAATATAATATTTATATATCATAAATTATATAAAATGATACAACCTATATTAATTATATAGGTTTAAAACATATTAATAATGGTTATGGCAGCTACGATAACAATTGATTTGTATTTTACGCATATTAATATAAATCCGTCCGCAATAAATGCGATGGTATGTAAAAATTGGTATACTAATATAATTAGTATTTTAAAAAAAAAAAAGCAAACATTCTATGAATTACAAATATATAATCTCATAGTTAATAAATACAGCAATTATCCTCCGTATAGAGTATATAATATTAGAAGAAGAATAGATTTTACTGAAAATAAGGGTAAATATTGCGAGACTATTCACAATATATATAATATTGCTTATGATAATATGATCAAACAAATGTTTGATTATCTAAAAGAAGATAATGTCGTGTTTTTGAATATCAGAGAAAGCATGATATTATATTATAAAAAATATTTTGATATATATATTAAACATAGCAATCATCTTATAATGAGTTATGATCATATTGATGAAAATATTGCGAATGAATACAAGGAAATATTAAGAAGACATTATAATTATACTATTATAAACTAACAACATATTATAATAATTATTATATATTATATAAATTTGTTCTATTTTTTAAAAAATATTATAAAAAATGATTAATATTTTATCTTTTATTCTATCAACCAAAAATGCTTACAAGCACTGTGTCTGACATCGCTATTAACTACACCACCGCCAAACATGCTATCAAATTTGATATTACGTTTGGTGAAGGAAAAGAAGATGCTGATGGAATCAGCGAAAAGGAAAGGAAGAATTTTACTAATAATTATGATATTGAAGTATTTGAGTCAGGAGAAGGAGATGATTATGCGAAGGGGTATCGTGTCATAACCAATGAAGGCCCTCTTGTTATTAAACTAGAAAATATTACTATTAAAAATGAAAATTCAAAATATGATTACGCAATTGGTTTTGCGCTAGATAATGAAGCTCCTGAGTATTATTTAAATTATTCAACAGTTCCTATTAATATTAAACGTGATGGAACAATGTGGACTATCCCTGCTAATAATGGATTGGGCTATAACTTTGACCAAAATCCAAATGCTAAGTATCAATGGTTGGCAAAGAAGGCGTTAGATGAAGGATATAAGCCCACCGAAGATGAATTGAAACTTGGGATGGAAGTATCTTCACAGAATACAGGGTTGATTTATTTGACGTTTATGGTGTTTCGTAAGTTAAAACAAGAACCAGTTACTCGTAGTACTACACGCGGTGGTGATGGGACACGTAGTAGTTCAGCAGCAAGATTTGGATATGGAAATGAAGCAAGTTCGGCGTCTGTTAAATCAGAGTTTGAGTATGCTACTGAAACAGAAAAATATGTGCTTCCTATTCGTCTTAGAATTTCTGACGATTCAGCAATTAGTAATATTAATTGTTCACGACATCTTGAAGGAGCAAATCTCAATGCTCTCCGTCGCAAGACGATGACTGTACCTTTCTAAGAATAATGAATAATAACGAATAATAATGAATAGTAGTTTAGTATCTATTATGTGTTTTTTATATTTCAAAAGACATATTAAAAATATCAACAATCAACCTTAACAGTCATTACAGGGCTTAAAAATCCCGTATCTTTAAAAACAATTCGGTAATGAAAATGGCGCTCTAATAATTGAGTAAATACTTTTTTAACTTTGTATCTATCTGGACAGAAAATGCGAACTTCTGCTTTACCATTCTTAACTTTGGTAACGCCTACATTATTATAATTTTTATATGCTTCATAAGGGTCTTCAATAATTTTATCTGTTTTATTAGCAGCCCAATAAATAATTTTTGTTCCATCTTCATAATCATTCATATCTATTGAATATGATATATTAGCACCATTTGGTATTTTTTCTTCTGCAATTAAAGTATTTGGCAAATGCGCCAAACCTAAAAATGGCAAGAAAGTTTCTTTTTTCATCATAAGAACAACCACCGCAGCAATAATAAAGATTACAAAAATGCGAAGGAAAATATTGTAATCATCATTAAGTAATATATATAGAGAGCTAATTATAGAATATAATAATATTAAAGTAATAGTTACCATATGTATATAAATTTCATTAAAAAATATTTTGTTCATTAATTGCTATTATATATTAAATTATTAATCTAATATATAAAAAGAATAAAAAATAATAGATACTATTATCAATCTAATTAATAAATATATTATTTAGAAATATAAATTTCGTCAGCAATTCCTAAACGTATACATTCATCAGCATTCAATTCTAAATCTTTGACAAGAATCTCTTTCAAATATTTTTTAGTAATCTTTGTCTTATCTAAATAAATTTGATTAATATGATCTTGAATTTTAAGACAATTTTTATAAGTATCGTCTAAGTAAGCTAATTTACCCCAACAGCCTGAACGTAATTCATGGATTAGAACATATGAATTATTACATATATATCTCTTATTACCATGAATACTAATAATAGTTCCTGCCGATGATACATTACTATCTATAACAGTGTTGACAGGAATGCTTAAACTTTCAAAGCAATCAATAATTGAAAACGCAGAATAAATACAACCGCCATTTGTAGTAATATGAAGATATATTTCAGGCTTAACACTAGATGACATACTAATATTTTCAATTTTTAATTTGATTTCAAGTGATCTCAAATATTTACATAGTGTAAAAGCTGATTTAGGTGTAATATCAGAAGAAAAGTATAAATGATTATTAATGATGTAAATATTATCATCAGCCTGTTCTTTTTCTTCTAGCTCTTCATCTTCACATGTCCTCTTTCTTTTTTTAAAATTATACATTACTTTGTGATCCATATTATATATTATTTAATATTAATTATATATATTATATAATAAAATCTTATATAATATTAATTGCGAACTTATTTTTATCTATATCTTATAAAGAGAAGTTATGAAAAATTATATATTAATTATATCTATTCTAACAATTATAATCATTTTCATTGCGATATATCTAAGTGATTATATTAAGAATATATATTTTAATAATAGCATATTAGATTTTAAAGAGGCTTTTTCAATAATATCAAAATATCATGAAAATTACGAAAACAGGAGTGAACTTACTAGTAAATACGAGGAACTTTTAAATTCTAGAAAAGTTAATTTTTTTGATACAACTAATACTAATTATGCTTCCGCGCAAGAATTAAGTTTAAACACGGAAACAGAAAAATTTAAAAAAAGAATGTATGATATGTATGAAACAATTAACGACCCTATAAGTGATGAATTTTTACCATATACCACAAAAAACTATAAGGAAGACCCTGTTGCAATATCAAATAATAATATTAATGAATATTCTATAATTAATGTATATAAGAATCTTTTAGATAGACAGCCAACCGATAAAGAATTAAATAAGAACTTACAAGACTTTTATGAAAATGACATAAATGAGGATATTTTAAAATTAAGAATATACAATTCGTCTGAATACAAAATAATAACAAATATGCAAAGTAATGATATAAAACCCGAATTAATTACAAATATATCAAAAGGTCAACTAAAAGAAAAAATAAAGCAATATTATAAAGACCAACATAATACAGAATTAGTAAATACTGTACTATTAGATATTTTAATAAAATGCTATATACATTTACAATTTAATGATTATTTATTTAAAGCAATGTTAATGCACGATAAATACATACAATTTGAAAATAATCTTAGGGATGAATATATATTAAATGATGAAAAGATATTAGACATATTTAATAAGAATTTCATATTGTATGAACTGAGACTGATAGCAAATGAATTAAAAAGACAAGATATACTTAAAAGAAGGGCATATACAATTCCAGTATCTTTGTATAAAAATGGACAAAGCGAATTGAATAGTTCAAATATAAATATAGATACTGAAAAACATATTTCAGATATTGTAAAAGATGGCAATAGCATATTTAATGTCAATATAATGCTGAGTGATAAAAAAGAAGACACGTGCACACCATATTTAAGAGATAATACATGTTTGACACCAAATGATGAATGTGATTATGAATCAATAAATCAAACTTATTACTCTCATGATGAAAAAAATAACAAATATAATCCTCAAAATAATATAAATACATCTAATATGTCATTTAATAGACCCCCTTCCTATGCTTTCAATAATACACAACTCGCATCTAATACATCTAACGCATCACTAAGTACATTTAATAGACTTAATACACTAAGTACATCTAATATTTCCTATAATAATATACTACAAGGTGCTATTAATAATGGATTATATAATCAATATAATGGACAGCAACAGCAACAACAGCAACAACAGCAACAACAGCAACAGCAACAGCAACAGCAACAGCAACAGCAACAGCAACAGCAACAGCAACAGCAACAACCCCAATGTCAACAATGTCAACAATGTAAGCAAAGACAACAATGTAAACAAAGACCACCATGTCAACAATCCGGAAGGATATATAATCCAATTGAGTATAAGCAACAATATAGGGGTGATATGAGATATAGACCTAATGTATGCTCTTATGGAACTAAACAAATAGTTCAGCCTGTATTTTTAAACTCACCTATATTATTTCATGGTACTGATTTAAAAGAGGCAGCAGAAAATACACAAGTTGGTAGTATAATGCCAAAGTTTAATTATTATGAATATGAAGATATAGTTAAATAATATCTTAATATATATTAGGATATTTATAATATAATGGCAATTGGAGGAGAGGTAAAGCTACAAAAACTATATAACAAACTATTTGAAAAATTAAATGAATATGACGATTTTAAAATAATGCAACAACAGCAACAGCAACAACAGCAACAGCAACAACAGCAACAACAGCAACAAATAGCAGGAAATATAAAAGTTTATACAGGTCCTAAAAAAGGTAAATTTATAATTAATAAGCATGGAAAGAAGGTCTATATAGATCGTAAAACTTTAAACAACAGTGTTCCTTATAATAAGAAAGCTAATAAATAATTTTTTTATTAATTTTTATTTTTAACTTCTATTATATTATTAAGAAGATATGAATAATTCAAATTCGGAATATAAGATTGATAAGATTATTAAGGAGATTGAAGAAAAAAAGTTAAAAAACGTCTATAATGAATATAATGATGTAATCAATTTAATATCAAAATTTATTATTAAAAAGAAACTTATATTATATGGCGGTTTTGTTATAAATCTAATTTTGCCTAAAAAATTAAGATTTTATAAAGATTATACAATTAATGATTTTGATTGTTTATCAAAAAATCCTTTAAATGATTCTATTGAACTTGCACAGATAATTAAGAAGAAGGGATATACATATATTAAGATAAAAAAAGCAAAGCATCAAGGAACATATAGGGTTTATGTATATGGTAAACAAATATTTGATATAAGTATTATAAAATCAAATATATATGATAATTTATTAAAATATAGTAAAAAAGAAAAAAGAAATTTAAAGCATTACAAAGATAAATATAATATAATCCCATTGCCTATAATAAAGAAAAATTTATATTATGAATTATCACGCCCTGAACAATCAGGGTATAGATGGGAAAAAATTTATGAACGATTAAATATAATAAATACAACATATCCAATACAAACATCAAATATTGAATATAAATGTATTAAAATACCAACTATATATCAAAATTTAACAGATAGTATTTTACAATACATAAAAAAATCTAAAAATCCTATAATAGATAGTTTTGCTTTAAAATTGTACAAAAAATCAAATGTTAATTGCTGTAACCGGATTAATGAACAGTCTAAGTTTATTACAATATTATCTATGGACTATGAGAAAACAAAAATTGACATAATAAATATTATTAAAAAAAGCAAAATAAGTAATTATAATATTGATATTAATAATCGCATTGATAATGATGATATTTTATATACATATTATGATATTAATATAATTAATAACGATAATAATACAATATTTAATTTAATAAATATTATAAATGTCAAAAATGAATGTTTTTCTATTAATAATACTAATAATAATTTAAATAATTATACATTAGGAAGTTTAGATACAATATTGTATTTTTTATATACTACTCATATATATAATACAATATATACAAATGACCCTGTAATGGCTAATGAAAAACTATACTATATAAATGAATATGAAAAGTACATTATTGAAAATATAAATAATAATATTTTAAAAAGGTTAAAAAGCAAATGCTATGGTCAAATTAATTACGAAGATGAAATTAAAGAGATATGGAAAAAAAAGCTAACATTAAAGTATATATCTTAATTAATTATTTTTTTTATCTAAACTGTTATTTACCTTATCAATAATATCAATATTATCTGTAATGTAAGAATTTGTAGCATCTTCTGGTTCCTTTGTATCTTCTGGTTCAATGGTATCTTCGGGTTCCTTTGTATCTTTTGGTTCAATGGTATCTTCGGGTTCCTTTGTATCTTCTGGTTCCTTTGTATCTTCTTGTTCCTTTGTATCTTCTTGTTCCTTTGTATCTTCTGGTTCCTTTGTATCTTCGGGTTCAATGGTATCTTCGGGTTCAATGGTATCTTCGGGTTCCTTTGTATCTTCTGGTTCCTTTGTATCTTCTGGTTCCTCGTCATTTTCAGTATCTTCTGTATATTTAATATTTTCATTATCATTATAATCAATAATTAAAAATCCACCATCATCTAAAAATAGATTTTCTTTGCCACTTAGAGAATATATTAGTTGAATCATCCTGTTTTGCTTAATTGTTTTCAAACATAAATTATTATTATTTAGTATATTTTTAAAAGATGTAATAGACAATGAAAGAATAACATCATCATAGTAAGGGACAAATGAATTAAAACATAAATAAAAGTTAGCAAGCGTATTATAATAAATTGCTCTAAAATTATTAAAAATATTCAATTTCATTATTAAGTTATTTTAATATATTATATTAAGTTATTTTTATATATTATACTCTATTTTTAATAACATAAACACAAAATGATAAATTAAAATTATTCAAATCTGTAGTGCTAAAAAGTTCAAACGCTTTATTTTTAAATTGAATATTTAATCTTTTAAGATTTTGTTCTGGTGGATTTAATATATATACAGAGGGGTCTGACCAATCAAAAGAAGCTTGTGTATATGATATTTCAGAATATTGCTCAGTTGAAATTGTATCATTAGAATATGGAATTAAATCAAAATAATTAAAAGGATGAAAAACAATATTAGAACTATTTGTCCCTGTATTAGACACAGTACCTGTTATTATATTTTTGGTCGTATTAGGAGTTATTTCTGTAAATATTTTATATGATACTGACCTATCATAATTATTTATCGATATATATATAGGGTCGCTCTTCTTATAATTCAATGGAGAGATAGTAATAGTACTATTATTTGTCTTTACAGATGCTCTAATCATTTTAATATAAATTACATTTTTTAGTGGTTCAGCAAGATTTATATAATAATCTGTCTTACCTGAAGTAAATTCCAAACAATTTGTACTATTTAAATTAATAACAATCTTATCATATTTAAAAGTATTATTTAAATCAACACTCATGAATATTATCTTATAATTAATATATATATTAATTATTTGATAATCATCACATAAACATCAAAAAAATATATAAAGATTTTATGATATATATAACTATAGAAATATATATCAAAAAATGGTTAATACAGATGAAATTGCGGCAGGGTTTGATATCGGAACAACAACTAGTTGCGCAGCAATATGGCTGAATGACAGAGTTGAAATTATTCCTGATGGTCAAACTGGTTCACGTATTATTCCTTCATATGTTTCATTTTCAGACGAAGAGAAACTTGTTGGAGACGCAGCAAAAAATCAATCAACTATGAATCCTAAAAATACTGTCTATGATGCTAAACGTCTTATTGGTAGAAAATTTAATGATGCGGTTGTTCAGGAAGATATTAAACTATGGTCATTTAATGTTACTGGTGATAGTAATAATAAACCTTTAATCAACGTTAAATATAAGAAGGAAGATAAACAATTTCATCCCGAAGAAATTTCAGCTATGGTTATTCAACGACTTAAAGAAACAACCGAATCTTTTCTAGGTCATCCGCTTAAAAAAGTTGTAATTACTGTCCCTGCGTATTTTAACGATTCGCAAAGGCAAGCAACTAAGGATGCAGGAGCGATTGCGGGTCTTGAAGTACTGCGTATTATTAATGAGCCTACTGCTGCTGCTATTGCCTATGGTCTTGATAAAACCGATGATAAACAAGAAAGGAATATTCTTGTATTTGATTGCGGAGGCGGTACTCATGATGTTTCTATTCTAACTCTTGATGGTGGTATTTTTGAAGTGAAAGCAACAGGTGGAGATACTCATCTTGGTGGTTCTGATATTGATAATCTAATTGTAGAATGGTTGTGTGAAGATATTAAGAAGAGAATGAAGAAGGATGTTCGAGAAAATGCACGCGCGCTTAAACGTCTAAATATTGCTGCTGAAAAAGCCAAGAAAACACTTTCATCTTCAACTACTACTACTATTGAAGTGGAATCATTACTCGATGGTGTTGATTATAATACTTCTCTAACACGTGCCAAGTTTGAACAACTCGCTGACAAGGTATTTACAAGAACTCTTGAACCTCTTGATAGACTTCTTAAAGATGCTAAAATGTCAAAAGGTGATATTCATGAAATTGTTCTTGTAGGTGGAACAACACGTATTCCTCGTGTTCAAGAATTGCTATCTAATTATTTTAATGGAAAGCAATTAAATAAGTCTCTAAATCCTGATGAAGCAATCGCTTATGGTGCCGCCGTTCAAGCATCTATCCTTACAGGTCAAGGAAACTCTAAAACAAGTGAATTGCTATTGCTTGATGTAGCACCTCTTTCGCTTGGTATTGAAACAGCAGGTGGTGTGATGACTAAAATTATTGAACGCAATACAACTATCCCTACAAAGAAATCACAGACTTTTTCAACATACTCGGATAATCAACCTGGAGTTGATATTAAAATTTATGAAGGAGAAAGAGGCTTCACAAAAGATAATAATTTGCTAGGAAGTTTTCATCTTGATGGTATTCCTCCAATGCCACGAGGTCAACCGCAAATTGAAGTTTCATTTGATGTTGACGCAAATGGCATTATGAATATTTCAGCCGAAGAAAAGACAACCAAGAAAACCAATAATATTACTATTACAAATGATAAAGGACGCTTGTCAAAAGAACAAATTGAAGAAATGATTAAAAAGGCTGAAGAATATAAGGATGCTGATAATAAATTGAAGGAAAAGATTGAGGCTAAAAATGGTCTAGAAAATTATTTGTATAATCTTAAAAATTCTATGACAAAGCGCGATGATTCGCCAGCAATTCTTGATGAAATCAAAACTGAACTTGATCCTATTATTGAAGAAGGGATTAAATGGTTTGAAAATAATGACAAAGAAGAAACTGATGTTTATAAAGAAAAACAAAAAGAACTAGAAGCAAAAGTAAATCCACTAATGCAAAAACTGTATAGTCAAGGAGTACCTCCATCACCTCCATCAGGCGTAGATATTCCACAAGCTCAATCTCCACCTGATGATATTAATATGAAATCATCAAAAGAAGATGATGAAGTTGATTAAATGTTAAATGGTAATAATTAATTATTTAATTTTGATAACATAAGAGGTACAGCCATTAAAAAAAGTATTATTGTAATACATATTAATGATGCTAATACAATATTATATATATAATATACCTCACGTTTAATATCTTCACTACATTCACAATTTATTTCTTTTAGTCTATTAATAAATATTATAGATATAATAATATTTATTAATCCAATAATAGTTACAAATCCTGCAAATAATTTATATAAGCTAAAAAGGCTATTTGTAATATCGCTATATACTAGATTGTTAAAATATAAATATACATTTATTAATAATGTTATACATATTATAGGTATAATGAGAAGTAAATAATATTTTATATACAGTCTCATCCAATTATTACTACATTTACAATCAATATTTTCTAATTTAAATATCCACATAATAGCAAAAATATTTATTATTAATCCTAATACCCCCCCAATTATACGAAATAATGTTACAGATTTTAGTTGATTTTGAGTATTTATTAATTGACTTTCGGCATTTCTTAGATTAGAAGATTTAGATTTTGATACACGTTTAGATTTTGATGTCTTTTTATTTTTTGTTGGCATTTCTATTTATATTCTAGATATAAAAATTAAGAGTATGTTATATAAAAATATATAAATATAATTATATATAATGCAAGGAATCGAAAATAGAGGTTCTACATGTGCTATTAATAGTTTAATTCAAATTATATCTAGAAATGATATTTTACGTAATATAATTTTAAATAATGATTTTGCGGATAATACTATATCATCTCAGCTAAAAGAAATTATTGATCTTATGTATGTAAAAAATAATTCAATTATTCCTTGTAAGTTTTTAAATACATTTTTTAATATATTTAAAGATATATTTTATTTTGGTGAACAGATTGATATAGGTGAGTTATGGACATTTTTATCTGATAAAATATCTGAAGATATAGTTGCTATTCCTCCTAAAATAAATGATACATTGTTTGAAGATTGTTTAAAAGATGGTATAGTATATAACAATGATAATGATTTTAATAAAGCCTTTATAAATTGTAAATTATTGAGAAAAAAGTATGATTATTATTATCATAAATTTAATAAAAAAATATCTATATGGCAGAAAAATACACAAGGTTTTTATTTAAACACTACTAGGTGTCTTAATTGTAATTTAACATTCTATAATTTTGAACCATTTACATCTCTTAATATAGATATTCCTTCTGATATGTCATCTCCAAAAATCTCTGATATGATATCTCAATTATTGAAAGAAGAAATTATTCACGGTGATTGGTTTTGTCCAAAATGCTGTAAACATACATCCTATAAAAAATCTACTAAGTTATGGAAATTACCTAATGTTTTAATTATAATTATTAAACGTTTTATAAATATACATCAAAAAAATTGCAATCCTATATCAATAAATGATTATTTAAATTTCAATAAAGGAAGCATTTTATCAAAAAACAAAAATGTTATTTATACATTTTCATCTACTGGATTACACTTTGGTTCATTAAACGGAGGTCATTATTCAGCAATATGTAATACTATTGATGGTAATATATTATATGATGATATGAATGTATCTAATATTGATAATAATATAAACTTTAAAGATAAAAATACAAATGCGTATATGATAGTATATACTAAGAAAAAAAATAAAAAATAGCACAATTATAATTAATGAATTAATTCATTAGTGAATTAGTGGATAATTAACTATAAATCCTTATTTATTTTTGTAGGTAATCCATGACCAAACAAAATCATATAAATTAATAATATAGAAGCAATTAATATACTTCTATTTTCTGCCATTTGCTGATTTTGCTTAAATACAAATACCATTAACATATATAAAACAACACCTATAATTAAAGAATGTAATAGCATAATTAGACCTCTCTCCATACTTGTTCAATTTTATCTATTATCTATTATCTACTTAGATAAAATATTAATATAAACATTATAATAATTATCACCATTATAATATTTCTTAATGTTACCCCTCTGTATAAACTATATTTACTTATAACTTCCGGATATAATTCACCAGCAAGATATATAGCATTTGATACAGCGCTTTCTATTGTTGTATAACATACATAACTTTTTCCATTATGTGTTCCAAGAGTATATAAATTATTAATACTGCTTTCAAATGGTATATATTTTTCATTATATACATTAAAATATGCGCTATCTTTACATTCCCATTTATTTTTATGTACATTATAATAATTATTAGGATTTACAATTGCTTTGTAATCATCTGATAAATCAATAAAGACGCTCTCTTTAATTTGCCTATGAACTTCCTTAATTAACTCGTCATTTGTACATTCATTTGCTTTTTTATAAGTATAATTACTATTCTTATTGCAGATACTAACTGCTGTACTTAAAACTGTGGAATATTCATTTTCAACTTTATCCATATAATCTGAAAGATTTATTAAGACTATACCCCATTCCGTATCAAATGTTAAGCCATTAATTAAAGGCAATTCTAACTTATCTTTGAAATGATAAGTAATAGATATATAATCAATATATTTTGTTTTATCAACCCATCTCTCAAAATCATTATAATTTCCAAAAGCATTTCGTAATCCATCCTCATACTTAATGATATTCAATAAAGCAACAGGAGGAACAGCAAATACTATTTTACCGCATTTTATTTTTTCACCATTATTTAAAGTAATTATTTCAATATTATTATTTTGAATATCATAATCGGTAATTTGAAATCCAAGCATAAAATCAACTCCGCGATTACTTAGAAACTTCTTCCATGTACTAAATAAAACTATGTCAAGAGGTAATTTTGGTTGATATATTTTCATTAGTACATCAACATCTATCAATCTTAAAAGCTTGTTTAAACTATATGAATATATATTGCCACCGTCAGTAAAACGACATAATCTGTCAAATAAATCTATAACTTTATGTGAAAAACCACGTCCCCTTAAATATTCGTATAAACTGATGTCTTTTCCATAGTCTTCGTTTATAAAAAACATTAAATATGCCATAATTAGCATCATTATTTCATAAAAATTATAATATGGTACTATTTTACTATATGCTACATCATGAAAGGAATACTTATATTTAACAAAAATATCTTCAACCTTTAATCCTAATTCATCCATGAGATTAAAAAAATTGTAATATAATGATAAATAAATACGCGGCCCATGCTCTGTAAACATCCCATCGCTATTTCTTTTAACACGATGGCATCCTCCAATTTCTTGTTCTTTGTCAATTATTAATACTCTTCTATATATTGAACTCGTAGTATGAGCCAGCGCTAATCCGGAGGGGCCAGCACCAACAATTATCAAATCATAATATCTCATTATATATAATTAAATAATTATATCTTATATAAACAAATAATATTATTATATAATAAAATGGAAAATATTAATAATAAAATAGTAGATATTATATTTGATGAGAATAATATGATTATTTCATATGATAATGACCAAACAGAAACTCTCTCAATAAGCAAAGAGACATATTATAAAATGTATAAAGAATGGCTTGTAGAGCAACCACCATTTATTTCAGACATATATAAACAGAATATGAATAGTATAATTTTATCATCTATTCACAATAATCAAGACTGTGTTAACTCATTAAATAATTTTTTCACAGAGAACAATAAAACAGAAGTTATTAAATTTATAAATTATATGCGCGGTCGCGATCTTACACAGGAAAAACTTAAATGGAACAAACCATTAAAGGAACTATATAATAGAGGTACCTAATCCAACCTCTACAACTCCATTAGTAATAACATAACATTCTAACAAACGATGATTTGCCAACCACTCATAAATTCCCATTATATCATCAAAATCGTCATCTAGATTTAATTCTAATCTATCTATTAGTTTTAATGAATAATATAATAATTCATATCCTAGAATTATTGCTTTTTCTAAATCAACCTTGCATTTTAATTTATTTTTATTTACATACACCCTAAATGTATTATTTACAAATTTTACATTATATATCCCACTACATCTTTTTTGCAATCTCCAATTAATTCTAGATTCATTATCGTCATTGTATATTATTGCTGTAAAATCTTCAATAATATTTTTAATATATTCAAACTTACTTACAGTATGTGTAAATGAATATTCTATATATTTTATTTTTGATAAGGTTTTATCGTTGGTAATATAATACTTTCTATTATCAATACTATAATTTAATTTTAATTTTGATTTAATAAGTATATCATAAAAATCATACAGAGATTTAATATTATTATTTTCAATATCTTTCAAAGTATTATTAAAAACATATTTATATATATATATTTGAATGTCATCAGGTAAATCTAATAAATAATTAGATAGAAACATAATTATATTTTTTAGAATTCTTAATAAATCATTTTTTATATAAGTATTTAATATACGTAAAAAATAAAAAATATATATTAAACAAATATTAACTTATTACTTTACTTTACTTTACTAATTTACATTATTATCATTATAAACTCTTTATGATGAACTATTCTTCTTCGTTTCCTTTTCTTTCTTTGTTTCCTTTTCTTTCTTTGGCGCCTTTTCTTTCTTTGGTGCCTTTTTTGCTTTCTTATCTTCTTTTTTATCATCATCACTACTATCCTTCTTATCATCATCGCTACTATCCTTCTTATCATCGTCACTATCCTTCTTATCATCGTCTTTCTTCATTGATTTCTTATGCTTGTTCCACAATTCAGCAATCAATGTAAATATTTCTTCACCGTTTAAGGTAGGATTTTCTTCCTTAACCTTTGCGCGATTATCCTGAATGAACTTTTGATAGCTATTAAGAGGTTTCTTAACCTTTTCAATTTCATTACCATCATCATCTACTTCAACCTTCTTAGCACGCTTTTTTGGGATTGCCGCCTTTGTAGCTTTCTTTTCCTTCTTTTCTTCTTTATTCTTTTCCTTAATATCCTTCATAGCATTCTTATAATATTCATCAACCTCCTTTTTGGTATCAAGATTATCAGGCATATTAACCATGACTTCCTTAACACGCATAGCGAAAGTGGTAGTGGACATCTTTTGCTTCTGAGATTTGCTTTGAGACTTGCTTTGAGATTTGCTTATGTGGTTTACTTTGAGTTGCTTTGAGTTGGTTTGCGAGTTTGCTTTGAGATTTGCTTCTGTGGTTTGCTTTGAGTTGCTTTGAGTTGCTTTGCGTATTGCTTCCTTAGTTTGTCCTTGTATTATTTTTCAATCAAAATAATCAATTTTTAATTTAATTTATATTAATTAGAACATATTTAATCCATATATTTAAATTAAATTAAATATTATTTTTTAATATTTTATAGCCTGTTAATTAAGTCTTATACTCATTTGATTCAGTGGATACGCTTTGTGATGGAGCTTTCTTAGGAAAGGAGTTCTTCCAAAAGGACTGTGATTGACCAGTCGCCGGATGCCAAGGATTGGAGTTCTGCCATGGGTTTGTCACGACAAATGGATTTGAGTTATGCCACCAGTTTTGAATAGGGTTCTTCCAAGGCGTTCGATTTTTCCAAGGAAGCCATATGTGCGGGTCGCGAATCAATCTTTGCATGCGCGCGCGCATGTGACGTGCTCCCATGAGTTGTGCTAGGCAAAGCGGAATAGCAACCACTATCAGCGGGATGTTGTTCTGACGGGACGGAAGCTCATCAAAGTTATGCATAACTAAATATAGAAAGAATAATTATGTTCTAATAACAAAAAATAATTTAAAAATAAATAAATATATAGTAGCAATATCTACATAATAATTCTCGTAGTTTATTAGTTGTTGCTCATCTTTTTTACTATAACATTATCTTACCATATTTTTATTTTTCATTATATAGATTATTTTAAATTGTATGTGCCTTATTTGTATTTAATTTTTTTATTTACCATTAAATACAATTATTATACTTTATTAAATATAAAAATTATATAAAAAAATAGATAATAAGTGTGCAATAATGTTAAAATCTCCCTTATTTATTTAACATGTATAAATCATATGATAAATAGGTGGCAAAGGATAGCCATGCGATATATGGTAATAATGCGAACATCGCATAATATTTAATATTTGAATTATAATTTTTTTGCGAATAAAATTGAATCAAAGTTAATATCGCGAAGACCAAACTCAATATAATTATAATAAGTCCATTATACAATCCATTCTCACCAAAAAATACTGGTATATACATAAAATTAAATAGTAATGCCAATGTAGGTATTACCCAATATTTTAATCCTTTATAATATATTTTTGTTCCACATTTTGATATTTTGTCAGGGACGCATATATTATCATATAACGCATAACTATATATAACACCAATCATTATATATAATATAGGCCACACAATACTAAACACATAACTAGGTGGGTTATATTTTGATTTTTTTAAATTTTCATATTTATCTTCACTCCATTTCTTACCATATATTGCTCCAATTGTCATACCAACCACAAGAGGTAAAAATATTATTGTATATGTTATTATTTGTTTAATTATATTTGATGTTTTTTGTGTTTTAAAACATAATACATCCCCTCCAAAACAATACATAGTATATTTATTACCTCACCACCTATAATAATTTACATATAAAAATTTAATATTATTTAAGATTTATTTGAATAATAAATATAATAAGCAATATGACAGAAAAAACTCTTGAAGATGTTTGCAATATTTTACCAAGAAGTAAAAGAAATACTAAGTATGGAAGCAAAAAAGGCAACTATCCATTTTTTAAAGGGTCGTCAATTGTTGATAGTTTTGTAGATGAACCGGATTACGAAGGTGAAAGTCTGATTATTTGTGATAGTGGGGAACCAAATATTAATTATGCTTACGAGTTCTCAGCTAGTGATAATTGTTATATTCTACAAAATAAAAATAAATCATTATTAAACTTAAAATTTGTTTATTATTACTTATATAATAACTTAGATATTATGAATGATTTATACATAGGCAATGAAATTAAACACATATCAAAAGCAAATATTAAAAGAATTAAAATTCCATTCCCTTCACTAGAAAAACAGAATGAGATTGTAGAGTATTGTGAAAATAGCGATATGAATATTAAGCAATTAGAAGAAGAAATTGAAAATAATAAAATTCGCATGATACAATATATGAAAGATTGTAAAAAAATAAAAGATTTATGGGTCCCATATAAAAAATTACAGGATACATACATATTCAAGTAAATCTATATCAAAAAGAAGAAGACATAGTCTATAATTATTACAAAGGGCATAAAATTGGAATAGCGGTTTTAGTATCAACATCATTATCATATCTAACAATATATTTGCAACTAAAATGATAATTACGCATATCTTCAAGAATATATTTATCTTTCCTTTGCCTTCTCGTCAATACTTGTCCTTCATTCTCAATATCTTCAAGCAATTCAATGTTTATATATATTACGTCTTTTATAATATTGTAAAATTCAATCGTATGATATAATAATTCCGCCAAGCAATTGAATCGCCCATCTTTTTGCAATATAAAGTTTGCCTTACATATTCTTTGCGAAACTCTTGTATCATCAAAAATAGTTAAATTATTAACATTTAAATATTTTTTTAGCATCGCATGTATTGTTATATAATATAATTTATCATTTTTATATAGAGTAGATAAGGGATGATTATTTATAATTATTTTATCTACATCTATATTTAATTGGGTCGTATAGTAAGTTTTATTATAAATTGCTGTTTCTTGCTGGAAAAAATCATGATAATTAATTTTATTTTTTTTATATTTTAATATGTCATATTTATTATTATTAATATTTAACAAACCTAAAAAATCTAAGTTGTCAAATAAAGGATTGCACGTAATTTCAAGTAATCTATGAAAATATATGGTATTCTTATAATTTTCATTATAATTTAAATCCTTCAAAATCAAAGTATACAAATACTTATATATAATAGTTAGAATATCTTCTGGTAATATCTCTAAATATGTAGGCATATTAATATATAATATATTATATATAATATATAATATATAATATCAATTTTATAATAATTAATAAAATATATGGAATAAATTTGTTATAAAAAACATAAATTAAATTAAAAATTGATTATTTTGATTGAAAAATATTACAGAAGCAAACCACAGAAGCAAACCACAGAAGCAAATCTCAAAGCAAATCTCAAAGCAAATCTCAAAGCAAATCTCAAAGCAAATCTCAAAGCAAATCTCAGAAGCAAATCTCAGAAGCAAAAGATGTCCTCTACCACTTTCGCTATGCGTGTTAAGGAAATCATGGTTAATATGCCTGATAATCTTGATACCAAAAAGGAGGTTGATGAATATTATAAGAATGCTATGAAGGATATCAAGGAAAAGAATAAAGAAGAAAAGAAGGAAAAAAAAGCTACAAAGGCAGCAATCCCAAAGAAGCGTGCTAAGAAGGTTGAAGTAGATGATGATGGTAATGAAATTGAAAAGGTTAAGAGACCTCTTAATAGCTATCAAAAGTTCATTCAGGATAATCGCGCAAAGGTTAAGGAAGAAAACCCAACCTTAAACGGAGAAGAAATATTTACATTGATTGCTGAATTGTGGAATAAGCATAAGAAATCAATGAAAAAAGATGAGGATAAGAAGGATAGCGATGATGGGTATCATACTGGTGACGACACCATAAGACCTGATGACGGCAATGAAACCGACGATTCAGAAGATGATGATAAGAAAGATAGTGATGATGATAAGAAAGAAGATAAAAAAGTTCCTAAGGGAGGAAAAGCGCCACGTAAGGCACTAGGTGTTAAGGCAGCCCCCAAGAAGAAGAAGGAAAATTCATAAATTAGTAAACATATAAGATAAAATAATAACATAAATAATGTAAAATAATAACATAAATAATAACAAAAAATAATAATGTAAAATATTATATGTGTGTAATATATATTTTTTATTTTCGTATATAAATAAAAATGATATATATTATAAAGCTCATATGCGTTTATTAATATTATTGTCGCTATTTATTCTATCAAATACTTATATGAACATAAATTTATATGGTACTGGTATGTTTATGCCATATAGTATGGGAATAATCGGATATATTAAGAAACATTTTCCACTTACTGATGTTAATATTACTGGTATATCAGGAGGAGCTATATGTTCTATATTATATACACAGGAAGATGATTTATCAGACCCAGATAAAATATGGGATTATACAATAGGTCCTGAAATTTTAGAATTATCATTATACAAAGACTTACATATATTTCAAAAAAATATAGGAGATAATCTCAAATTAAGGTATAATAATATGGAACCGCGCAACTTAGATAAAATATCAGTAATATCTACAAATGTCATGAAAATGAAAAATGAAAAAATATCAAACTTTAACAACTTAAATGAATTAATTGACTTTAGTTTATGTAGTTCATATATTCCATATATTTCAGGCAATACATTAGGTAAAAAATACAATGGGATTGACTATATGGATGGCGAAATATTTAGAGATTATAATTATGATAAAAAGCAAACTTGTCCAACAACTATTTCTATACATAGGAAAATGTGGGGAAGACATTTTCCTATTCAAAACTATGTATATACTAATAAGCAAATATCGCGCGATTTATTTAATTATGGTTGGGCGGACACCCATAAAAATAAAAATGAATTATTTAAATGTATTACAACAACAAAAAAAAAAATATACTTAGGTAAAATATTATCGCAAAAATAATTGACTTGCTTTATTATAAGACTTCTCAACTTTTTTGTCATATATTTTTAGTCTTTCTAGGCGCTCATCTTCGTCTTTTAATGATTTAAGCCTTTTTAATTCTTCATTTTTTAATTCTTTGGCTGATAATGTTTTTGTTGCCTTCTTTTCGCGATATGCTTCATATTCTTCAACACTTTTAAATTCTTTTACATTTTTCATTAATGATGGATCAACTAAACGTGTACCATCATGTGCTCTCATATAATCTGTATATGCCAAAGTATTGTTTTTTTCAATACTACTTGAATAATCATCAGGGCGTTTCCCTCCTAATTCTGTGTACTGTAAGCTTTTTGATAGCATTAATGGTTCAGGCGTTTTGTATTTAATTAATTCTTTATTTACTTTAACATTTTTATTAAATAATTCATTAAAACTCTCATTATCTATTTTACTCTTCTTTATAAGTTTCTCTATATTAATATCCTCGCGAACTTTTGTGGATTCTTCCATTTTAGAACCATATCCAAAATCAATTTCTTCTTCGTATAATTTACATTTTTCAAAATTTTTATTAAACTGTTGAGGTGTAAATTTTTTATTTTTTTCTAATACTTCGCTAGGATGCGGAGATATATTATTTGTCATCTTATCAAAATATTCAGTTGATTGTTTCTTAAGGTCATGATGACTTTTATCTTCTTCGCGAATTTTTAGTTCTTCTGCTAGTTTCTTAAAACAAATAGTTATAATATTAAATAATTCCTTATTACCTCCTGGTTTATCAGGATGTGTATTTGTTGCTAATGTTCTATACGACGCTTTTAATTCATTCCAAGTAAAATGTCTAGATACATTAAGAACTTCATAAGGATTAATTGTTTCTATATCTATATTCTTAAAATCTATATTGTCAATCATACCACTTTCTTGTACAGCATTATAATATTGTTGATAAGTATATTGTCTTGATGAATTTGCACCCATATCATAACTTATATATATTAAATCTTATTTATATATCAACTTTATAAATTTGTATTCATATACGCATATATTTTCAAATAACATATATAAAAATATACTCATTATTTATTATTAATAAATGACTATAAACAATATTATTATTGTTGGTTGTAATATTATAGGCTTATATTCAGCATTAAGGTGCGTAGATAATGGCTACAAAGTATCTATTGTTGATAAATTATCCAAAGATAAAGTTAATAAAAATAATAGAAATAATTATCGCATTTTTAATAAATCACATAATATATATATACAATTATTAAATAAATTTTCAATTAAATATGAGAAATATATTTTAAAATATAATGATAAAACAACAAATATTTTATCTGGTATTATTAATAAATCAAAATTAATACCTAATAAATCTTTAAATACACAATCATTTGTTAAGTTTTGCCGAACTATTCTTACTATATCTGATTATAATATATTGAAAAATAATTTAGATTCATTTGAATATATATATAGTAATATATCTGCTATGGATGCTCTTATTATGTTATCTTCTGACATTAATGAAACACATAATTATTATATATTAATAGATGATATATCTATATTAATAGATAAAATAACTCAATATTTACACTCAAAAAATGTAGATTTCATTTATAATACAGAAATAAAAGATATATTTAATTGTAATAATCGCATATATTCTTCAACGCGCACTAATACATTTATATCTAATATTATAATATTAACATTATCAAAAAATAATTTGTTAAAATATAATTTCTTTACAAAAGAGCAAAAAAAACTTCTTAATAATGTATCAAAATATAATATTGATTGCGAGAGCATTTATTCTGATAAATACCTTAAAAAAGAATATGAAATAAAAACCCATTTATTAGATAATTTACATATTGTATGTCCTATAAAAAAACATAGCATGTATCTTTGGAATTATGGAATTAATAATGTTATTATTAGGGACAAAATAAAAAATCTATTTACACATATATTTATATGTAGCGATTCTTATTCGCGAAATAATTTTTTTATAAATTATTCTTTTGAAACATTTGATAATATTTACAGTAAAATTAATAATAGGATGAATATTCCTTATTAACCGGTGCTTCCAAACGCACCTGTTCCTCTATCTGATTTTTCAATATCAGTGCTATTACATACAACCAATTTAGAATATATTTGTTTCTTCACAATCATCTGACAGCATTTCCATGGCAACCTCCAATTATCAGGATCCGTAATATCAGGTGTCTCATCATTTATTTTTGTAAGTGCAATATACAGATTGCCTCTGTATCCCTGATCAATAATTCCTACATTATTTGCCAACATATAGCCAGAGCGACTTATAGAACTGCGAGGAACTATTTCAACATAATATCCATTTGGAATTTCAAGTTTAATACCAGTATCGTAGATAACAGTATTTGAAGTTAGTCTTTTATGCTCTTTAATAATTGTCAAGTCATATCCAGCATCAGAATATCGCGCCTTAGAAGGAATTACAGCATCATCACATGCTTTAAAAACTTTAATACAAGGAATTGATTTGCCATCGCAATTGTTATAAGTATAAATGTAATTATTATAATATGGACAATCATAATTACTATAAATCATTCCAAGAAAATCAATCATATTCACGCTATTAAATTGAATTACTTGGTTATTAATATTTTTTTGTACAATACAAGGAATTTCATATAATTTAACAATACTTTTTGTGGTACCTTCATTATAAAATGTAATATTCATAATATCATAAATAATACTAGCATATTTTTCAATATATGCTCTTACAAATTGATTACATGTATTGACATCTTCGTTGTAACATTTTGTAATAAAATCTGATAAATCACTATATTTACAGTCTTTGATATTTAGATGAGACCCAATATCTTCTTTAATTTGCGGTGATGTTATAGTTAATTCAATAATACCATTAATACAACTAAGTTCGGTATATTTAGCATTCCCTACATTATTAAGACATCTTAATAGCATATCAATATTATTGAAATATGGATAATGTATTTTTTCATCTTCTTTCAAATCATTATAATAACCATATGAAATACATTTCATATTATTATCATGTTCTTTGACATTGTTAAGTTTAATTTCAACACATATATTATCAATATCATCATTGTCTTTTTTGTTGAAAACTACAAGACCAAGAATATATGCTTTTAGAGGACTATCAATAAACTTAAAAAAATTTTCATTAAATGTATCTTCTGTAGGCATTTTATTATATTTATTATATATAATATATATAATAACTTTATATGTATTATAAATGTAAAAAATATATAATACACATTATATCACAAGTATTTATTCTTCGTCATTGTCGTCTGAATCTTCTCCTTCATCAGCAGTATAATAAACTGTTTCAGGAGCATTATTAATAGTAATCATATTTATAAATTTATTAAGATTTACATTAGAATTACTAGTATTATCTTTGCTATTATCATTGCTATTATCATTGCTATTATCATTGCTAGCATTTTCCTTCTTATTTTTCAACCTCTTCTTATTTTCTTTAAGACTGTTTTTAACAACATTTATTATATCATTTAATTCATCTTTGCTTAATCTATCCTCAGTATATTGACAAATCTGTGTAAGTTGTGACTTAGACATATTATGTATATATTTAATACCTGCTTCTGGGTTATATGACGCCCATTCTAACAGATACATTCTCATATCATAGCATCTCATCTTGCTATAATCCGTCATTATTATCAAATAGAGTTTTCACAGCAAGTTTTCACAGCAAGTTTTGTTTGTTGTTTTATAATAATTTAAATTAAATTTAAGCAATTTTTATAATAAAATAAATAAAATAGAACAAATTTGATTCTAAATTTAATAAGATATATGCCTTATATCTTCTTTAATTTGTGCGTTTATTTGAGATGTATTCTTATATGAATTATCATTACTCTTATCATTTATGTAATTTACAACAGGAACAAAATTTAAAATATATTTTAAACCATCATATTTATCAACTTCATCCTTATTTTTCTTTTCAAATTTATCAGGATTATCTTTTATAATTTTACGCCTTAATTCATTGTATAAATTAATAGATATTTCCTCAATTTTTGCGATAACATTGTTTTCTTTTGAGCTCCATCCCTTAGATATATCACTTTTGTGAGTGTATATACTAATAATAGGCAGAGACCATAATATACCTACACGTTTAGAGCGATATTTTTTTTTATATTCATAATTATATAGCCAGAACGCATCATTAAATATTTTATTTTTATATAATACGCAAAATACTCCCCATAGAAACCACGCATTATCGTTGTCGCTACTGTAAAATTTTGTTTCAAACTTAAATTTAGTTCTCAATATATAATCTATAATATGTCTTAGTTTATTTGATATATCAACAAGCGTATCCCCATCATCAACTGATATATCATCTGTTGATTTAATTGTTTTAATTATTATAGCTACTATCTTAATCGCTAAATTATAATTTTCGTGATCGTGTGGAGGTAATATCCCGTCAAATCTCATAACACCATTATGTGATAATTTTAATTCATTGCTATTAAATAATATAGATATTTTGTCTTTTAATACTTTTATAGACATATTTCCGCATCTAGCATTTGGATGTTTATTATATATATCACATAATATACACATTTTTGATATAATTATATATATATCTTTAATTATTAATTTTTCATTTTCAATAATATTTTTTAGAGAACTATATATATCTGTCAATTTACTTATATCATACAAGGATATAAATGAACCAATATAAGCACATATATTTATATATACATTTTCTAACATATCTATACTTTCATGTAAAAAAATTATTTTAGTGCTTATCATAATACTATTTTGTATATCACCATTACATATTGATGTAAATAATTCATTATCCATATTATTAATAATATTAAAGGATTATATATATATATATATAAACGAGTTATTCATAACTCAAATATATTACTTTTATGTGATATTATAAAATTATGGTAATTGTTGATAATTTTATAGCATTTAATAATTGTAACTTCTGATACATTACATGCTTTTGCGAATGTTTTTTTTGAATATCCAAGATTTTTAACTTGTGTATAATAATATAAAATACCTGCTGCCGATGAAGTAGGAGAATTATCATTCATTATATTATTATCTTCAATTAATTGAACTAATAACTTGCATTTATCAATATCTTTAATAGGCATGTTTAAATTATTGCCATATTGTGCTATAAAATCCATAGGTTCTGGGGATGTTACATTTATTTGTAATAGTGTTTGAAACCGCGAATTACCTTTGTTAAGTGTAACATGTGATATATTAAACATTGCCGCAATATCTTTTGAACTTTTTGGTATTTTGTTTAAAAGACAAGCATGATATATACAAGATGCTATTAGCCCTTCTTTATTATCTCCGCGCGATATTTTCTTTTCCGACGCATTTTTATAAAGAACTTTGGCATCATCTATAACTTTTTGCGGTATCCCGTTATTAATAGTATTTCCTGTCATTTTATCAAATACATTCCATAATGTTCTTTCGTCATATGGCATACTATTCCACATTTGAAACATGCGGATACGGCGGATATCAATATTATCTTTATATCCGCTACCAATCATAGAGCCAATTGACGATTTTGGTAATAAATTATTAGTTGGCAATCCACACCGCGAAGGATCTCCATCTCGATTATCATCGTTACCGTAAAATCGCCATTCAGCAGTATTATCAATTAGCTTTGAAACAATAGCAGAGCAATTTTTACATATCTGCATATTATCTTCGCTAATAACTTCACTACATCCACACCCGCATGAATTATTATTCACAATATCAATATTACTAATATCTAATAAATCTACTGGATCAGATAAATTTTGTTTATTTAAAATATTTTGCTCATTATTATCTTTTAATGTTGTTAATATTTTCCAAATATCATCATCATATTCCATAGTTTAATATGATATATCAGTAAATGATATTAATATATTGTAATAATCATTTTTTATATAATTTTATTCTTATATAAAAATTGACTATATTAAAATTAAAAAATTAATAATAGGAATATGACTAAGAAATTTAATTTTGTATGCTATACATTCCTAATAGTATCATTCATTAGCTCTATTTTAAATATTGATGGATATATTATACCAACTAGTTATTTAAAGGGTACTACTACTAATAGCAAAAAACAAAATTTAAAATTAAGAAATAATTATGAAAATATGGTTTTTAATGAAAAATATATATATATGAAATATCTAATAGGTATTAGAAATTTTAAAAAGATTTATCGCGTTGTTAAAGATAACAGCAATATTGATATACAAAATATCATTAATATCCTAAATATTCTTAATTATATCAATAATACAAATATAGCAAATATTACAGAAAATAATCCAATATTTATTAATAATGAAGTATTATTAAATACTTCCTTAATTATTAATAATACAAATCATAATAATGATGATAAGATTGCTAAACATCTTATATTATCTAACATCTATATAGATGTTAGTAAAATTAAATATATTCAAATATCAACAAGAAATGATACATTAATTGTTGAGTTAGATAAAAATAATGCGGATTTAGAACAGGAACCCAATAATATAAATAATATTTTATTAGATATAGGTAAGATAGACACATTGATAAGTTCTATCTCGTTATTAATGAAATTTCTTAATATTAATTAAGACCTTTTCATATTATCTTGCTGAAATCAATTTTCGCAGTTCAAATACTTCTTGGCGAAGGAAATTAACCTCATTCTTAATGTTATAATTTTTATTTTCGTATGGAGTAATATATTCTGAGCTCGCGCCATTAGCAGTTGTGTCAAATTTGGAAGATTTCCTATACGGTTTTCTATATGATTTTTGGCTACTTTCTTGTCGCTGTGTTTTGAAACTTACAAAATCATCATAATCAACATCATATTTACCAATAAGAATATTTTCATCTCCGTTTTCAGTTTCAACTGATTTACAAATATACAGATATAGTCGTGTTTGGATACTACGTACAGTCCTCTTAAGTTCAAGAGCAATTTCATCATATGATGATTTATTTAAACGCATTGAAAGTAGTTTCTCTTCTTCGCCAGTTTCCCATCCTTTACCTGCTCTTGATGTTGCCTCATTTTTTTGGAGTTCATCAAAGTTTGATTTTTTATATCTGTATTGTTGCATTTTTTATATTAGAGTAATTTGTACGTGCTTGTGGGCTATATATATATAGCATCTTATTTTTATATCATTTTTATAATATTATTAAATATATTTATTATTATCCTTCATTATCTATTTTAGGAGAATATGACTTATAATAAAATTTGCTAAATAATATTATCATACTAGTTTGATAAACAAGCTCTATTACAGCATATTTTTTAGGCACACTATTATCAATTGCTAATACAACAAGAGAATGAATTAAACACAAGAAAAATTGTAATAATTGTGCACGCGTAATATATTTTTTAAATGGATTATTGAATCCCAATGATGTATATAAATAATGGCTATACATAAATAAATGAATTACACTATTTATAAAACAACCAAATGATACTGTTCCATTTCCGTGTCCGCAATATAATAGACTACCCCATATAATACCTATTGTGCTATGATGATATACATGAAGTAATGATAATTGTTGTTTTTCTTTACCTCGTAAAATTATAAATAATGTATCAAAATAATCAAAATACTTAGATAAATAATGAACATATACAAAGTATCTTAGATTACTTGTATATGGTATATTTATACCATAAATATTTGGAAAGGAAATAACTGATATTAACCCATATATCATATATATATTAAGTATTATTTGAGCATTATTATATATTAACATCGCATATTTTAGAGAATATGGTTTCCTATATCTCATATATTTTGTAAGAATATATATCATACTAAAATATCCAAATGTTATGATTGACATAAAGTTAGGTGTAATAGTATATAGTATTAATTTTTCAGTTTGAGTATTCATTATTATATTTATATTTTAGTATATTGATATTATATTTATATTATATTTATATTATATTTATAATATTTATATTATATTTATATTATTATAATATAGATAATGGCAAGTAATACAACTAAACAAGAAAGAGAAATTTTTCAAAAATTAGATAATATACAAGATAATAGTATTCACGCTTGGTTGGATGATCTCAAAAAAGGGGCACCATATGTAGACTCTCAATTTAGAGTTGATAATCCTTTAAGTGGAAGCAAAATATTTACTAATAAGGGAGGAATTTATCCTATTATTATTAAATGGTGTGTAAAAAATTTAAAAGGGTATGATTTTATAGGAATACCAAATATTCAAAAAATTTTATCTGATATTTCAGGAGTACCAGTCGCAGCATCATCTCAAACAAATGGTGCTATGACACGTGCTAAATCGCCAGATATAGATATAATTACAATTGCTAATCAATGGAAAACTAATCCTACAATAGACCCATTCACAGGAGCAACAATTAATGTATCCATAAATCCAACTAGTGAATATGTTGCTTTATATTCAAAAATTATTGATGAACTAATTAAGCATATATTAAAAAATAAAAAGGGGGCGGGTAAGAGCACATTATCAATTCAAAATTGTAAAGATATTAAAAATAGTATGCCAATTATACATGCTGTTTATGTTATTACAGACGCAAATAATAATATAGTGGATAGAATATTTTACGACCATCTTTTTATAGCAAATTTTATTTTATTGAAAAAACCTAGTTCAGCAATAAATGTATATAGCTATGATGCTAATTATCTTAAAGAATTAGAACCATATATATATTTAAATATTTATAATGCGATAGCAAAAAGTTTAGATAATGCAATTAATACACACGCCCATGAAACAATTGAAGAATTATTATTATTTCATGTTGTTCCAAGTAATACTAATTTCTCTATTGCTATATTAATACATCATTTATGTCATTTTATAAAAAATGTCTTATATATGCACGAATCAAAGATAACTGCTGAAAAAATTAATGATACAATTTATAATAAAGAAGCTTTAATATATTATATTCCCATATTAAAACTTACATCAACAAATCAAGATTTCAAAGATGAAATATCTAGATATCAGAGATATACTATGACTAATTTTAATGCTTATGATAATAAGAGAACGGATAAAAATAATAATTTATATTATATATACAGCCAAATTACTGAACATGTAGTGAAAAAGTCAGACGATATATGCGACACATTAATATCAATATATGACTGTATTTTGAAATTATACAGTGATAATAATATTAAAAACACCATCTACAAACCTGTTAAAGACCCCTATAATACAAATAAAGGCGTTGAACCACAAATACCAAGAAAACCGCAACTTCCACCAGATTTACAAAAATATAAGATGCTTTCATCCTTAAAAGGCGCTGTTAAAGATGATGAAAAAGAAGAAAAACTTAATGAACACCTAGAAAAAGAGAAAGAGTGGAAGAAAGAATTAAAGGATTATGAAAAGAAAAAAGATGTATATGACCGCATATACGAAGGAAAATTTTCAGCAAAACCTAATAAACATATATGGAACGGTGAATCTTTTCATGTTAGTAGAAAAAAATACAAGGATGATAATGTTATTAAAGCATTGAAGGCATTATCAGCAAAATATCCCAAGCAATTAAAAGCAAACCATACAAGCTCAGGTCGTAGTGATAATTATAGCAGTAGCAGTTCTCCGCCAAAAGTTTCATTTGTAAAATACGATAAAGCAACAGGGGCATTTATTACAAGCCTTGGTGCCCACCCGCGCATTACCGATACTGAGAGTTATTATGTAAATGATACTGACCCAAACACTCAGGAAGACTTTGATGATATGCATCCGACCAAACAAAAACATGTATCAGATATAGTTTATTATAATGAAGTTGGTAAGGAATTCCATTTCCGTTTTGATACAGTAAGTATATATAATTACGTATTGAAATGTATAGAAAATTGTGAAAAACCAATAAATACAATTAATAAAAAAGAATTAACAAATGATAATTTAGATGAGATATGTCGTAAAATTAAACATTTTACAAAAAAACCAACATTTAATTCATCTATGGATATTAGGGCACTAATAGATAATTGCAAATATGATAATTATCTCGCATTAGATTATACTCAAAGTTATCTACAACAACGCACGCAAAATCCAATTATAGGATATTTATATATACATTTGAATATTAATTTAGGAGGAATATTATTCAGAGTTATTAATAAAATACAACAAGACCCTCATGTTACAACTTATGATAATTTCCCAAATCAAGTTAATATTATGAATTCGGTAGTTTTAACTTTGCCAATCTTTGCTGATTTTGTGTATGACCAGGTCGATGATGGTCCAACATCTTCATACCCTGTATATATATTATCTGATCTACAACAAAAATTACCTAAGGGTGATATAATAGGTACTAAATATTTTCCTTATAGAAAAAATAATGCGGATGGTCAACGATGGAAGACTGTTCTTTATTTAGAAAAGTTTGATTTAAATATTTTAGATAATGTGACAAAAGCATTTAAAAAACTTACAAAATATAGAGAAAAAATAGGATTACTTTCATAAAATATTATAAAGATATTATAGGAATACTAGAAGATAATTATTAAATGAAATATATTGACGCTTTAAAAAAATATAATGAGGGTAAGGATAAATGGTGCATGCCTAGGAAAGGTTCAGAAGATTATTTAAACATTATTAGAATCATGAAACCAATATCAAAAAAGAAAGATAAACTTGATTTATTGAATGTATCTGGTAGAAATAATAATTGTTTTTTCAATTCTATTTATCTTGTAATAAAAGATAATAATGATTTTAAAAAATCATCAAGATATTCTATAAAAAAAGGTAAGCATCTTAGAAAATACCTTTGTAAAAAATTTACAGAAAAGACGAATATTAAGAAAACTATTAAAAAATTTAAAACATACCTAGAATTAGCACAACTTTATTTAAATGATGGTGTAAAAACAGAAGAAGTAGCTGAATTACTATCTGTAAATAGGAGAGAGATAAAATCTTTAAAAAAAGCAAATATTATGAATATTGATCTAAATAAACATGATGAAATTGAAACTTTATTAAAAAAACATTTTAAAGTTTCTGGAAGAATGCCTTCGGAACCTGAAATGGCATTATCTATTGATTATATTGAAAAATCATACAATATAGTTGTATTGAGTATTATATTAAATTCTAAATATGGTAATAGTACAAATGACAAAACTTTGAATATAATTAATCGTTATAATTATGGAAAAAAAAATATGTTAAAATATGATATTGATTTACTAACAGATATGAAAGCAGGTATTAAAAACGCAGGCATAATAGGTAAAATAAGAACACGCATAGGTGAAAAATTAGAAAATACTGTTAAAAATACAGGTTCATCTCGTCTACTCAACAGCGCAAAAAAATATAATTATAGCGTTATAATAACAGATAATACACATTATCAATTATTAAAAATAAATAAAAATGTCGTAAATTCTTATTATGATTTAAATAATTTTATTTTATCACATGATAATTCATTTAGTTTCAGTAATACAAATGTAAGAAGTAGCACAACATAATAATTAATAATATTTGAATATTTTGTGTATATCTTGAATGGTATAAAACAACACTTATTTTTAGTTTCTAATAAATATTATTAATATATATTAGATATTATTAGATATTAAATGAAATATATTGATGCTTTAAAAAAATATAATGAGGGCAAAGATAAATGGTGCATGCCAAGAAAAGGTTCAGAAGATTATTTAAATATAATTAAAATGGTTAAAAAAATATCAAATATCAAAAAAACAAAGGGAAAGGGTATTAAGGATAAAAAAGATGGTAATGATAGTAAAGAAAAAAAAATAAGAGTATTACAGGCAGCTATTAAAAGAAAGTTAATGATTAATAAAAATAAAATTTCCACAAGTATTAATGATTCATCTAGCAAAATGTCTAAAAAACCTCCTTATAACTCTAAGTTTCGTGTATTTTCAAAAGATATATATAAAGACATAAAAGTTAAAAAAAATCAAGGTTTTCTTAGAGATAAACTTGGTGTAAATAAGTATATTTTAATAAATCGTATCAATCGCTATAATTTACTTAAACAGCAATTATCATTATTAAAAAATACTGACTGTTTAGAAGAAAAAACTTTTAATGGGGTTAAAGGGTATACTATTAGAAACATTATAAATCTTGAAAAGAAAATTGGTACTAAAAGTAAATACGGTACTATATATTTAACAAGTCTACCAAATTTTATAGACAAATTCCCTATTGCTACAAAAATTATGAAATATGATAATGATAATATTAATGAAGTTAATATTATGACCATGATAACTAACCATATACTTTTAAAGCAAATTTCAAGACATTTTCTCATGATATATGGAAGTTGCGCGTGCTCTAAGAAAATCGCAGAAAAGTTAAAGCTAATTAGTATAAATGAACTAGCAGATGGAGACTTGAAAATGCTCTTTAATGTTCGCGATGTTTTAGCAAATGTTGAATTATTTTTCAATATATTATTTCAAACTTATATATCAATCGCAACATTTCATAATGTTGTAGGATACGTTCATAAAGATGCACATTATGGAAATTTTCTATATCAATTAAATAATGAAATAGGATATTATCATTATATTTGCGATGGGAAAGATTATTATTTAAAATCTTGTAAATTTAATATTATTATTTTTGATTATGGGTTTTCAAGAAGAATTAATGCTAATATGAAAAATATTGATATTGTTAAAAAAGAAAGCAAAAATGTGTTTGAAGATTATAGTAGAATAATAAATGCTTTTATGAATAAAAAAACAGGTTGGGGAAAATATCGCGATTTACCCGATGACCGTATAAATAATATAATTTTAGAAATTAATACTATTTTAAATAATAATATATATTCAGAATTATCTTCTAATACTAATAATAACATACCATATTCGTTTAGAATAATTAAAGATATAATTAACGATATATTTTTAAAATATACTCCAATAAATATGTTCATAACTAATCGCCCATCAAATGTCATTAATGAAATCCCGTATAGGATTGATTGATTAGTAGATATCTATATATCTATTATATATACTAACCTTGTTATAGTCTTCTAACATTTTTTTATGAGACCATACACCATAAATATTATCTTCCCATCCATATATAAATATTTTATCATAATGATATTTAATAATATTGTCGCAAATTATTAGTAATGGTTCTGACATATCATAATAATCTCCCATTTGTTTCATCAAACTATTGTAGAAAGCATTCTCATATATATTGCTCATAGATTTAATAGCATTATCTTTTTCTAATTTACTTTTGCGATTTATTACATCACTTATGTAATCCGTAAGTAAATTACCCTCTTCTGTAATATTAAAATTATTACGTTTAGCAATAAATCCTCCTAAAATGTCCTTGCAAAGTTGTTTGATAACAGGAATATTATCTAGATTATAATTATTAAACAACATTGTATATTAAACAATAATTAAATTGTAATATTATCATTTTTTTAAAAATGATATATAATGTTAATAATTAATTTATAATTATGAAAGAATACATATATATTCTTAGTAATAAAGATTGGCAATATGAAAACAAATATAAATTTGGTGCATCACTAAGCGCTATTATAAAATAGGATGCTGGAATTAAAATATTATTATTTTTTATATAGTATTCCTGTGGCATATTTTGAAGAATTTATCATTAAAGGTTCTTCTGTTGTAAAATTATAATTAAAAGACATAGTATTTATAATTTCATTAAACTTTATATTTTTTTCATTTTCACTGTAAAATCCAATATCTTTTAGTTTATGTATAAACGCCTTAAACTCTTCCCTACTTAATTCACTATTTATAAAAATTTCAAAAGTTTTTTTGGTAAAAGATTTTCCCCTCTCATTTTTATATAATATTTGAATAGATTCAATATATTCAAGATTTAATGGCTGTAGTTTTTGAATTATTTCCTTGTATATTTGTGGCTTAATTGGTTTATTATTAAAACTTAAATCCTTTTTGGTTGTACAATTAATTTGAATTTTGAACATATATACCTTATTATATACCCGATTATATATAATGTTAAATTGTTTATATATGTTTATATGAAAAAGAAATTAGATTAACTTGGAATAATTCACACACATTGCAACCGGAAGCAATAGAAACATGGTATAATGGAATTTATGTTGCTATTTTACAAAAATAAATAGTTAATAATCTTATAATTATTTTAATAAATACGAGTGCTAGTTCCTAGCCCACCAGGGTTAACTTCAATTTTCTCGCAACTTACACCATCGCATCTTACAATATATTGTTGAGGATACATAGTGCCTTGATCAGAAAAAGGGCGAGTGCATGGAGCACATGGAGTTAGATTTTTTAACATGGTTTGTCTATTACGTTCCATTAATTTTTCTGCGTTATCTTGTAAAAACATTCTACTTTCATAACTACTTCTAACCATAGAATTATTATGAACATCAGATAATAATTCAGAATTAACCATACATCTAGGTCTATAATCTGTGAATGCGCGCCCATCAGCCATTTTTATAGGGCAATGAGGAGTAAATTCTTTTGATGAACTATAACTCATTTTAATATATCTATACAAATACAATATTTTTTATTTTATCTTATTTCTATTTATTATTTCATTATTATTTCATTTTCTATTTTCTATAAGGCGAGCTATTAGTTGATTTTTAGTTCCATCAATATTTATATCATTCGTATTACATAATTCCTTAAGTTTATCTAACGACATTTTTGAATATTTTTTATGTAAAGCTCCATCATTCTTTTTATCATCACTTGTAAAAGTTATATCAGATGTAATAGAAATATTATCAAGTTCATGATCACCTTTATCATTTAAACCTGTTTGTTCAGTTGTAACCTTTCCTTCATACTCTTCGCTTGAACTTATAATACTATTCACCATTTTATCTATATCTTCTACAGTGTTATCAACATCAATAGTATTATTACCATCAATAGTATTATCGGCTTTAACTATATTTGCTTTATTCGTAAATGTTATTTCTTCAATCTCCTGTATTTTTTCAGTATTATCATTTATATCATCAGGAGTTTGGGATGATATATACTTGACCATATCTTCATTAATGTGTAGATTATTGGAAGTAATTTTTGTAGATTTGATACATTCATTATCATCCACGGAAGGAAAGCATCCAGAGCTTTTACACGCATTCGCAGGACAATAATCTTTAAATATTTCATTCATTATAGTTTCTGATTTTTCAAAATTTTTTGAAAAACTATCTTCGCGAACATCTTTTTTAATTAAATTTACACGTTTCTCTAATATAAAGAAGTTTCCTTCTAATATTATTATTTTCCTCCATAAAAACATAACAAGAAAGACAATCATTATTAATATCATTAAATTAATATATGTTTGATCAAATATAAAACTATACATTATTTATTAAAATCATCACATATTTTGTTTTTCATTTTAATCGCATTATCTATAATTATAGAAGGGAACTCCTTAATATCTAATAATTCTATCGCAATACATAAATAGGAAAATCCGCGTTTTATTTTGTATGGAAATATATACCTATTATTGTGCGGAATAGCATCAACCGATAAATTAATAAATTTTTCAGGATATAATTCCTCTAATTTTACCAACTTATGAAAATGTGTTGTTATTATTAATGTAATACCATCTAGTTTACTTAAATATTCAATAACAGCGTATGCTGTCGCCATTCCTTCTGTTGGTGGGGTAGAATGCATAGGCTCATCCATCAAAAATAGCCCCTTTTTATTTTGCGCGCTTATATCAACAGCTTTATTAATCATATTTAAACAATACTCGGCTTCCGCTTCAAAATATGAGCGTGTTCCTAAAATATCTGAAACGCGCATAAATGAATTTATAGTATCATATAATATCATTCGTGAGCGTAAACTATAAGTTATCCCAATTGTTTGCCCTAATATAACATTCGCAAGAACAGTTTTTACATAGGTAGTTTTTCCACCAGCGTTTGGACCTGTAACTATAATATTTTTATTTAGATTTACAGGATTTGATATTTGATCATCTTTTAATATAGGATTCTTAGCATCCCATAATAATGTTTCATTAGAATATAAAACAGTAGACCATGCACCAGATAGTAATAATTTATTTATTGTATCTATAACATCTACCGCATAAATTGTTTTTAATAATGAAGAAATATCTCGTTTTATATTGTCATCTTTCCATATTCTATATATATCTGACATTGAATTATTAATATTTATACGTTGATATGTCTCATTAATATTAAAATAGGGTGATATAATATTAGCTGGAAGATTTTTCATTATATTTTGCGAATGCCTAATAAAATGTACTAATCCTTGCATCTTTGCGTGTAATTTATATTTAGTATTATGTAAGAATAATGCTATCTCATAGGTCTGATACATATTATATAGGTAGATGCCGACATATAAAAATATTGATATAAATTTTGTTATGTCAGCCCTAAAATTCCCTGTTGTTTTAAATAAGAACTTGATTATATTATAAAATATTTCAATATATGATATAATAGAAATATCCATTTTTAAATAATTTTTAATATATAAATATGGTGCAATAAATGCGCTTACTGGATATAGTATAGATGTCATAGGAATAAAATAAATTTTATATAAATGATACAAATCTAATATTTGCTCTATGTAATTTATGTAATTTATAATGAATGTTGATGGGAATAATATTTCAATTGATGAATTATTGTTTATTTCATCCGCTATTTTATAAATCCATAGTATATCATTCTCATATTCTTTAAGTATTTCTATATCTATATCATAATTTATTAATGTTTTTTGTCGTCTTTCTAATAATTCCTTATCATTTATAGGATGTTTTATTAACTTTTCTATTAATATTTGGCTTCCTTCTAATGTAGGTAATTTTGAGATCCATTTATCTATACATGTATCTTTATAGACATCGTCAGAAATATCTATTTTATCTCCCTTAATTATATCATCTGTTATAATCTTATTAAGAATTAATTGCTTCTTTGATATATCAAAATCAAACAATTCCTCAAAATCTTTTAGTATTTCATCGTCCATTATTTAATATATATTTAATAATTACAATTTATAAAAAATTGATATAAAAACTCGCATTCATATAAATATAAATAATGACGCAAAGCGATAATATAGCAATCTATAACAATGGAATGATTCATATAATAAATAGAGAACCATATGAAACAAATATGGATGTATATAAAAGAGGTTGGTTTATCATTAAAAATAAACATTTGAACGATGATAAAAATAAATTAATATCAATATCCCTAATGGATATTTATAAAAATAAAGGCATGGTATATGATATGTAAAGTACTATTTAGTTTTTGTAGAAGTTCTAGATTTTGTGGACTTAGCAGATTTACGTTTTTCTACTACGTTTTTATTTTGTTTATTTTGCATTATTGACAATTTAATACCTGCTAATAATATTGCGGATATTAAAGGTGTTAAATCAAATCCACCTATTGTCCGTGCTTTATGTACTTGCTTTTTCAAAAGATGAGGACTTACTCTTGGAGGACTTACTCTTGGAGGACTTACTCTTGGAGGACTTACTCTTGGGACAGCAATATTATCATTTTTGTTTGTTATATTTTGTTTATTTGTCTTGACTTTCTTTTGTGTAGCGTTATTATTTAATATAGTTTTATTTTTTAACTTAGTTTTATTATTCATTTGCTGATTAACCACTGTTGAAATCATATTTATTCTATTATAATCATAATAAATTAATTTTATATTTTATAGTAGATATTTAAACACTATATATACAGCTATAATTGTTGTTATAAAATTTAAAATCATTAATAATATTATGAATGGAATAAGATAATATAATATATATATAAGTATTGGCTTAACTATCTCATATCGTATATTAGATTTAAGTAGCTCATCTTTGATAAAATCTATTAATATATTTACTAAACTATTATCATTACTATCATTATCATTATCATTGTTATCATTGTCATTATTACCATCATTATATTTTTCTTTACTTTTTTCCTTATCATTACATTTATCATTACATTTATCTTTACATTTATCATTACATTTATCATTACATTTATCTTTATCATTACATTTGTCCTTCGCATTATATGATTCCTCTTTATCTTCGCATTCACTTACTTTTTTATTATCTTTCATTTATATTTTAAATAGAATTTAAGATTTATAATAAAATTTTACATAATAATATATTTAACTGCGTATATCAAATATCATTTATAAGATACCGTTTAAAATAGATAATGCTTATTCTTAAAAAACCGGAAAAAAAAGATGATAAGTTTATTGCCAAAGCAATAGATCCAATAAAAATAATATTTTCTGATGTTAAATTAAAATCAATAAGACGTCTTATTGATAGCAAAGGATATAATATAGCAATTTATATACCCGAAACTATAAATAACGAAGGAATATGTAATATTAATAAACTAGATGATAACATTATAAAAGAAATTATTACTTCTTCCCCTAAATGGTTCAACAAGGATTTTACGCTGAATGATTTGACAGAAATGTATAATAAAAGTTTTTGCCAACAAACTAAAACAATATCTGTTATATTTACTAACACAAAGTATCCTAAACTAATATATAATAATAATAATATTGATAGTGTTGACAAAGTTATTAATATTTTAAGAGAAAATAACCATTTTAAAAAGTGTATAATAAATATTGAAATTGAATACCATGGGATATATTTTTATGCTGATAATACTAAAAACAAATGGGTTGTTAGTTCTATTGATATAACGGATATAAGCAACGATAACAATAATGACGAATGGATAAACAAAGATGATATCATAGATAAATTAAATGATAATATTAGTTTACTTAATAATAAAATGAATAAAAAAATAATAGAATTACAAAAATATATTAATGAATTAGAAGAAAATAAGTTAAATATAAATAAAATATTTTTAGAATTAAAAGCTTCCCCAAGTAATAATATACAGGACCCATTAAATAAAATTAATCAATTAATAATTTACCAAGAAGGCAAAATTAATATTTAAAAATCTTTTAAATATAATCTATTGTAAATAATAGATAGATATATATAAGTAAATATAATATGGGTTCTAATAAAAACGTTGTTATATCATTTTCAATTGCGATATTGCTATTACTTTCACTATTATTATTATTAACATATAATTCCAAATGTTCAAGTAATAAATCGCAAATGAATTATATGGATAATTCTCAGGTTCCTTCCGGATTTTCAGGAGATAATGAAAAATATTATAATTTTGAAAGCTTCAATGGTGGCTCAAATGGTAATAATGCCCCTGCTAATCAGCAATTAAACTCTGTTGCCTCAAATTCTAACCCTGACCCTAATTTAGCTGCTACAGGAATAGGCAATTATTCCCCTTCTAACCCGGATTTCAATACATCGCAAATGTTAGACCCTCAGCAATCTGACAATTATAATGTTAATGATCAATATTCAAGTGTAAATTCTATTGGTGGCGGAGATAATTCACAAGTAGGTATGCAATCTTGCTACCCCCGCGATAGATTAACCGCTAGCGATTTATTACCAAAAGATGCTGCTGACAGTAAATGGGCACGCATAAATCCTTCTGGAACCGGTGATATCCATGACCAAAATTATTTAACAGCTGGATATCATGTTGGAATTAATACTGTTGGCCAATCATTACGTAACGCAAATCTACAATTACGCTCTGAAATACCTAACCCGCAAAAGGCGGTTAGTCCTTGGGGAAATAGCACAATTGAGCCGGACCTTCGCCAATATACCCTTGAAATAGGCAGTTCAGCAGCATATTAAATTATATTTTTTTTTTATATTTTTAACATTTATAAATATCTTAATAATTCTTTACTTAAAGGATATAATATTTCTAAAATTAAATATGAGCAATTTTGGACAAAATCTTCTATTATCATCTTTAACTGATTTTTATAATAAAAATCCAAAATATAAGTTAATATTAAAAGAGATTATAGAAGGTAAACATAAATTATCATTGAGAATAATTGAATGGCTCGTAACCCATTATGCGAAATCTAATAACATTTATTATTGGATGGACGAAGATAAAAATATATATAGTGGATTACCAGATAATATTAAGGGAAACCTTAAAAAAATCAATCTATACCAAGATTATAGAGCGCAATTAAAATCATATAGTAAATTTAACTTTGATTCATTTCGCCGACATCATCGTATCACGTTTTTTATCAATACAGAAAGAACAGAATATATTGAAACAACTATCGGTCAGTTAAACTTTTTTAGATGGATTTTCAATAATAGTATTATAAATTATGCTATTAATAACTATGATATAATTTATAAAAAAATGATAGATAATAATACGTGTAAAATTAAAAATAAAACGCACATATCGCACAATCATGACATAATTAAAACAAAATGTCTGCTAAGATTTGATTAATAATTATATTAAATTTAAAGTTTGTTTTATCAATGTAATATCTTCTAAAAGTTTATTATATTTATCTTTTAATTCAATATTCTCATTTGTCAATGATATATTTTTTTGATTTAATTCTTTAATTGCTTCTACAAAAATAGGTGCTAATCTATCATATGCTAGTGTCAAATATTTTTCTCCCGATTTAGATGTCATATTACCATATTCGTCTTTTTCTAAATCAAATGGTGCTATATCAACTAATTCTGGTAATACTTTTTGAACTTCTTGTGCGCTTAAACCAATTTCCTGTTTATTATTTTTAATTCCAAATGAATGTGCTAATTTATTTGGTGTATAATAAAATCCATTCAATTTATCAATTATTTTAAGTGAATCACTTATATTAGCTGTCTTTGTTTTCAGACGCTCATCAGAATAATATGATGTTATATTACCAAATACTGATAAACCACCAGTCGCATCAACTATCATACTATTGACAGGTGCGCTATTTGCTATTTTAAATTGCTGGACCCATGTTGCTGCTACATTATTAATGCCATAATTACCTATCACAAATTCAAAAGTAGTATCGCTAATACCAATTCTAAATTGTCTACTGGTACTACCAGCATCCCTCTTTCCAATAACTAAAAATCCATCGCTACTTGCGACAGCCGCATTCCCAATACATAATGGACCAATAGGAGCTGTATTTCCTATACCAATATTACCATTAGCATTATTAATTACCATTCTATCATTTCCAGAACCATCCCAAGCATCATTAAATCGCATTAATCTATTAGTCGCATCATTACCATTAATTACAATTGAACATCCCCAAGAAGTAGAAACATCCCATGAATATATTACTTTACCTGCTGATGAACCACCTATTTTATTACATATTACCGAGTTTTGCCCTGATGTATTTGTAGGATTATGAACCCATAAACCAATAGTTCCTGCTTGATGATTAGCAGCTGTAGAACTATTAACTATATATAATTTAGCATTGCTTGGATCATTAGAACCTATTCCTACATTACCTGCTTCCGTTATTGTTAATCTTGATGTTGGTGTAGCCCCTGTATTAATAGCAAAACCACTTGTTCCCTTTGTTTGGAGCGTTAATGGTATATTAGCATCGGTTCCTTGTGCTATTATGGAATTACCAGAAATCAATAGTTCTGCTGTTGCTGCACCAACTTCAAGAGTTCCAATAACTGCTGAGTTTCCTGTTATAGTGGTTGCACCAGCGCTTAATGTACCAGGAATATTAACTGCTCCTGCGTTTGTTATTGTTAATCTTGATGTTGGTGTAGCTCCTGTATTAATAGCAAAACTACTTGTTCCCTTAGTTTGGAGTGTTAACGGTATATTAGCATCAGTTCCTTGTGTTATTATGGAATTACCAGAAATCAATAGTTCTGCTGTTGCAGCACCAACTTCAAGAGTTCCAACAACAGCAGAATTGCCTGTTATAGTAGTCGCGCCAGCACTTAATGTTCCTCCAATAGTAATAGCTCCTGTATTATCTATTCTCATTCGTTCTGTTCCATATCCGGTTCCTCCGGTTGTTCCTGTATAAAACATGTGATTAAGTCCTGAAAAATACTCTACACCTGATGTTGCTATACCGAAACCATTATTTGCTGTTGTTGTAGGAGTATTCCCTCCTGCATATAAAGCTATTTTATTACAAGCAAAATCAGCACCACTTCCTCTATATAAGTTATTAAAGACTAACTGATTTTCTACCCAAGTATTACCTTGAACTTGTAATTTATAAGAAGATTGAATTGTGATAGTTCCTATACCTACATTTCCAGCATCCGTTATTGTTAATCTTGAAGTTGGTGTAGCACCTGTATTAATAGCAAAACTACTTGTTCCCTTTGTTTGGAGTGTTAATGGTATATTTGCATCGGTTCCTTGTGCTATTATGGAATTACCAGAAATCAATAGTTCTGCTGTTGCTGCACCAACTTCAAGAGTTCCAATAACTGCTGAGTTTCCTGTTATAGTGGTTGCACCAGCGCTTAATGTACCAGGAATATTAACTGCTCCTGCGTTTGTTATTGTTAATCTTGATGTTGGTGTAGCTCCTGTATTAATAGAAAAACTACTTGTTCCCTTTGTTTGGAGCGTTAATGGTATATTAGCATCGGTTCCTTGTGTTATTATGGAATTACCAGAAATCAATAGTTCTGCTGTTGCAGCACCAACTTCAAGAGTTCCAACAACAACCGAATTGCCTGTTATAGTAGTCGCACCAGCACTTAATGTTCCTGGGATACTAACAGCACCAGTACTATCTATTTTCATTCTTTCTGTTCCATATGTAGTTCCACCCTTAGTTTCTGTATAAAATATGTGTCCATTATTACTATAATATTCTAATGCTACTCTAACACCAAAACCATATACTCCATTTGTGTTTATAGTAGGTGTATTAACTCCACCATATAACATAATTTTATTACAAGCATAATCAGCACTTCCACCTATATAAGAGTTATTAAAGACCAATTGATTTTCTATCCAAGTATTACCTTGAACTTGTAATTTATAAGAAGATTGAATTGTAATAGTACCTATACCTACATTTCCAGCAGTATTTATTCTCATTCTTGGATTATCTCCACCTGTTCTAACTTCAAAACTGTTACCTGCGATTGTAGGCCCTACATTTTCTTGATTCCATATATATACACCTAATTGGTCATTTGTAGGAGTACTATTAGCAGTTATTTTTAAAACACCCCATACCTCTAATTTATTTTGAGGATTAGTAGTCCCAATCCCTACATTACCTTCTGGTCTTAAAGTTAAAACATTTCTTGTTTGTATTGCCCCTCCTGAATTATAATCTTTCGCAAGAAAATCTAATGTATTACCTCTATTTGATATTGTTATTGATGTTGCAGAAATACCATAATTATTAATATCAGTAAAATCTAATAAATTTGTTGCTGTTGCAGTGTTAATTGGAGTTGTTATATCTAATTTAGCGCGAGGATTAGTAGTTCCTATACCAACATTACCATTACTGGCGATACGCATCCTTTCATCGCTCATTGATACACTTGAACCATCAGCAGTATTATTACATAAAAATACTATACTACCTACATCAAACTGTGCTGTTCTACAATGCCCTATGGCACATTTAGTCCATACCGTACCTGCTGTTTCTTGTGTTGCTAAACCAATTAAAGTTGCAGTCCCATTACCAGTATCACTATAAGCACCTGCTGATATTCTTAAAGGCATACTTGTAGTCCCTGTTGTTCCTGTTGCTACTACTGCTGTATTACAAAGATGCATTTTATAAGAAGGATTAGTGACACCGATGCCTACATTACCAGAACTAGTAATAGTCATTCTAATACTTTCTGTTGTTCTATCAACAGTTGCTGTTGAATAAGTATCAAAGACTATTTGTCCTGCTCTTAACCTAATCCTTTCTTCATTCCAATCATTACCCTTAAACAATAACATTTCAGTTCTCTCTGTTCCTGCGTAGTTCCGTGTTTCAATAACTGAATGGTCGTATCCACTATCACCCGCAGCACCACCACCTAAAAATATTGTAGAACTTCCTGATGATTCACCTATATATACTTGTCCGTTTAAGAGTGATGTTCCTTGAACGTTTAATCTATATGTCCCAGGGTTAGTAGTTCCTATACCAACATTACCATTACTGGCGATACGCATCCTTTCATCACTCATTGATACACTTGAACCATCCGCAGTATTATTACATAAAAATACTATTGCACCTCTATCGTAACTTTCTGTTCTACAATGTCCTATAGCACATTTATATGCATTGAAAAATTCGTCATTCTGCGTTGCTAAACCAATCAATGTTGCTGTTCCATTACCAGTACTACTATATGCTCCCGCAGATATTTTTAGAGGGAAACAAGTTGCTCCTGTCCCCGATGTTCCTTGATGGACTATAAGTTTATTATTAATATTTGTAGCTATTCCTATTCCTACATTACCATTGCTGGTGATACGCATCCTCTCAACTTGTGTTCCTCCATTTCCAGTTGTAAAGAACATATTAGCAGCACCTGTTGCTTCAATCGCAACTCCTATACGTGCCCTATCAGTATCATCTGCGTTAGTAGTATTTGCATGACAAAACCCAAACCACCAATTATCATTTGCTACACCTGTCCCTCCTACTAATTTAAGCCCACCTGTTGCGTTAGCTGTATAAACACAAAGTTTGCTATTTAAATTAGTTGATGTCCCAATACCTACATTACCATTACTATTAATTCTCATTCGTTCTGTTGGTGCTACATCAGTTGTTCCAGGTCTTGTAGATAAAACAATATCTCCGGTTTCATTACCAGTAATTGATGTAATTTTAACCCCTATCTCACAACATGAATTAGATAAAGCGAGAGGTGCCCATCCAAACCCTATTCCATAATAATCACCTATTGTTGATGAATAAAATCCCCTTCCTAATCTTAATAATGGTTTACCTATTGCCTGAGACATTACACCAGCATCAGCATTTATTGCACCCGCATCTAATGATAATAAAGCACCTGTATAAGATGATTTTGTTAGTTCTAATAAATTAATAGGAGTTGTTGTAGAACCAATACCTATATTCCCTGTAGTATAATATATGTCAGTTGATACAGTACCATTAGTCCATTTACTACCGCCTGTAAAAGCAGTTCCACCAACAAATAATGATGAAGCATTTAGACTTCCTGAAACATTTAACTTATATGTAGCAGTATCTGTTGTACCTATTGATACATTACCTCCGCTACTAATTATCATTCTATTATCAACATTTCCTGTAACAAATCTTATCTCTTGTGAAGTTCCAGACCTATATATTTGAGTTGTCAAATCATCGCCAAAATCTATTACAGCTCCACTACCACCAATTCTTAATGCTTGTTGAACATGTAATTGTCTTTGAGGATTAGCTGTTCCAATACCTACATTACCTTCTGGTCTCAAACTTAATAAATTTCTTGTTGCGATTCCTGTGTTCAAATTAAAATCTCTCGCAATAAAATCTAATGTATTACCTCTACTTGGTATACTTATAGATGTAGCATAAATACCAAAATCGGAAATATTCCTAAAATCTAATAAACTTGTAGCAGTAACACTATTATCAGGAGTTGTTAAATCTAATCTCGCACGAGGATTATTAGTTCCAATACCTACATTACCAGTACTACCTACAACCAAACTATTAACAGGAGCATTATAATTAAACTTTACTGCTTCAACCCACGGACCAGTTCCACCCCCATAATCTCCTATTGTTAAATCAAAGTTCGCATTATATCCTATTCTTTGAACTCTTGCCCCGCCTGCTCCATTATTCTTACCTATCAATAAGAACCCATCACTACCTGATACTGTATTTGTCCCTAAACATAATGTCCCAGTAGGATTAGTATTACCTATACCTACATTACCATTATTAGCAATTCTCATTCTTTCAGTAGTGTTATATGTAGTATAAAATATATGGTCTCCTGTTGTTGCTTGGTATTCAATTCTCCCATAGTTTGGAGGTCTGTTATTTCCGGAAAGTAATATTCTTGTATTATAAGGATTAGTTGTCTCACCACCATCACTTGAACCAATCATAGTAAAATCAGTATCTCCACTTCCGATCCTCAATCTACCACCATTTCCAATTTGAAAGATATTAACAGGATTAGTAGTTCCAATACCTACATTACCGCTATTATAATATATCTTAGTTGTATCTACTGTATTCGCAATCCAAAATGTAGAACTATTTATTCTATTTACTAATATATTACTTGTTGATAGCACATAATTGCTAGTATCTTGTAGGATATCTCTATTATTTTTTTTATAATTACCATTACCAATAATATTAACATCTCCATTATTGGCAATAGCAAAAACTCTCGCGCTTTGATTTGAAGCAACAAAGATATCATTAGTACCACTATTACTTTGCTGTACCATGAAAGCTGTTGAATTAATACTTGTATTAACAACTTCCAAATTTTCTGTTGTATATACAAATGTTTCTAATCTTGTTCTATTTCCATAAACTGTTAAATTATTAGTAACAGTTAAATCACCTGTAACATTTATATTACTAGTTGCTAATGTATTTGTTGCTGTATTAAATGTAAGTAAAGGAGAAGTTGTAGTTAACCCATTACCATTACCTATAATTATTTGATTCGCAGTGCTATTAATAGTTGCTTGTTTTTCTGATAATGCTGTACCTAGACCTATAATATTTGAAGTTGCTAAACTAGGTAATTGCGATAATGTAAAAGCCCCTGTTGTTATTTTAGAAGCATCAAGTGATGGTATTTGTGTTGCTGTTAATCCAGTTAATCCAGCACCACTTCCATTATATGATGTCGCATTTACACTACCATTCACATCTAATTTATATGTCGCGTGTGATGTTTTACTAATACCTACATTTCCTGTATTACCAATTTGTAATGCTGTAAATTGTGTGTTTGTAACTGTTCCTGTTGTTTTTAAGTTTATTTGAAATGTTGCACCAAAATTACCATCATCTGTTGCTATTATACTGCAAGGTACCGCATTAGTTGTAGGGTCATATGTTGATAAATTAATTTGTGATTTTGCCCCAGCGCCTCCTTGACCCATAATTGTAAAAATTGGATCAGTACCTTTAATATGTAATAATGATACCGGATTTGTTATCCCAATGCCAACATTATTTGTACTTGAAATTACTAATGTACTTGCACCTGAACCTGATTGTAGTATTAATTTATTTGCGGATGATGAACGTAATACAATATCACCTGTTGCCGATGATGTACTATAACTTCCTGCTGCGGATGCTCTTCCTAATGCTGCATTACCATTACCCCACCATAACCCATTATCTCCTGTATCTGGTAATTTTAAATAACCAGATGAATATATAGAACCATCTACATGTAATTTATGTCCTGGATTATTTGTTCCAATACCAACATTACCATTACTAGCTATCCGCATTCTCTCAGTACTATTTGTAGCAAATGCTACTGAACCTGTACCAGCTGTCCATAAAGATACATCATTTCCATCTGTTATTGTTCCTACAGAAGCACCTCGTCCCACCCCATGTGCTGAATTACCAAAATATATTTTTCCATTGGCATTATTAGTATCTCTTAATATAAATATTGGTGAACTATTTACAACCTCTAATATTGTTGTAGGATTATTTGTCCCTATGCCAACGTTTCCATTACTTGCGATTCTCATTTTTTCATTTGCCATAGATACTTGCGAAGAATCAACGGTATTATTACATAAAAATACAATATCACCTACATCATAACCTCCTCCTTTTCGGCAGTGTCCAATAGCACATTTAGACCAAAAATTAGTTTCTGTTCCTAAACCTATTAATGTTGCTGTTTCATTGCCCGCATTTGTGAAAGCACCCGCAGATATTTTTAAAGGAACACATGTAGCTCCTGTTGTTCCGGATGTTCCTTGATTTACTATTAATTTATAATTAGCATTTGGTGTTGTTCCTATGGCAACTGTACTTGATGCTATATTTATTGTCCCATCTGCTGAGGGGGGTGTATAAGGAGTACCGGAGTCCCATATTTCAGTTGCTGTCCAACTTGATGATGGTGCGGGTCTGTATCCATCATCTTGAATTGTAGCCCTATTTAAACATATAAAACCAGATGCACTTGGATTATCAGCTAATCTTTGATTCCAATATGCAGTATAATAAACTATTGATGTTGTATTAGGAGTGTCTAAATAAGTTCCTGTGACATTTGCTACTAAATATCCATATATTGAACCTTCCATACCTACATTATGACTAATCCATACAGGTGTTCCTGCTGTAGCTGCGGCAGCACCTGTTTCTGTTCCATTTGCTCCTGTTATTTCAGTCCAAGCACCTCCTGATCCAATCTTCCTATATAATTTAATACCCCACCATCTACCTTCAAGTCCAGCATTATTTGTTGAACCAATATGCGCAATCATATTAACTAATATCTTGCTTGAAGCACTTGCTGGTGTTATCCCTATTACAAATCCTGATACTAAGTCATCATTAATAGCATCCCAATCTGTATTATTTTTAACATCCATTTTTGTATATGTTACATGCTTCGTTTGAACTGTCATACCTTGTGATAAATAGCCTATATTCAGGGCAAGCCCATTTATTTTATAATCAGTAGCATTAATACTACCAGCAACATTTAATTTATATGTTGAAGTATCAGTTGACCCAATTGCTACATTACCTTCATTATAATAAATATTAAGGTTAGATGTAGTCCATTGACTTGATTTATTATTTTTTATCATGTCAACTAAGATATTGCTTGTTGATTTGACATAATTACTACTATTGCTATCACTTAGATTTGCTCTTGCTATTAAAATATTGCTTGTTGATACTACATAATTACTGCTATTGCTATCACTTAGATTTGCTCTTGCTATTAAAATATTGCTTGTTGATACTACATAATTGCTACTATTGCTATCACTTAGATTTGCTCTTGATACTAAGATATTGCTTGTTGATACTACATAATTACTACTATTGCGATCACTTAGATTTGCTCTTGCTATTAAAATATTGCTTGTTGATAATACATAATTACTGCTATTGCTATCACTTACATTTGCTCTTGATACTAAGATATTGCTTGTTGATAATACATAATTGCTACTATTGCTATCACTTAGATTTGCTCTTGATACTAAGATATTGCTTGTTGATAATACATAATTGCTGGTTTCTGTAAATTTTGTTAATATATTAACATTTCCAAGTAGATATGATGTTGCATTTATACTTCCATTTAATGTCATATTACCAGACGAAGTTATAGTCAATCTATCAGTAGGAGTTCCTGTTAATGACGATACTACTTTAAAAGTACCATCATAATTACCTAAGCTATAATCTACACCTCCATCTGTTGTAATTCCCTTTATAAAGTCAATTGATGATGATGTTGATGTTTGTAATCTGTATTTTATAATTACACATCCAGTTCCTCCATTGCCACCACTTCCATAATGAGCACTACCGCCAGCACCTCCGCCACCAGTTCCATTCATACCACTCCCACCATCAATTTTTGTCAAATTTACATTAGGAGGTGTAGAACCTCCGCCACCTTTTCCACCATTACTAATAATCCCATTTGTAGTGTTGTAAATACCACCAGCACCACCACCAGCAAACCAATAATTACCATCTGTTTCTAATTTACCATAATTACCAAAATTAGTTTTAAAATCATAATTTATTACACTTATACTTGACAAACCATCTCCTCCGTGACCTATTGTTGTATTCGCAGAACTTCCACCGGTAGTTCCAATAGTACCTGCACCTCCACCTCCTCCTCCTTGACCCCCACCCCCTGTATTATTTCCATCTCCACCATCATTACCTCTATTATATACAATACCTGATGAAAATATATCAATAATATTATTTTTTAATCCTTTGCCTGCGATTCCACTATCAGGAGTATAACCATCGCCACCGGAACCTGAACCACCATCTTTTAAACTTGAACCACCATTAGCACCTCCTCCCTCTGCTATTACATTTATAGAACTATTTCCAAATTCACTATCAATACCTTTTGTAGCATCACTTGTTAATGAACCACCACCTGTTAATATTGCTCCTTTACCACCATTACCTACTTTAATTGTATATGTTTCATTCGCATTTAAAGTTGCTTGATGTATTAAAATTAATTGACCAGCACCTCCGCCTCCTCCATGTCCAGCACCTCCACCTCCACCCCCGCCTACTATTAATATATCACATACAAGGTTTTGCGTAGGAGCAAAAGTATAATCTTTTGTATTTCCTGCTCCAGAATAAGGAAATGATATAACCCTATTAGTTGCCCCTATTATAGTTGAAGTTGCTCCCTCGATAATTATTTCAGTAGGCAAAGTGCTAGCAGAAATATTTGTGTTATTTTGTATTATTAATTTTGTATCATTAGATATATCATCATATATATGTAATTTATTTAAAGGAACCGCTGTTCCAATACCAACATTATAAGTATTATAATAAATATTATTATTAGATGTAGTCCATTGACTTGATTTATTATTTTTTATCATGTCAACTAAGATATTGCTTGTTGATTTGACATAATTACTACTATTGATATCATTTAGATTTGCTCTTGATACTAAGATATTGCTTGTAGATACTACATAATTACTACTATTGCTATCACTTAGATTTGCTCTTGATACTAAGATATTACTTGTAGATAATATATAGTTGCTGGTTTCTGTAAATTTTGTTAATATATTAACATTTCCAAGTAGATATGATGTAGCATTTATACTTCCATCAACATTTAATTTATATGTAGAAAAATCTGTATTCCCTATCGCAACATTACCATTACCACCTAATATCATAACATCTGTTCCTGAACCAGCCCAGTCATTATTAAACCTTAAAGCACTACTATTTGCGTTCATTTTCATACTATAACCATATGAACCAGAAACATCAAGAGCATATACAACTTTCTCTGCTGATGAACCCGCAATACGATTAGTTATAAAACTAACTTGCCCAGTTGTATTAGTAGGATTATATACATATAATCCTCCTTGTGATGGATCATTTAATGTTGAACTATTAACTATATGTAATTTACTTGTAGGATTATTAGTACCAATTCCTACATTACCATTATTATAATATATTGAACCTGTACCAGTTCCTGGAATCCAAAATGTAGAATTATTTATTCTATTAACTAAGATATTGCTTGTAGATAATACATAATTACTGCTATTGCTATCACTTTGATTTGTTCTTGATACTAAGATATTGCTTGTGGATAGTACATAATTACTTGTATCTTGTATGATATCTCTATTATTTTTTTTATAATTACCATTACCAATAATATTAACATCTCCATTTAATGTCATATTACCAGACGAAGTTATAGTTAATCTATCTGTCGGTGTTCCAGATACTGATGATTTTACTTTAAAATCTCCATCATAATTACCTACGCTATAATCTATTGCCCCATCTGTTGCAATCCCTCTTACAAAGTCAATTGATGATGTTGTTGATTGTATTTTTCTGTATCTTATGATTACTATACCACTACCACCAGCTCCGCCTGTATATAGAGCGCCTCCATATGCACCAGAACCACCACTTCCAGTATTTGGAAGAGCACTTCCACCATTTTGAGTGGCAGAACTTGTTCCATTTAAAGTTCCACCTCCACCATCACTTCTTGTTGTTGATATATTGGGGTAAGCATTACCACCACCAGCATAAAATGTACTTGTTCCTGTAATACTAACTTGGACTCCATCTCCACCAAAACCTGCTCCATCTATGTCTCCTGCTTCTCCTGCACCTCCACCACCTCCGCCTCTACTTGATGAAATTGCTTTCCCACCATTATTACCACCAGCAATATATGTAGTTCCATTCCAAAATGTATTGCCTTGTGTTCCTAATCCTCCGTTTGTCTTATCATTTCCTCCGCCACCTCCTGAACCTCCGTCATTACCAGGATTTGGATGACTTGTAGCACCTTTACCTCCTCCTTTACCTATCAATAAAATATTATCAAATATAAGACCATTATTATTATTATCTGAAATTGTACTACTATTTCCATTTGTATTAGCACTTCCTCCTTTACCAACATTAATTTTATATGTACCAATGCTTAAAGTTTTATTAATCATATAAACAATACCGCCAGCTCCACCACCACCAGGTTCATTACTTGTACCATCACCATTTCCACCACCACCACCACCGCCAACAATTAATATATCACACATCAAATTTTCAGTAGTTGTTATAATATACTCCTTCGTTAATCCTGAATCAGCATAAGGAAACATAATACATCTGTCAGTTCCTATCATTGTTGATGTAGCTCCTACGACACTAATTTCTGTTGGTAAAGCACCAGCCGCAATAATTGTGTTATTTTGTATTATTAATTTTGTTTCATTAGATATATCATCATATATATGTAATTTATTTGAAGGAACTGCGGTTCCAACACCAATATTTCCAATATTATAATAAATATTGATGTTAGATGTAGTCCATTGGCTAGATTTATTATTTTTTATCATATCAACTAAGATATTGCTTGTTGATGATACATAATTGCTAGTAAATCCAATCTCTGTTAATATACGAGGCACTAAGATATTGCTTGTAAAAGCAACATAATTACTTCCAAAGCCTACTTCTGTTAATATACGATTAACTAAGATATTACTTGTAGAAGCAACATAATTACTTCCAAAGCCTACTTCTGTTAATATACGATTAACTAAGATATTGCTTGTAAAAGCAACATAATTACTTCCAAAGCCTACTTCTGTTAGTATGCGATTAACTAAGATATTACTTGTTGATAGTACATAATTGCTAGTATCTTGTATGATATCTCTATTATTTTTTTTATAATTACCATTACCAATAATATTAACATCACCATTATTGGCAATAGCAAAAACTCTCGCACTTTGATTTGAAGCAACAAAGATATCATTAGTACCACTATTACTTTGATGTATCATTAAAGCGGTTGAATTAATATTTGTATTAACTACTTCCAAATTTTCTGTTGTATATACTAATGTTTCTAATCTTGTTGTATTTCCATAAACTGTTAAATTATTAGTAACAGTTAAATCACCAATAACATTAATATTACTTGTTGCTAATGTATTTGTAGTTGTATTAAATGTAAGTGATGGCGAAGTAGTTGTTAAACCATTACCATTTCCTATAATTATTTGGTTTGCTGTGCTGTTAATAGTTGCTTGTTTTTCTGATAATGCTGTACCAAGACCTATAATATTTGAAGTTGCTAAACTAGGTAATTGCGATAATGTAAAAGCCCCTGATGTTATTTTAGAAGCATCAAGTGATGGTATTTGTGATGCTGTTAATCCTGTTAGATTTGCGGCACTTCCATAATATGATGTAGCATTAATAGTACCATCAACATTTAATTTATATGTAGAATTTGGATTACCTCCTATCCCTACATTACCTGCATTATCAAATGTTATAGGTGTAGTAGTTCCTCCTGTTTGTGATATTGTTCTAAACTTCCAACCAACCATACCACCCCCAACAACATATGGATAAATAGTTAATGTATATTGATCTACAAAACTACCATCACTTGCGTCTAAATGTAATCCAGACGCGATAACATCATAAGTACTTTTTATATGGCATTTATATCGTGGATTATTAGTTCCTATACCTACATTCCCTGTACCACTTACAATTAAACTATTTACTGGTGCGTTATAAGAAATCTTAACTGATTCAACCCATGGACCAGTACCACCACCATAATCACCTATTGTTAAATCAAACGCAGAATTATATCCTATTCTTTGAGTTCTTGCTCCACCTACTCCATTATTCTTACCAATTAATAAAAACCCATCACTACCAGCAGCTAATGAAGAATTACCTAAGCATAATGTTCCCGTAGGATTAGTATTACTAATACCTATATTTCCTCCTTTAAATGTTAAAGAATTATAATCAGTAGCATTATACCTATGTATAAAGTTATATTGAATATTACCAACACCACTATAATTTTGTTGTAATCGTAAACCCCAATTTGCGTCATATCGTAAATTAAGTAAATCTGTTGTTCCAACCCCAGAAGCTACTACTGATGATATAGTTCCTCCAACATTTAATTTATAATTAGCATCAGGTGATACACCTATACCTACATTTCCTGATGTAATTGTTATGCTTGTATCTCCAACAGGTGGCGTATATGGAGTTCCTAAGTCCCATATTTCAGTAGCTGTCCAACTTGATGATGGTGCTGGTCTATATGCGTCTCCTTGTTGAGCTGCCCTATTTAAATATAAAAATCCGCTTACACTTGGATTATCACCTAAACGCTGCCTCCAATATGCTGTATAATAAACTATTGATGTTGTATTTGGTGCGTCTAAATATGTTCCTGTCACATTTGTTACAAAATAACTATAAACGACGCCATCTGATGCTGTATTTAAACTACCTAAATTATTACTTAACCAAACAGGTGTTCCAGCTGTTGCTGCTGATGCTCCTGTTTCTGTTCCATTCGCACCTGTCACTTCTGTCCAAGCTCCTCCTATACCAATTTTCCTATATAATTTAATACCCCACCATCTCGCATCACCTGCTAAGTCTGTTCCAATATGAGCAATCATATTAACTAATATTTTACTTGAAGTACTTGATGGTGTTATTGATATTACAAATCCATTAACAATATCATTATTGATAGCATCCCAATCAACAGCATCTTTAACATCCATCTGCGTATATGTTACGTGCTTTGTTTGAACTGTCATACCTTGTGATAAAGCACCAATATTTAACGCAACCCCATTTATTTTATAATCAGTAGCATTAATACTTCCTCCAACATTTAATTTATATGTTGATATATTTGATGTCCCAATTGCGACATTACCTTCATTATAAAAAATATTGAGATTAGATGTAGTCCATTGGCTAGATTTATTATTTTTTATCATATCTACCAGAATATTGCTTGTTGATGAAACATAATTACTACTATTTCTATCATTTAGATTTACTCTTGTAACTAAGATATTACTTGTTGATGACACATAGTTGCTACTATTTTTATCACTTAGATTTACTCTTGATTCTAATATATTACTTGTAGATAATACATAATTGCTTGTATCTTGTAATGAAAATGGAGAACCATTCAATAAATAAGATGACGCATTTATACTTCCACTAAGAGTCATATTACCTGATGAATTAATCACTAATCTATCTGTTGATGTTCCTGTTATTGATGATACCACTTTAAAACTACCATCGTAATTACCTACGCTATAATCTACCATTCCATCTGTTGTTGTACCTCTTATCAGTTCAATAACGGATGATGTTGTTGGGGGTCTTCTATATCTTATAATAACAAGACCTGATCCACCCGAAGCGCCATCTCCCCAGTTTCCACCACCACTTCCTCCTCCACCCCCTGTATTTGCTAGTGCTGCTACTCCTGCTGTTGCATTTCCATCACGACCATTGCCACCACCACCTTTACCACCTCCGATTACAGTTCCTAAATTGTATCCTCCTCCCCCCCCTCCACCACCAATAAAATAATTGCTTGTAGTTCCATCTTGAACACCGAATGATGTATTATTAGTAAAATAACTTTTTAAATTATATGTAAAAGAATTAATTACTACTTGATATACTCCATCACCACCAGTTCCGGCAATTCCGGTTGTTGCATTAACACCATTTGCCCCAATACCACCACCACCACCACCCTTTAAATTTTGGCTATTACCTCCTGATGTTCCTAACACTGAATATGTTGTAGTAGTTGATGGTGATATATTTGTAACACCATTAACAACATTTAAACTACTTGGTATAGCAATGCTACTAAATGCACCATTACCTCCACATGCACCACCTCCACAACCGCCAGTTATAGCATTATTATTTCCACCTGCACCTGCCCCACCACCCTTAGCTACATATAATGTTCCTATTGAACTATCACCACCTATTGTTCCATTTTCATTATTATTTAAACCACCCGCTCCACCAGCCCCCACAGATATTGTATAATTACCCGCATTTATTGTTTGATTAATAGCAACAATACAAGCACCCGCACCTCCTCCGCCACCACAATTATTACCAGCACCACCACCTCCTCCAATCATAAATATATCACAATTTAATGTTTGTGTTGGTGCAAAAGTATAATTTCCTGATGTAAATATTATATATCTATCTAAACTACCTATTGTTCCATATGTAGAACCTGCTACTACAATCTCATCTGGTAATGATAATACTGGTGTTGAATAACTATTTTGTATAGTTAGTTTTGTGTCATTAATACTATCATCATATATATGTAATTTATTTAAAGGAACTGCTGTTCCAATACCAACATTTCCAATATTATAATAAATAATGTTATTAGAAGTAGTCCATTGACTTGATTTATTATTTTTTATCATATCTACCAGAATATTACTTGTTGATAATATGTAATTACTACTATTCTTATCATTTAGTTCAGCTTTGGCAACTAATATATTACTTGTTGATAATACATAATTACTGCTATTGCTATCACTTAGATTCACTTTGGTAATAAAGATATTACTAGTTGATAATACATAGTTGCTACTATTCTTATCATTAAGCTCTGTCTTAGCTATCAATATATTACTTGTTGATAGTACATAGTTGCTAGTATCTTGTATGACATCTCTATTATTTTTTTTATAATTACCATTACCAATAATATTAACATCTCCATTATTGGCAATTGTGAAAACTCTTGTGCTTTGATTTGAAGCAACAAAGATATCATTAGTACCACTATTACTTTGCTGTACCATGAAAGCTGTTGAATTAATATTTGTATTAACAACTTCCAAATTTTCTGTTGTATATACTAATGTTTCTAATCTTGTTGTATTGCCATAAACTGTTAAATTATTAGTAACAGTTAAATCACCAATAACATTAATATTACTTGTTGCTAATGTATTTGTAGTTGTATTAAATGTAAGTGATGCCGAAGTTGTAGTTAAACCATTACCATTCCCTATAATTAGTTGGTTTGCTGTGCTGTTAATAGTTGCTTGTTTTGTTGATAATGCTGTATTTAATTCAGTATTAATCCTTGC